CAGCAGCTATATAGTATAACACTGTAGCCTATACTGTAGATACACTGTGCTATGCATAGTGTATACCCACGACTGTTCGCAAGGCACACTATTATACACAGTATGAATGGTGATGTCAACCTTTATTAATTATTAAAAAGAATTAATAATCATTTCGGTCAAAAGAATCTTCGATCAAAATAACCGGGGGGACTGTAGATGAGAGTGAAAAAGGTTGTAAAAAAATATAGGGGCGCTTGTTTGCGCTCTATTTTTTAACCATTGCAGCCTAAAACCTTTTTTGCACTATATAAACCTTTCCCATTACTATAGCTAACCTTACTATATAGAGTATCGTATACTGTGCTTGCACTGTGTACGCAAGGGATAGGCACTAGCATAGACCTTGTATTACAGTAGTTCTTACTATATAGTTTCGGCTTACTACTATATAGACCTTTACTACTATTGTCGTCTGGCTACGGTATACGCACTGTAGCTATATAAATACTGTTATGATCACTTACTATATACACGGACATGGATGTACACATAACTTAATTCACGGGAATAAGTTACACTGGACAGATCCATACTATAACTATCTAAGTATAGTACGTGCTAGTAGGTTGAATAAGATAGATTATCCACATCGAATAGTATACGCAAGTCACGACTTTATGAATCCTGCTCCAGATGAATATAACCTAGTATGTGATAACTTTCAATTTGAATTACCTACAGAGACTTACACTCCATACACAGACTTAACTCCACTAGAATGTTTAGAACTACACAAGACTTTTGATTGGAGAGAGTGTCCATTAGAAGGTTTATACAACACGCACAACTATTATCATACTACCCTGTATCAGCAAGTAAAGGGTATTATATCATGGAATGATTGGTGTACTATACCTGTAGATGGTGGTGCTTATGCGCCCGGAGAAGAGTACACTATAGATTCAACTACACTAGAAACTTTGCCGAGACCTTCACGGTTATAGCCCAAAAAAAATTTACAACAACTATTTTTAACCTTTGGCGTACTATAGATACCCTTGATTAAAACTATAGATAAAGCCTTTAAAAAAATTGGCGTAAAGCGCCTGACGGCGCAGTTGCATTTGGGTGTTGTAGTCTAAGCTCGCCAAACTTGAAATTCCACATTAACATACTATATAAATACTAGCATGAACAAAGACCATAAAACACAAGTAGCAATATTACTAAGAGGACAATTAGGTCATGCAGAACTTGGCGGGTTGTTATACAAGCGGACTGTACAAGATAGATTTTGGGATGTAGGCTTTCGTATATGTGCTGGTGTACCCAACACTGTTAGCAGTACTATGAGTACTATACAAGATGAAGTTGTGTATCCACGTGAAACAACACAAAGTAGATTACCTCAACCCATAGACCATTATTTAAGTAGTTGGGGACCAAAACATGTAAGACAAGTGAGAACCAGAGAGCTAATGGAATGTTGTCATCAACTGTATAACATTGCAATACACAAGTATACTGGATTGGGCGATCACTGGGCACATACACAGCATAGACATTTAATGTTTCCACTAGGTGGTGATGGTATAGCACGTGCAATGGCAAATGATATGATTGATAATGTTATATTAGATGATAACAACATGGACAAGACCAGTGGAGCTGATGCATTCCTTAACAGTGTTAAATTAGAATTACTCAAGTTTCATTATGTTCTAGGACAAATATGGAGCATGGGCGAAGCATACAACAGCTATAAAGAATTAATATCACAGAACCCAGACTGGAAACCTGATGTTATATGGTGTACAAGACCTGATGCATTTGGTTGGTATCCCGACAATGTGTGGCACAATCTCAAACACAGTGTAAGGAATATGCCGGGTATACACTGTACTAATACTAGTATAGCAAATGGTCGTCCTTATATTGCTGACTATAATTTTTATAGTAGCCCCAATGAAATAGAACACTATGGTAATATATGCAACAAATTAATTGATGCATGGGAGAATCATCCTGGGTTGTTGGCTAGTTTACTAGACAGTGGCAGTAATCTACAACATCAATTGTGGAGTCTAGTGTTTAAAGATACATGTATGGTTAGTATGCATCCGCCACTGAGGCCTATATATCAAGGAGTACTGCGTCCAATTGAAGGACTAGAGTCGGCTGTACATACTGCTGTTGGTGATAGCTATTTAGATACAAGCAAGGATAGTATACGAGATTTACACAACTTTATAAACAGTGACTACAATTATCCTACACCAAACACGCCACCAAGTCCACAGTTAATTAGTGATACTTGGAATGACATCATGAGCGACTGAGTGTAACAGCTCACCATCGAACTCATTCATATCGGTTTCAAACTCATATACAACAGTATCAAAGCTCATATCTTCTCTGGGTATCTCATGGTTAGCTACGTTTTCATCACCTCTACTGGTAGCATGTTTGAAGCTGTGTTCCAGTTTAAATGTTAATACGCTGTCAACTACACACAATTTTAGCTTTGCGCTGTAGTGTGTTGCTATAAATCCACCAAACTCTGCTATGTCACGTTCAGGGTCTGTGGTCATATCAAACTCGTAATCACCAAATACATTGTGTAATGCTACAGCCATTGGCAAGTATTCATTTGCTATGCTGTTGCTGAACCCAGTTCCAAACCTATCCATGTTGGCATTCCAACGCTGTGATAGTCCTTCTGGTATGCTCGTAGAGCTGTGTGAGAAGTTGTAGAAGTCTGTTATGTTCTTGCGGTTCTGTCCGTTAACAAGTGTAGCACCTGCTTCGTCTTGTAGTATGCGTAACCATATGTTCATAAACTTTAGTCGTATGCCACGATGTATAATAGTATTAGCATAGTCTTTGGTCCACCAGTTGCTCATAAACACATTATCCCAAGGCTTTTCTATCCACTGTAGATCGTATTTGCTCCAGTTAACATTGATGTCTGAGAATGCTGCATCGCCACATGTCATACCTGGACTGATAGCATATATCCATTTGCGTGTGTTGTGTAGTACAATTAAACTGTGTAACCAGTCTGCAGGTGTTTCTGTAGGAAAGCCTACTACCCAATTAACATGACTAGCTAATCCAACTGCACTAGCATCACGTAGGTTGTCTTCTATTTCCTTTACGCTGATAAGTTTCTTCATGTCCTTTAGTACACGTTCGCTTCCACTTTCAACACCAAAGCTAAGACTAATACAACCACTGTCTGCTATCTTTTGAAACATTTCCAAGTCCATGCGTCCGTCACAACGTGCATAGCTGTTCCATCTTATATCAAGTTTGCGTTCCAGTATCTCATCTACTAGGTTACGGAACTCGTGTATGTTTCCGTTTGCTAAACTATCCACAAACCAAAACCTATTGATTCCATACTTGTTTACTTGATATTCCATTTCGTCTGCCACACGATTGCTTTCTCGCCATCTGTATTTCCAAAAGTGTGTTTCAGCACAGAACGTACACTTGGCTACGCACCCACGTGATGTTTCAATGCTTACACCATCTGCATGTTCGTACAAGTCTAAGTCGTAGTCGCTGTAGTCTGGAAACGGCAGTGTGTTTAGATCTAAGTTACTTTTAAGTCCACCAAAGTATGTAACGTCATTGCTGTCGGGTATAGTGTGATGATTCTCAAGTATTGTTAATAGTTCTTGTTCACCTTCGCCCTTAACTACATAGTCAATAAGTCCACGTGGAAACTTGTGTTCTACATGCACTAGTTCGTCAAACCAATCGTTAAATGCTTCTGGGCCGCCTACTATAATAACTTTCTCTGGTGCTAGTTCTTTTATAGTGCGTATCATGTATAGCGTAGGGAACAAGTTAGTCAAGTACAAGCTAAAGCCTACAAAGTCGTGTCCATCATCTAATATGTCATGTATGTATTGATCTAAGTGAGGTTTGAGTATTGGATGCACTTCTTCACTGTACACAGGCTGTTCCCATTTGAAATAGTTTTGACTATCCCAATAGTCTACGTTGTATTCTTTCTTTAGGTGATGAAATGCAGTTACATTGATGTCATGTACGCCTACGTTGTATCCACTGTGTCTTAGTAGTGCTGATAGTCTTGCAATGTTGTATGGAGGAAAGATAACACCCCAAGCTGGGCACATTACCATGCTGATACCATGTGTGCTTTTGACTATGCCGTTGTATTCACTCCAGTAGCGATATGATCTATCTTTGCTAACTTCCTTTGCTTCACTCCAGTAAGTTGTGTTGCGCTTCCTGTCTTTTAGATCACCCAAGTGACTGTTGGCATGTCGTAGCTTTGCCTTGTCACGTTCAATGATGTGTAGCATAACTTGATCACGGTCTTCACTGTTTAGTTCGTTGTCGTCAGCCATTGTGCTGTTAACTCCCCTAGTCTAGTGTGTACAAGGTTTACATCCTGGTGTCTTAGAGCGTCATAAGCCGCCGTACGTTGGGCGAACTGTTGTCTTAGTGCATCTACGTTGTTGGGTTCTGCTTTGTTTAGTTTAACATGCAATGCATTTATTCTTGATTGCTCAAGCATATGCTCGTCCATGTTTACTGTAAGCTCTGCTATGTCTTTGCTTATTTGTATTCTATCTTCTAGTGGAAGTATATCAATGCTTAGGTCGTGCGGGCTATCAACAAAGTTAAATATCAAATTGTTGTTGCTTCCGTTATCCATCCAGTACTGTATAATACTAGTTAAGTCATATGCGTTGTAGGCCTGCACTGTGCTTAGTATATGTGTACGCACAGGCATTGTTAAGTATTGTTTGTATGCACTGTCTAATGCTTTCCAGTCTGCTTTGTAGCGTATGTAATCATTTGTATAGCCTACACCATCGATACTAAACTGTATGTCTACTTCTGCAAAACTTTCTAACCAACGTAATACTTTACCTTGCATTCTACTTCCATTGGTTGTAATATCTAAATGCAGATGTGTTTGATTGTCTTCTATGCAATGACGTAATAGTTTTATTACACCTGGCATAAAGAAAGGCTCACCACCTGCTATCTTTAATGTCTTAAGACTTGGCAGTAAACTCTTTGCGCTTTCAAACAACATAGGGTCTTCTATCCAGTCCTTAACATCAAACCAGCTCTCACCTGTTACATCTTGTAGTTCTGGGTTTGCTTTGTGTTCGTCTGCTACTGTACTGCTTACTCCAACAAAACACATTCTGCAACCAAAGTTACAAAAGCGTCCTGGTCTCCAGTCTACCCACAGTGGTCCATGTTGTGCGTTACCAGTTTCAACATTAAGTTCATCACTGTCTGGAACTTTGCTGTAGCGGTTGTGTACAGTTCTATCACTGCCTCCGCCTTCTCGATCTATCTTATAACAACCTTCACATTGCTTAACAGCCTTGCCATCAAGCATGTCTTGTCTTATTTGTTTGTACGCATCACCAGTCCATAGTGTTTGCAAGTCAGTACCATGTGCATCTGCTCTAATAGGATACTGCCAATCTGCAACACAACATAAGTTTACATTGCCGTTGGTGTTTACATGCATATGATCAAATGCCATTATGCAAAAGTGTGGATTATCTTTTGTTTGTTCTCTCCAACTCATTTGCGTACTTTTTTCTTAGATGCTGTATCAAGTGTTAGCTTCTTACTACGTGCTTTACTTTGTTCGTAGTATGTAATTAAGTCTGCTAATCCTTTTAAACTCTCACGCCAGTTCTCATTACGAATCTTATCAAGTGCGTCCTGTCTTGTAAAGTATGCCAAGTACTCGCTTGGGTCCCATTCATTACTATTCATATGTTTAAGTATACTACGCAATGTGCTTTCAGCTTTGTGGCACCACTCAATTTCATTGGGCCAACGTCTATGTATTTCGTTTATAAAACGTTCGTATACATTAGTGACTGCTGTTTTAATCTCTGGCGGTAAGTTTGTTATGTTGTAGAACAATGGGTAATACAAGTTGTGACTTACTAAGTTCTTGTTAATACGTGAGAACTTTTGTTCCTTTAGCCACCATATCATATCTAACACATGCACTACATTCATAATGCTTGTGGTTACTGTAAAGCTCGCTGTAGTATTGCTTAGGTTAGTATCTGTGTCAATGCGTTTTAAGTTACGTTCAACAGCCGCCCACTTACCTGGGTTACGTATATATTCAAAGTGTTCGAACAATCCATCTATACTCATACCAATGTTAACTTCTTTAAAGTGACCCCATTGCTTAAACACGCCACTTGGAATAGCTGCCATGTTTGTATTGTATTCAAGTGTTACTTCGCTTGCACGATCGTTATCAATCATATATTGTAATAACTGTCTGTGTGTGTTGTTGATAGTTGGTTCGCCACCTGTAAAGTAAAAACGTTGTGTAGTACCCAAGTTGTCTTGCAAGTATGTCCACAGTGGAGATTCATCTACCCAGTCAAATGTTTTCTTAACAACATCTTTGCCCTTTACATTTTCAATTTGTAGTTTATCTCCGTCCTTGGTTGTAAAGCTATCACCTAAGCCTAGTGCTTTCCAATCGCTGTACCATTGATCACTATCGTTAGGTCCGCAACTTCTACATTTAATATTGCACTTGTTACCAAAGCGTAAGTCCCAATACTTAATAGGAAACTGCTCGTCGTCTATGCTTCCATCTTCTTGTGTGTTAGCTACAATGTCTGCAATGTCTGAATTCCAAATGTTGTTGTGTTGTTGACGTTTGCTCTCAATTCCATTTGCTTCTTCGTCCCAACATAGTTTGCATACATCATGTCGTTTGCCATCCAACATCATCTTGCGTAGCTTCTTCCACTCAGGTGCATTGCGATGATCTTTAATGTTATCTGCGTGTGTAAGACTGCTGCCATCTTCCTTGCGTACATCACCAAACGGCATATCACTGTCGCCGTATATCATTTGACAACACATACGCACACTACCATTACTGTTAGTGGCTGCATGATTCCATGGAAGTACACAGAAACTTTTCTTAAACTTAGCATTGCTTTTAATTTTGTGACTGGCTTTTGCTCGATTAATGTGATCCATGTCTACATCTAGTTTTTGCATAACAACTTCAAGTACTTCTGTTGTAGCATTTTCGTTTAACGCACATGCTTCTACTACACTAATATCAGTATCGTATTCTGCAACAACCAACAGGTTTTCAATTGGACATTCAGGATGAGTGACCATTTCAATGCGCTCTTGCATTGTTCTTTGTATGTTAGGATCTAATTCAAAGTTCATTGTTCTTGTTTATCCATGCCTGTGTAAGTTTATTAGCCTTTGCTACTGGTAATGTTGGTACTAACTTTTTAATGTCTTTCCAAAACTGTTTACTACTAGTAGTTAGCTCGTCTACGCATACAGTATTATAATCTGTGTATATTTCTTTGAGAACATCTGACATTTCGTTACATTGATATGCAATAGCATCGCTTTGCATTGTAACTTGTCTTTCAGGATGCTGTTCGTGTTTGTATGTATCTACAGAACGACCTTCGCTTAAGAATGTATGTACAGTTCTTAATTCGTTTTGCCACACCCAAGGATAAGGCTTTGCCCATTCTAATATTCCATCTGCTATCTTTTTTGTAACCTTTCCATCTATGTTCTCATCTATCCATTTACGAGTGATATGTTTAACGTCAATTGGTTTTGCAAGTTTCTTTACTGTTAGTCTTGCAAAGTATTCTATTTCTTTGTCAACAACTAAATGTATTACTTGTAGATTACTTAACTGTTTCCAATAATGCTTTGCAATGTATATACTTGGATGATCCTTTATTATAACACGTTTAGATAAATCTTGCAAGGGTGCATCTTGATCTATCCATGTGCTTGTATCATGTGGGTCTGTCCATAGCACTCCGTATTTAATTACACACTTTGAATGTGTCTGATTAGTATTAGTTGTTTCTCTAAACGTAACATCGTTGAAGTCCTTACAAAGATTACTAATAGTCTTTGTAATAAACTCTCCACCTAACCCACTGCTATAAAGTATTAGCAATGGCTTAGTATCATTGATTGCTGAAATATTCAATTTCATTATCACTATATCCTACTAATTGACTACTATCTTCGATGCCACGCAAAGGAACAAGACTTAGTATTCCTTTCATGCGACCATTAGCTCCATTGCGATGAAGCATATCTAATTCTTCTATCTTCTGTTTAAGTTGTAGCGCACGATCTAAATATCCTGGCTCAACCATTAGTTTAATCTCTAACCAATGATCATCATCTACATTATCATGTTGTTGCATTATAACTTTGCAGTTTTCAATAAAGCGTTGTTCGTTGCCACGGAACTGATCCATACTGGCAAAGTGTGCGCTCATGTTAACACTGTTGATGTACTTACTTGCTTCAGTCCAAAACTTTGTACTGCGAGCACCATTAGTAGTTACAAGCACCCATTGGTTGCGTGACTTCAAGTGTTTGATAATATCTATAAACTGCGGGTGCATAGTTGGTTCGCCTCCGCCAAAGTTCCAACGTATAGGTTCACCATTGCTCCAGTTATCAATCATCATATCTATTGTAGCAATAACACTATCAAACTCTGGAAAGCCTTCTTTGTTATTGTGTACGCTGGGCCAACAGTATGTGCAATCATAGTTACAACGTCTACTTATATCCCATAGTATTTGATATGGTATAGGGAAGTTCATTTCAACTGCTACACTATCTTGTATACTGTGTGTATACTTTTGTGTACGATTTGTAGCTTCGTATCCATTTTGTGTTACATCTAGTAGCATTTTATCTTTGTCTGTACGTGCTTTGCTTAATATAACATCAGCACCGCATCCACAATTACTGTATGGACAAACTACATAGTCGTCTGGTACATCTAATCCTTCAAATATATTTCCTACATATCCTTGTTGTTTGCCAAGGCCTTCCTCTAACGACAAGTGACTTCTAAAGCCTTTGCCACTCATAGCAAATTCTTTTTTAAGTTTAGATTCTTGTTGTTTGAATAATGCAGGTGAGTCCTCTCCGTTGTCAAAATGAAACTGCTTCATCTTCTCTTTCCAACCAGGACGATTAAATCTTTCTAGCTTTGTACTAAAGCAGTTAGCTCTCCAAATGTTTCCATCGTAGTCTATGTACATACCTCGTACACCAGCACTACACTTCCAACCCTTCCAAGCATTATGTCCTCGTGCAATTGTCTCATCAACACTCGCACGAGTATAGTTGCCGTCCTTGTCATACAACCGCAACTGTTTATTGTCTAATGGAATATCTGGATTGTTCTCAATCGGCATTTATTTTTTCCAATATAATATCTGCAAGTTCCTTGTGTGCTTTCTCATCAAGGTGTCCTATTCTGTCTCCTGGCCACGATGTAAGATTGTTATTATGAAAGTACCAATCCTTATAGCTTGCTGCATTGTCTTTTATCTTCCAACGTATAAAATTAGTATCTGCTCTATAACCATTTAGCAATTTTGTATTGTCAATCTCATTATGAAACAACACTTCGTTCCATGCATCTGTTTCTTTTGTTTCTTCCATTTCATACAGTCTGTTAGGGAATATTCTTTTTACTTCTAAATCATCTGTGCCTGATATATTTTGTAGTTCTTGTATTTCCATGTCGTAATGAAAATAAACTGGTGTGGCTCCACGTGCCCTTATAATATTATCTACAGCATGATATGTTTTTAGAAAGTTTACAATCTTAGGCATAGATGCTAATCCATATATTGCTTGTCCTTCACAAAATTTTATTAAGTCTGGATTGTGCATATCTTTTAGAAATGGATGAAATCTATTTGCATGTATATGTCTATCTCTAACCTCTTGTTTTAGTTTAAAAAACTTTTCTGCTATTTCAAAATATCTCGGCAAGTTGTTTGACAATACAGTAAGCACATGCCAATTAGTAAACCAACTGCTTTCTTCATCTTTGTTTCTAGCAGTCCACAGATATCTATCAAGATATGTCCACGACACTAAACAAAGGTCGTTCTCTTGCACATGCTCTATGACATCAAATAATATTTGATCATTGCCTACTCCTGTACGAGCCGACATTGCAAAATCTAAACCCAGTTTGTTTGCTACTTGTTTTCCAAACGATGCATTTAAGTTCTCAGGTAAATCTTGACGACTTGCTGACGTTAGTTCAGCTCCCCAGGCATGACTACATCCAAATGTAATTACTCTATTCATTTGATATAATAACCCTTACTACTCCATAATATGGATCAGTGTGTATTCCATCTTCTGCTATACGATTTATATGTTCTTGTGTTGGTTTCCATCTATCGATATACATACTATCGTTTTGCACATACTCAGTCATTTCATTTACAGTTTCTGATTTTTGTCCATGCCAAAACATTTTTACTTTACCAAACTGTTCCCAATATGTTTTGTCTTTCCACTCGTCAATGTTCTTAACTTCGTTTAGTGTTACATATAAAATGTTCGCATGCTTTGTTGCTATTTCTATATTCTTTTTTATATTACCATGATGTAAACTATTAATAGCAACTCCGTATTTAAATTTATGTGTCCAATGTAGAGCGCCATCAGATGGATAACCCCATATGTCAGCTTCTACTGTTTTATCTACACCAAACCATTTCTTATGTGGGTATGCCCACTTTAGATTAAAGTCTCCGCATCCAATATCAAGTATAGTATCGTCAGCTGATTGTATAAAGTGATGTAAGGTATCTATTATATAAAATGGATTGAACTGTGGATGTCTAGCTGTGTATCCGAACTGCCTAACTAGAAACTTCCAAGTTTCATCGTATGTAGCTATCATTCTTCGATTACCTCATACTTATGTTCTGGTAAAACTTTCTTACACATAATATCAAAGTTACAATGACAGTAACTCTTATTACATGCTACTGGCTTAGTAGGAAATTTAATTTTATCTGGTTCGTGTATAGTTCCAAATGCTCCGCCTACTCTACACCAGCCTCTCCATACTGTACCATCAAAGTCTACAATGAACTGTTCAACACCTGCCCAACAATCCCAACCTTTCCAGTTGTTATTATTGTCTGCAATAAATCTATGTGCTGAACTATTTTGTTTTAGTGTGTTAACAGTATCGTGCATATCCATGCTACCTCTGTATAACTTAAATTCTTTTGTGTGTTTTATTTTGCTACCATACAACTTCCATTGATCATCAAATATCTTTTGTTGTTCATCTGTGTATGGAAAACGTACTTCGCCAAAGTCTATTACCAAAGGCTGGAATGCCATGCTGATGTTTTCTACTTGTGTACATAGCTTTTCACTTAGTACAATACCTTTGTCAAATAATTCTGGATCGGTATGACCCATTACGTTTACGTGTGTACGACAACTGCCTGCCATAATCTTTACTACTTCAAAGAAGTGATCAGCATCTGCATGCTCTGGATGATAACTTAGACACACGTGATCAAAGTTTTCTTTATTCTTTTCCCACCAGCGTAATGTTCTACTACCGTTGCTGATAAACCCTACGTCATGTCCAATCTCTTTAATGTATTGTACAGTCTTAATAAAGTCTTTCCATAGTGTAACTTCGCCGCCAGTGAACTCAAAGTAAACTTTACGTGGTGCATAGTGTTTAGCAGTAGCGTCAATAAATCCTTGCACTACTGTAAAATCATTCCAACCAAAGCTGCCGTCATTGAGTATGCTCGGGCAATACGAACAACTATAGTTGCACATATTTCCCAAGTTCCAATTTACTACAACCCAATCACTTGCTTCTTTGTGATGGTGGTCAAGTACGTTATAGAATCCTTGTTCACCTAATGCCATTTTATTCCAGTGTATCTATTACTTGGTCTTCTCTGATTTGTGCATGCATGCGGCTCGGGTTAATATAAACTTCTTTAAAGAAGCGTGATCCTTCTTTGCCTAGGTCTGCAATTTCTAAATCAAGTTGCTTGCGTAATTCAATTCCAAGTCTGTTGCTTTCGTCCTCTACTGATTTGTAGTTCCAACGAATGCCTGTTCGCTTACATAATTGATCATCATTATCTTGGAAGTTGGGCAATACGTCTGTTTCAAAATAGTTAGTAAGCCATTTAAAATCTCTAACGTTTTTCCAATCCCATTCTGTTCTAGTAATGTTTGTCATGTAACAACCAAGGCGTGCGCCGTAGATTGCCCATATACCATTCTCACTATCGTCACCAACACTCATCCATGTTAACAAACGTTTGTAGTTTTTACTATGCACACGTTGTTTTAAGTCAATTGGGTCAATAACATCTCCATCTACTAATCCCATCTTAACACCTTCACGGAAGCCGGCACGCCACGCTTGTAGTGGACTACCGTTGTTCATTACTGTACAATAGATATTATTCATTTGTACGTAGTTGATGTTCCAACAAAAATCTACTTGCGCTCGCTTGTCACCTGCAGGTGCATTCTCATGTGTTTGCATATTCATAACAACATCTTTTGGCCAACACTTGATACCACCGTTGCCGTATACAAGTCCGTTGGTAATGTTCTTGCCTGCCCAACTAATAACATCAGTGGGTCCAATTTTATCCATGTCAACGTCAACACTAAAGAAAGCATCATGTACAATGTTGTCTGCATCAATTGTAATAAACCTATCAGTCTCTGCCATCTGCGCCGCAGCCTTGTGTGCCGCATCACTTCCCTCTACGCCATGACTACGTTTAGCCCACGGGCATTTGTCTAACAAGTCTGCATAGTTCTCATCTGCATTAGGCTCGTCGTAGCTGATATATACAATATCAAATTCATTAATACTTTGTATGTTACTCATTCTTTTCTCCGTGGTAATTTACTGTCAACTTTTTATTCTTAAATGTAATTATAGGATTAGCAGGCCACTCATTTGGCAAATCTATTTCTATTGTATCATTAATTAATCTAGCAGTGTTAAGTGTCAACGTGTTAATATAGTTATCAATTGTCTCGCCTGATATATGTAATTCTAATTTAGGTTTGTTATCAAAATAATACATTGTATCAGCACTCACATCGCTTTTAATCATTAACTTATCATTTAATGTATACATATTTATGTGTGCTGTTTCACCTCTGTTTGCATATTGATGCGGACGTTGATTGTTATCATCAGCTGCTGTTACTGTGACATCAGTAAATTCAATACCATATGTTTCAAACACAGGCTGGGTAAAAAAACTTATCTCATCCCAACTATTAATATGACGTGTTATATTAGGTGGAACTTGTATATAAAGATGTCTTTTATTGATTAATTTAATCGCATCAACTGGAATAACTCCAATCATATAATCTGGATCATTCTTCCTACAAAGATAAAGATCTAGTATGCTTGTGTTATCTTGTTTAATACTATTGATCTGTCCCAAGTTTAATGATTTCTTGACAGTGTATAAATTAATTTCCATCTTAATAGTATTAGTTGCACGTATAACTTTAATGTATACATCACACATACTTGGATCTCTTTCTAGTGCTTGGTTTAGTTTTTCACCATTTGTTTTTAATTCTAGGGTTGAACTTTTAACATCAATATCCCAAGTCTCATTAAAAACATCCCAATGCACTGAATACTTGTTAATCTTTTTTGCACCTGTTATTAACTGTTTACATATATCATTCTCAGTCGATGTTACTTCTTCTTCTTCGTTTACAGTAACAAACGGTCGTGGACCAACACTCAGTATTTTGCCTGAGTTTTTATTAAATCGAATGTACCACTTTTTATTTTGTGATGTTGCTGTAGTAGTCTCGTTGCTCATTAAATATTTCGTCTGTTAAGAATTCATTCTCGTGGTAACTTAGTGTTCCGTTGATTGCATAGTTTTGGATTTTAATTTTTCCATTAGAACTTGACCAAATGTTTAATTTATCAGTCCACTTAGTTATTCTACCTAATGCACCTGACACTACACTATTCTTCATGTCAATGTATTGTAATACATTGTGTTGTGCAACTGCATCGTCACCAGTGTGTGTAGCAACAAGTGAGTGCATAACATCAGCATCAAAGAAGTCTGGTATGTGTTGAGGCTGTAAAAATTTAACACAAGTGTCTTTCCAATATTGAAAATAAACATCTGCTAATTTAAAATGACGTAGTGATACTTCATTCTTTTTAAAGAAGAACATATTAGAGTACACTACATTTAAATCATATTCGCTTTGTAAATTGTTTTGGTATTTTAGATTAATTTTATTTTTTCTAATATCATTTACCTGAGTTGGAAATACAATATCATAATGATCTATTAAGTAATCCCAAATGCTAGTTTGATCATCTTTGACCAACGACTTGCAATCTATAGCTATTGTATTTTCATATGGACTACTCCAATATAGCTGCCAATCATTCTGTCTACATGTTGTATGTTTTTTAAATGGTAATTCTGTAACTGCATCAAACCCTTCCAGAAAAGAACGTTCTACTTTATTGCTGTCTGGAACTACTAATGTAACACTGGCATCTGGCATCTTGCTCTTAATTGAAAATGCACAACATTGTGCTTGTCTAAACTCAATAGGATTGACAGCTATAATTACATAGCCGTTCTCAGATATAATTTCATCGTCCATCAAAGAACTCCATAAGTTTTGGCTTTACTCTTGATAATGCACGTTTGTTCATAACATGTAAGTCTAAATTTTTATGCTTAACTAATATGTTTTTCCATTCTTCTCTTGTGTCGTTGCCAAGACAGATCCAATCTTGTATATTATTAACATCAACTATATCATCTTTTTGAGATAGATAGTACATTGGCTGATTGTCAAAGTTATGAATAACATCGCCTTCTTCCATTCCATTTAATATGTGAACCGCAATGCTTACACAATAGTCTGTTCTAAATAGTTTACTTGGAAAGTTATATAAGAATTGATAGAACTCATAGTTGTCTGCAACGTGAGCCCATGTATCAAAAAACATTTCACTAAATTCACTACGATCAAAATACACAACTGTACTCCACCACATCTTAATGCCGCCAGGGTATAACAACACTTCGTTTATGTGTGGTCTATCATTTCTAGCACTTATGGCATTGTCAAACATTGCAACGCCTTCGTAGGACATACTACGTAGTAAGAAGTTGTTCTTTACAATATAGTCAGTGTCGAGCAATAATGTTTTTTCAAATGGACTGTATTCCCATATCTTATGTTTGTTGCTATTACTGAACTGTGCTTTGAATTGTGTCCATGGACTATCGTGGTGCCTGCGTTCATTAGGTTTAAACTCATCATCTGTTAGTTTTATATAATCAAAACATTCGTTAATGACTTCTTCTTTTTGTGACTGCATCATCCATTTATATGTTCCAGCATCAGTAATTATACATACTGGTAATTTGAGATATTCTTTAACATACCTAGAAGCAAGTATTGCCAAGTCAACATAATCCAAATGCTCGTTATTGTACACAAAGAAACATACACCTTCGTGTTCTTCGTATACTTGCAAATTGTTTTCGCTCATTACCAATCCATTATTGTTTTGATACTTCTTGACTTTCTCAGTTTCTGATATTCAACATCATATTCTTGTGTAGCACTGATATACTGATCTACTAGTTTTTCTAGTAATTCTTTTAAGTCACTAACACGGACAGGGTTATCTTTTGAATCAATTAGAACTGTGTTTTTGGTTTTCTCTAGATCAATTAATGTCTTTACAAATGCAATTGTTTCTTGGTCTGCAATGAATACACCTGCTTGGTGATGCACCAATTGTAACTGTGCTACTCTATTTTTAATATTTCGTTTTTGATTGTTAAGTGTCAGAGTGTAATTGCTAAACTCTAACGCTTTCTCCAGACGTTCGTCCATAGAAGTTCTCCTAGTTTATATACTATAATACGCTAATTGTGGGGTTTTGTCAAGTATTTATTATCGACTTAGACGCCGGTAATTGTAACGCCTAGGTAGTTAACAGCCGTCCACGTCTCTACCATTGATATAGTTGGCGCGGCACGCTCTAGGAATACGTAGTCTACACCAGCTACTGGTGAGAAGAATTGATGAGTTGATGATTCAGATGCTATTGGAGTTTCCAGTGGTTGTGCATATCCAAACTCGCCAACGATATTAGCATTAACAAACATAGCACCATCGTCGTCATCTTCTATAAGTTTTACTTTTAAATGCACTTCAAAATTGTTTGTGGTAGTGTTAATGGTTCCTCTTATATCCATTATAAATCTTCGCTGTGAATATATGCCGCCTGGAGTAGAATAACCAGAACCATATTCACCATATTCACCACCGTATGCACCAGAGCCGTTGTCATTGTCAGCAGCAATATTATATATTGTTTGCCAATCATCATTTGTAGGATTGTCTCCGTTGTCAGCTCCGCTCATACTATAAAAACCTTTTGCACCACCTACACTAGTATAAGGTACATCGTTTGCGTTATCACCGTCATTGGTTGTAGTTTCTGCACCTATTCGAATAATACCTAGGTTATCAAAGAATGAGTTCCACGTAACTGATGGTGCGTTTGTGCCACCGGAAGTAGATGACATGTCAACAATTAATTCTCCACCACTGTTAAAGAAATGTCTTGCTTCATTATAACTTGTGAATACAAATTTATGTACACTGTATAAATCTGATTGCCAAGGTGTGCTACTGTTTCCTGTAGTAAGCAAAGCATTGTTGACACTCTTCGATGAAGGGTCTATATTAAATTTCTTTGGTTCAATAACATTGTCGTATAAATTTTCTAATGCTTCGTATATACTTGCTAATACCGAAGTTGAAGCTCCACGTTTAGTTTGCATATTAGAAAGATTTTCTTCGATGTGCCATAGTCCTGCATTAATCTGTGCAAGCAAGTAGTTTGTGTGTTCTGCTGTAATTATTGTGGTTTGCGCTACAGTTGGTATAACTGCTGGTTGTCCCCAACCTTTTCTTCTAGCTACTTCTGTGGTGTGATTGTTTGCTATAGTAATTGTAACTACATCGCCGGATGATGGAATATCTCCATATGGATCGGTAAATGTAATAACTTGACCATTTGTTTGATACTCATTGTGTTGTGTTTGAAGCTCTTTTAGAAAGCCGTTAGCTTTTAGTAACATTACTTTTTTTATAAACCAACCAGCAGGTGCGCCAAGTAGCTGTTGAATAGTGTATGTTTGACCAGCGGCACCGTTGCCGTCGTTGTAAGTTTCGGTTACTATACTATCAGTATAAGTGTAGACATTGCCCTGCCAAAATGTATTATAATCACTGACCAGTTCGTTGAACTGTGCGGCAGTAATATTCTCACCCGAGTTGATAGGGATAGTTGGCATTTACTTTACTCCAACTACTACTTCAACTAATCCAACGCCTAATGTGTCTTTGCTTTCTATTGCACGACCAACTACACGGAACCAATCCATACCTATTTCTTTTTCGTATGTAGACAATGCACGTGCAATGCCTGGTTCGTTACTTGCTATTAGTCTTTGCCCTTTTCGAACTTCGCCTATAACTTTACAAGGAACTCTACCCTCTAATGCTACTGGAACAGTAATACCTGTTGCAGCACTGTTCATTAAGTATGCTGGGTTTGTGGATACAATACCAAATACTTCTGGGCAATATTCAATTGTTGTTTGTGTTACTTCATGCTCGCCGCCAATTTTAACAACTGTGCCTGGCTCATATGCTTCATCACTTGTGTATAATTCTGCAAGGTCGGCATATTGTGCTGTAGTGGCTGTACCATGCATTATCATACCGGTTGCCATTGTTAAGCCTACTTCTATTCTATCTGCTGGAAAATGTGTAAGAAATGCTGCCGTGCCTGCATCAGTTGTACTTAAATCAAATGACTCTTTAGCAAATGCAGCAATAGGTTTATTTGTTCCAGCAACTCCATTTGTAAACTTGCCTGTAGCTTCAATGATGTGAACGTTATGACTATGGCCAACCGTATCTTTTACTACTTTGTCTGCAATGTCAGTACCTGACCAGTTAGTTCCATCGTATACTTCTAATCTGCCTGCTGTTTTTTTATACCATAGCTGACCTGCAACTGGATTTTCAGGACCTGTTGCGTCATCTTTTACTGCTGAGTTCTCTAACAATGTTGCAAAGTTTTGTGCAATTGCTTCTCCGTACCCAAAGTAATCTTTACCTACTAGTTCTAAACTAGTTTCAGTATTAAGTGTTCCGTACTCTACGGTTAATGTTTTATTATTTAAATTTACTGTATACGACATTTTTTATACTCCTGCTCTGATTCTAATTGAATACAGAATTTCTATTTTACGATTCTTTGACTTCTGTATAGGATGAAATATTAGGTGTGTTAACTTGTAACCTGATTCGGTAACTAGTGCAAGTTCATCTATAACCCAGTCTGTATTTGTATCAAAGGTTGATGCATTGTCTAAAGCTAATTGCTCGTCATTTGTTCCTGGATCATCATAATCAAGTACAACCGTTACAGATATATCTGTATATGGACTTCCTTCTGCATTCAACACTTCTATGTTTGAAACTTGTTTGTAGTAGGGGTTATTGTTGCCGTCTAATAAATCATTATATAGAGATGCATTACTGCCATCTACATTAGGACTTTTATATGTAATATTTCCATTACCGTCAATCTCTGTACCGCCATAGCCAAACGCCATTTTGGTTATGTAAAAGTTTTCACTACTTTCCGTTTTGTTTGCTAGGCAATTTGCAACTGCAAAAGCAAAGTTCTGGAAGTTAATAGCATTATGTTTGTCTAACAATACTTCATTCGTGTCCACGTCCTTAATCAAGACATGTCCATCTACTGAAATGTTTGTTTGCTCGTTAAAATTATTATTCATTGCTTCTGCCTACTCCTTGTATACTATTTATGCCTTTAGTGATCTTGCATTATAGCACTACGCCTTTTCCTAAACTGTTTAACAACACTGCTTCGTCAGTTGTTGTACTATCCAGTAATGTTGTTCCTACATCATTAAATCTTCTGTCAGTGACTGGATTCATAAATGATACTGCAACATCTGTAATATCAGTAATTCTACTTCCTGATAAATGTTTGTGTTCAAATGTTCCGTTGACTGCTCTGTTTAAAATACGTATTGTACTTCCATCAACTGTCACTTGCATTACTTCGTCGTTAACTAATATATATTCTGCACCTACAAGATTACTTGCTGTTGCAACTGATATAATGTTAGATGTTATATCGCTTGCAAGTGTTGTGCTCTTAGCATCCTGTAATGCAAATACATGTTCACGACTAAACACATCTTTGATATATGCAAATGTTCTTGTTTCTGTATCGTCTGTTGATCCTGCTCTGTTTGTCTGCACGACTATTGACACAACCTCTTGTGGTCTTAGACGTACTTCTGTTGATCTTTCTAATTCGCTGTAGTCTGCTATTCCGCCGTTGATAGTACCAGGCGTATCGCTTGCATCGCCTCCTGATATAATTATGTCTTTGAGATACTTAAGACTTAGTGTAATATCACCAGTTGGAGGTACAGTAAACATAAGTACTTGATCTATTTGATAATAATCAACGTCAACTACAAGAGTGCCTGTGTCGTCTGTGACACTTGTAATATCCCACTCGCCATCATCTTGGTTAGCATGTGTTTCAAGTATTGCATCTGTTTCTAGTATAGTATATTTCTTAATAGCAACACCCTTGTTTGTTAATACAATGTCTTTGGTTAGACTTTCATTGGCATCTATAACTAGTCCTTCAAAGTTTAAACCTTTGTTATCATGTTTTATAGTTATAACTTTGTTGTGACTTAGTTCAGTAACATTCAGTGTAGTTTTGTCGAGGTTAGTAAAGTTTCTATTTGTTTCACTTATCTTAACATGGAAAGGTTTAACTTCATTTACATAACCTTCTATGACTGCAACATTATCTTTCTTATATTTCTTTTGTTGTGTTAGTTCACTGCTAATGTTCAAACGTATGTAAGATGTTTTCATTGCCCAATCAACCTGTAAGTTTCTTGCCATAGTATAGTCTATCATACTAAAGAAAAACTTATTAAATTTGCTTTGATGATTACCAACGAACACGGTATCTCTTAACACTGCAATTATACCAATCCACCAATCTGCAATAGCAGTATTTGACCACGGCGTAGTATCCCATGCTTCAATATCCCATGCGTATGATTTACCTAAAAGAAGTTCGCTTAATTTGATTGTAGCATTTTTCTTCTTAGTTAACTTCCATCCATCACTAACAGTATACGTGTAAAATTCTGATCTGTCAACTTCATCTTCGTTTATGATTTCAATTTTTGCAGTTTCATAATTAGAAACATCAAGTGCTTCAAGCTGTTCAACTGTTTCAACATCTGTTATGTATGTGCTTTCTGAAGAATGATCTGCTGTAATATAATCTGCCCAGTCCCATGTATGGTCTAATAATTTTAATGTTTTAATTTGAGATTGGAATTTATCTTTACAATCATCATAAACATTAACTGATACTAACAATCTATTAATAATGTCAACTGCGGTTGTTCTTGCAGTAGGTACATCATCAAACCATGCTTGTCTATTAGCTCTGTCATCACCGTATCTTGCATATGGATGTTTGTTAAAATCTGGAATACGTAATTCGTTTTTATCGTGCGCAGCTAAATTGTTTACTAAACCAGTGTACCAATAATCAGGAACAATATCTGAGTCCTTGCTTAACAGTATCCAATTTTGATGATTGTTACTTATTAACTTTTTGTTTAATTGTACCACAACTTTTTTGTTAACAAAATCCCAAATGTCCGATAAAATAATAGCATCATTGTCAATTATTGAGAACCAATATATGCCGTTTGCACTTGGGTTTGCAATAATATTTTCAACCTCACTTGTGATAATATTTTTATCTTTACTGCCAATAGTTTCTTTGTTGCGTACCCAGAAGTAGTATACATTATCATTTGTTGCTGTTTTGTTATTCCAAACAGTTTGTAATGTATAATAATATTCGTTTTGGTTTTTAATTGCATCAAATTCAGCATATGCTGTACCACTAGCTGGTACACCAAACATTACTTTGTTGCCAGCAACTGCCTTTGCATAATCATCTGGTGCTACTGTACTTTTGGTCCATTCCCAGACTACAATTTCACTATCAATAAACTGCCTACCCCAATTGATTGCCTTGTCATTGATATCACCTTGGTCGTAATCGTAAAATCTTACTCTGCCTGTATCCCACCAACGTCTGCCTACTTCTTCGTTGCCCCAAGCGTTATCTTCATCTGCTTCGTATGTTTCTTCTGTAGATGTATTATATATAGCTACATCATGTACACTCTTAACATCAATCTCTGCATCTGCAACGCCAGGAATAATTCCACGCATCGGGTCATACAATTCTAAATCAAGTATAGGTGTATTGTTCTCATAGTCATATATTGTAATATTGTCTAAGTCTGTATTTGTAATTACTTTTGTAGCACTACGTATTGAATTCAATGTGTATGGAGGTGTACTTTGATTAACATTTGCATTTAAGTAACCCGCTGTATAACTTGCACCAGTTAATACTGCTCCACCATCATTTGGATAATCTAAACTAAACACATTTACAGAACGCTCTCCATTTGCATTGTAGTCTGTCCAAACATTTGATCCAGGTGGTACATTCCATTTTGTAGTTTCAAGTGCTGCTGTTCTATCTGCAATTGTATCAAATCTTACAGAACGTAATAACATGATACTCGAAGCACTACCGCATCGGTCAATGTACTCGTCTATGTAAAATCTATCAGTTCCTTCAACTTTAGTTACTTTGTGTATACCATCTATATTAGGAATAGTTGTTGTGTTCATTAACATAATGTAGTCACCTACTGCTAAGTTATGACTAACATTTGTGGTGATCTGTGCATCATTGCCGTCGGTGGTTGATGTACCTGCACATATTGGACAGTCAGCTGCTGTAGTTGGAAACAGTCCATTATTTTGCATTTGGAATACATTCCATCCAAAGAATTTTGTTTTAATTGTATCTACTGATTCAACAGTATAATCTGAATCGTTAGCAACCCAAATATTAAACAATGCTGGGTCTTTGTAACTGATGTCAGTCCATTCTGCTGGTAAGATTGAATTATTAATTGTATCATCTGTAATCCTGTTAACTGTTCCAAACTCAGATATACCTGCTTGTGATAAGAAGCTATCTCCTTGTGCTGATAGTTCAAGTGTTGCATTTGTTGAAATAATATTAACAACACTACCTGTTGTTGTTAGTGATACACCAGTTTTGTTTGCGGCAGTTAGCGCATTGTTGATTTGTTGTACTGCATTTATCATTGTTGTTTTAACTTGTACATCTTCCAACACTGCATCCTTTGTTAATGCTGTACCCATTATTGATGCTGCAATATTTCCAGCTACTACTATTGTAGATCTACTGCCGCCGCTATCACTTGTTAATTTTAATGAAGTACCAGATGCAGATGCAGTTATGTGAGGTAATCCCACAACTGAATTAATCTGAGTTATAATACCAGCTAAGTTTAATGGTTGTTGTATTAAGTCTAAACTTTGTTCTGGTGGACTAGTTGTTGTTGCTGTAGGGAATCCTAAATCGTTTATCATAATATCAGCATCACCTGTTATAATCAAGTCGTCACTAATAGTGGGTGACCAATATCTTATACGTAGTCTTGAATCTACCGGCTGTGCTGTTGGACTTAAATCTGCAAATACGGCGCCAGTAACACCAGGTGTTATGTTGATGCTTGCTGCAGAAAGTTCGCTGTTTATTCTAGCAACAATTTCTGCTGTTGTCATTGACACAGAAGTGTGCGCCATTGTTACAACAATTGCTTGACCAACTGTTGGTTCGTTGCCTGCTGTAAATATTAAGTCTTGTCCACTTACTGAATAATGTGTTGGGCTAGTTTTTACAACACCGTCAACTGTAACTGTATTAACAAAGTATAACCCTGACAGATCTTGTGCAATTGTAAATGTATCTTTTAAGTCTACTACTGTAGCATGTGTCATTGTAACTGCAATAACTTCGCTACCTGCAAATGTTGGAGTATTAAATGTAATGTCTTGACCGCTTATTGTAAAGTCTGTGTTTGCTGTTCCGTCAACCGTAACACCACTGACACTATATGTTGATCCACTTAATGATTGAATAATTGTGTATGTTTGTTGTGCTGCAATACCTGTAATATTTTCTACTACATCACTTGGTGTAACACCAATGTCTTCGCCTGCAAAAGTTTCTATTACATCACTTGGTGTAGTATCAAAGTTAATGTTCGTACCGTTGATACTAATACTCTTGCCAGTCACATCGCTAAATTCTGGATCTGGGTTGCCACCTACGTCAACTGCTGGTCCATCAACAACTGGTGTTTCTACTGGATTGTTAAACGAAATAGCTTCTCCGTCAATTGAAAATGTATCATTAGACGTTGGTGTAACTGTGGGATTGCTTTCAGTGCCTGTTAACTCTATAGTTGCATACTGTTTAACAATATCAGTAAACTGTGTTGCTACACCATCTATTGTAGCAATTGTTCCGTAATCAAATTCTGGATTAACTGCAACACCTTGTATGCTAATATCAGCATCGCCGCCTCTTGTAATTGTTGTACTTGCAACTACACATTCAAGTAGTCTTCCTTGATTTCTAACTCTATCGCCTAACTTGTAACTTTTTGTATTAATCCATGATGGTATAGTTGCATAGTCCTCAAGTGCATTGTACACTGAACCAATACCACGTGTGTTTGCTGATTTGTATTTTGTTTCAGCATCTAGTACAGAACCTGCTGTTAAGCTAACACTGTCCACGCGAGTAATATCTTTTGTTGTAAATTTATCAACACTGTTATTCTTAAATGGGTTAACAAATCTTTTATCATTGTGTTTATATAATAACACATCGTCATATGTTGTTTCGCCGATTGCATAATCAGAAAACTTAATAGCCTGTGTGCTATTTTGATTTTGATTATTGTCTAATGTAAATTCTACACTATCTAATCTATCGGTACTTCCGAAATAACTTCTCGCCAGCATATACTGTTCGTTAACTGAAACATCTAAATTGTTTATTGCAAATTTACGATCAATTTTATCTACGCTTCCTAGTGTGCCGCTTTCTTTAATTAGTCCTTGGAAATAATTACGTTTACTAATAGCATCAAATTCTTTTCCGTATATTGCAAGATTTTTATTTGAGTTGCCAATTGTTATATCTTCTAGTTTTGTAATTGCTGGATTAAAATCTATGCTATCAGTTCTATAGTAATCATCAATTGATTGTACACTGCTATCAAAGTTTTCAACAATCTTATTATCAAACACTAGGTAACCAGGAGCACGTTTGTGTCCAGTCCAGTTGCTTGTTATTAATCCTCTAAATGATACTCTATCTTGTGATATATCTTTTACATCATCATGAACAACAACACCAAATGTTGTTTTATCATTTAACAATGCTATATGGTCATGTTCAACTACAACAAATCCAACCGAACCAATAATAGTGTTGTCGATAGTTTCCAACGACAATATATTATCGACTCTATCAATGAATAAGTTTGATGTGTCAATACTTGTGCTGTCCAATGTTGCTATTGTATTTTCTTTATATATGCTAGTGTTAAGCTCTAATACATTGCCGTGTGTTGGTGCAAACTTTAAATTTGTACCCAAGTCGAATGTTTTAGTATCACCATAATTTGAACTTAATGCCCACTTGACAAATGATACTGCTACACTATCTCCGCTGTATGGGAATGTAAAACCAATTGATTCAAGATATACATAGTACCCACGTATGAACGAATAAGTATCTTGTATCTTTTTAAGTGTTGTTTCATAATCTATTACGCTATGTATAGGAGCGAAGTTTTTATATTGTTTAACTTCGTGTGTTCCAATTTGTACATTTGTGTAAGAAGTTGAGTTAGTATAATTTGGTTCAAAGAATGCAAACTCTTGTTTACCGTATCCGGCTCCTGTAATCTGCCAACCTTGGTTTGTCTTTTCAATTGTAATTGAACTTGCAATTGCAATATTAATAGGTGTACTTTCATACATAGCTAGTTCAAAATCATTTTCACTAAGCGTATGATTTGTTGTATCAAATGTATCTGTTTTAAAATCTAACAAGTGTTTACTTGAGAATCCATTTAGTCGTGTTCCAAAATGTGTATCTATTCTGTTATGCAAATTATCAATACTATAATTGATATTATTTTGTGTTACAAAATTATATAATGCTTGAGCTATACCAGATGACACATGTTGTACTTCTTTTGTTTCGTATGTAACAGTTGAAGTATCAATTTGCTTTTGTGTAAAGTTGGTATACAATGCAGGTGTGTTTGTTAAGTTTCTGCCTCTTGATGATAGGCTTACTCCATCTATGTAAGACATATTAGAAGAGCCAACAAAGTTAGGTGTAACTATTGCATCAACTCCACCTTGTGGTCCTGCAAGTCTAATAAATGTACCACGTGCAAATTGATCTATAGTTTCTATAGTAATATCTGATATTACTCGTTTGTAAATCTTTGCTGGTATTAAATTAGAAGATAGTGTATTAATATTACCGTCTCTGTCTAAGAAGTCTAAATGCTTCTCTAGTCTAGCAGTACCAGGTGCGTAAAATTTACCAAATGCTTTTGTTGGATTTAGTTTCAATAATACATCTATTAATGCAGCCTTGCCTGCAGAAGTATTTCTCCACACGCCCTCTAGTCCAGCCCAATCACCAAACACAAATTCTTGTGCGGCGTCGAATTCCGACACGCTACCTAACACATTATCAATGTTTTCAGGTGAACCATCAGTTTTAACTGGGCAATAATTATCCCAATCCCACATGTAGTTTGCCCATTCTGTGTCCTGTCTTGTCTCTGATATAGAGCCATGCTTTAGTGCTTTGATTAGAGCTGCACGTTTTGTAGGGTCAACCCAACTGTATTTTGAATCCCACCAAGTAGGTTTGAATGCATGACCAAGCATGTGCCACGGCGTAAGGTGTGGAGTTTGTGTTCCAAACAATACTTCGTATGCTCCAGTCCAATGCCCTGGTAGTTTGTTAGTTTTAAAATGTCCACCTACTGCAGAATTGCTCCAGTTCCATGTTTTAGGATCGTTAGCATCATAGCCTGCTGGTGTAATGTTTTCGCCGATATACTTAGCTTTCCATTTTTTGAAATGTCTATACAATGCATTATTAACTACGTCTAATGTGTACCAAGTTTTTCTTGACTTGTTTGGTATAAACATAGAAGTAAATCCATAGTTTATGTTTTCGTTATCCGAATTAATATTATCACCTTTTACAAGTCCAGCATATACTCTTTTCTCTAATTCAAATAATGCAGATAACACGACATCAAATTTGTCTGAGTTCATATCATTTACTACAGAATCTACTCTTCCCTTTTTTATTGCACAATCGTGTCCAATCAATGTGCCGGAGACAAATGTTGGAACATGTGCAGGTGCAAGTCTAAGTTTAGTTAAACTTGGTGGAACATTTGATTGGCCATCCATTTGATGATAATAAACTTCTATGTATGGACTATCAGTTGCTGTACCAACTGGCTGATATGTAAATGTAACTGTGTTACCAATTTGATAATAGTCAATATCTTTTACTGCTAATCTCGTAGATAGCTTTGTATTGATAAGCTCGGTTATATAAACATATGCATGGTCTTGTATGTTAGTATCGCTGTGAATGTTGTTTTTTAATTTTAATGTAGGAAAAGATAAAGTATGCTCAATAACAAGTTTTTGTGCTTTTGTCTTTTCAAAGTAAACCATATTAGACGTTGAATATAAATCACCGCCCTTGCGAATAACTGTAATTGATTTTAGTGCCTCGTCAACTAATGCTCTAACCGATGTGTAAGGCTTGCTTGCATAAAGTCTACTTACTTGACTTGAGAATCTACTTTTAAAATTATCCCATTCTTCACCTGTTGATATTAGTACATTAGTTAAATCTATTTGGTTGCTTGCGTACAAGGCATCGTGTACTAAACTAAGGTCTTTGTATATGAATAAGTTACCACCAAATACTGTGTGCGTGTTTATCGCTTCATAGTTGTTGGTAGAATATATGTTACCTTCGAATCCAGGTGTTGAGTTTATTATACTCTGCCAGTGGCCTATTGTTTCGCTATGAGTAAAGTCTTTTATTAACTCGTTGGTTGCATTATGCTTTAATGTATTTGGAATAGAAATGTTTGTTGCTCTATTATCATTGTCATTGTTTGTATATCTTACATCAACAATATCGTTGACTTTTATTAATTCTTTAGGTATAGTAATAGTGTCTGCACTGATTGTATATTGGTTAGCTGACAAATGTACACCATTGATCTCTACAGTATGATCTATTTCATCGTAGTCGTCAAGCGGTATAATTGTATAGTTATTTGTTAGTGTTAAGTCATCTGGCTCGATAATAATTTTATCATTGTATGTAGTAACGTTTAATACAATGTTGTAATTAATATCTCTCCACATTTCTATTCCAGATACGTTATGCGTGTATCCTGTTTGATTTGGATCATAATTGTTTATATTAATTTCTGTTCCACTTACAGTTTTAAATTTAATATTACTGTTTTCTAATAAGTTGTCAAACTCAACTTGTATGCTTTTACCTACGTAAATATTATTATGATTGATATTTGTCTTATCTAAGTAAACACCATTTTGTAATTCAGTTAACACACATTCCTTGCCGGCTTGGTGTAATTGAACAATACGATTTGTTCTCCAAGCATTCCATCCGACAGCAATTTCTAAGTCTGTTTTTACACTTGTAACATCTGTTGTTAGTAATGTTTCAGCACCAGCAATATCTTCGCTTTGTTTATATAATGTACTCAGCTTGTTATTATGCTTGAAGAAGTATTGTCCTGGAATTTTTCTACGATGTGTAATATCTCTATTTGCATCTGACCTAACATTTTGAAAATAATCTTCAGTGAACAAATAATTCTCAAATTGATATTCAGCTCTGCCGTTGACATCTTTATAAGATAGTGAATGATTTAATTCCTTATCAACATGTCCCGAGCCTAATTTGTAATTGAATACTCTGCTGCCGTTGAATACTACACCGTCAAGTGTTTCAAGTGCTACACCGTCTGCTGTGTAAAGTCTAAACAGTGGCATTTGATTATTGTCAATGCGTTGTTGTCCTATTTTCCATTTTGCACCATCAAACCAAACATCACTGTTTGTCCATAATCTATCTTGTGTATCTGGCGATGCATTTCTAACATACATAACATGATTGATTTGGAGATCAGTAACTGATGTTAATTGTTTGTGTGTACCATTTAATGTAATTTTCCATACTTTATTTTGGTGCTCGCTTTCTGTAAATATTATACGAGTTTTATCAGTTGGATTAATTTCTACTTTATCTGGTGTAGCAAATCTAAGTACACCATTGACAGTTTCTAATGCATAGTCGCCAGTTGGCTTAACCATAAAGTCAGCTACGCCTAACCATTGATTATTACCTAGTTCCGGTGAGTAACTTGCCCAATCCCATAGATTCAGCTTGCCGTCAAATTCTATAATAGGACGCTTTGCAATGTTCTTAGATTCTATTAAAGTTTTAAGATCAATACCGTCATGTACTAGTTCGTTAACTTTCTTTAATGTGCTAATGTCTGTCCATTTGTTGTTTCTGCTCCAAGCAGTTCTAAATGGACTGTCTGTTGTTGAAACTATATAATCTTTTGCTGAAACTATAGCTGTAGATTTATCCCAAGTTAATTCATCGAAACCTATAAGTTGATCCTTATACTTTTCCCATACCTTTTCTGATACGCCTGTTGCTATATATTGTTTTATTGCATTGTTTTCTTGCATTGCGTCAATGAATACATTAACTGAAACATCACCAGTTGTACTATTTCTACTAGTGTAATATACTTTATAATATTCAAGCGGATCGAGTGCAGGATTCTCATTAGCGGTAACCCATTCAGGACCAAATACAATTAACTTATCTTCCATAAATTGTGTTGGGTTTGATTCTGCATTATTAAATACGAACCCATCAAATATAGGTAATCTATTGGCATCTTCATTGTATGCAGTCATCATTGTTCCAAAGTGTGTAAGATTATTATTCCACATAGAACTATTTGTATTTGGGGAAACTATTGTTACCGTGCTTTCGTCCCAGATGCCACCTACTGTTATTGTAGTTTTTGTTGTCATTGGATATATTTGTGTACCATAGGCCCAATTGTACCAAGGTACTAATTTTATTCCGTTGCCTGTGCCTGTTACAAGATATGTACCTATCTTTGAACTAGGGTCCCATCCATCGCCAACAAATCTAATAAGCATTTGGTCTGCTAATGCAAATGTATTATTATTGTCTTCCACAATATATCTTAATTGATTAGCTGAAAGTTCTACTGGATTAATAGATGTTGTATAACCTTCATTGTTTCCATTTTTGCTATATATTGCATTAGTAGTTTTACTAGGTTGCCATTTATTAATAGAGATAGAATATCTGTATGTTCTTACTGTGCCACCAGTGTCTAACGCAAAGTAATCACCATCCGACGGTCCACCGGGTAAGTCTGAGCCAGTTGGTATACTTGGATTTGCTGCATCTACAGTTGCCGCATTAAGTGTTCGCACACTTTCGTATGTAGGCATTTGGTCAACCCATGCATAGTTTGTATAATTTATAAACTTGTTTACATTAATTGGTGGACGATAACTGTATTTTTTATTAGCATTGGCAGAACTATAATTGTATTCTGAGAAATTAATATTAACAGAGTTTGCAATGTCATCTGGTGTAATTGCATCTACTAGATTTTTATTCTCATCTTTAACTGTAACTGTAGGTGATAATTTTTGTTCGCTTGTGTAAGTGTCTCCGACATTTCTATTCTTGCCCGAAGTATCTCCAATATAGCCTTCAACGTTTTTGAGGCTACCTTTTGAAATCATCTGGTCTAACGTACTGTCTAACCATTTTTTATTTACATCAGTATTAAAAACCTGAGGTAATAAATTAGATGCTTTTGTGATTGGAGTGTTATAACTTCCTGCTTTTTTCTTAGCCATTAAATCTTATCCTAATTTGTTTTAGTAACAACGTTACTAACGATATCAATATCATCTATGCTCACATCTGGTATAAACATCTCATCGATGTTTGGTGTGATTTCAAATAGTTCACCAAATACACTTGATGACCCATGAGGTACAATAGTAAAGCTACTCACTTGCATTGATAATTCTTTGTGTACATATGCAGCAAGTTCTGTAAAGTAAAATGTTTCGCCGAAGCTCCAGTTTTCAACTGCGAAGAAATCTGAGATTGCTTTAACAACATTTGCTCTAACTTCACTGTCAACTACGTTGCTTCCTTTTGTTTTTACTACATCAAACGTTGCACGTAATGATGAATGTGCTGCTGGACCAAATAGTGTTTTATATTTAACTGGTTTATAAATTACTGTATCACTAATTGTTTTTTGTCTTTCAACATCCACAAAGCTAGATGCCAAAGCATCGCTTGTAGGTGGAAGAGGTTGTTCGCCTTCGTTTGTTAATAGCCAAGTTCTATATGCAGTGTCATATGTTCTGTTAAGAACATATACATCAATTATATTTGTATAGCTTGGGTCTACAATTTCTCTATCTGCAGCAATGTGTTTCCAAACAAAGTTTAGATTTTTAAGTCCAGTGTATGTTACACTGTCTTCTGTAATAATTGGGTTTGGTGCAGGAGATAAATTTAAAGGATTGGTAAGCTCACTGAACACCAGTGGGTTGTCTGGTCGATTATCATAGTTATCATCTACTAACGACAAGTAAACATGCGAAGCATCAATAACACCATTATCATCTTGTGCTATTCCGCTTACATGCATTATTCCAGTTGTTGTGCTAATTTCAGCATTTACAATATTATTAATAGTAAATTCAACTGTATCTTTTGCTTTCTTTTTAGTAAGCGAATCAAGTCCAGCATTTAAACTAACATTAGTAAATGCAACACTATCGCTTTTTAATACGTATCTAGTAGTTCTAGTATAAATTTCATACCTACCGGATTCAAATTTAAAATAAATTAACCAGCTGCTATCTGTGTTATCAAAAACAACATTACTAAAATCAGCATCATATGCCTCTGGTGTGTTATCTAATTCCCAACTTTGATTTTTATAATCAAATCTAAGAGAGAATGAAACTTTTGCATCAAGATATGTTTTAATAATATTTGATTCTCTTGTTTTAAATAATCGTTGAAATGATGGTACAATAATATCGATGATACTATTATTTGGAACTACAGAATCTAATGTAATGGCTCCTAGTCCATCTGACTTTAGTCCGCTGGATTCACCTAGCTGTGCCCTGTCAATGCCTAGTCCACTTGCAAATATGTTTAATACTTTAGACCATACAGTTTCTCCGGTTGGAGTAATAAACTTAACCATTGCGCCTACTTTAAGTTGATTCAAGTAATTTGTTTGTGATTTACCTACACGTTGTACGTCAACTCCATTTTTAATAATAAAGTATCCTGTGTTAGCATTATAAATATTACCACCTGGTACTGTCCAAACAAATCCGCCTATGCCAAAATTTGCATCTCCATATGTAGTATTTGCTACATATGAATACTCAGTTTTGAGCGTATCAAACGCATTTGTAAATTTTGTATAATATAAATTAATAAGATCAAAATCACCTAATTGATTTTTAACATACTTTTCAAATATGTAATCTTTATTTTGTCCAACTACTGTGGTTTTACTTTTAACAATGTTGTCTTCGTAAAGTCTGCCATCAGCTCCATTTATCAATAGGTTACTGTATTCACCAGTAGGATCACTAAAGTCAATGTATCTACTGTGTCCACTAAATGTTCTGTTGAGGCTTTTAACTTTTACTACGTTATTAGATTGATATGAGAATAATGTATTATAATCGTCTGCTGTAACTAATCTGTTTTGACTTGCATATGCCAGTGGAGCATTTTGTTTAATGTTATCCAATGTTTCAGCTGCAGAAGCTGTTGTAATGCTTGTCTTTAATTGTAATGTAAGCTGTGCAGTATATTCGTTACCGTCAAGTCCTTGATATTTAATTGAAACTTTTTTGTTTGATAAATCATCTGGACGCACTACATATGTTTCATCTTTACTTACACGATACCATACACGTATAATACCTTTTGGTAAATTACCAAACGACTTGTCGGCAAAGTTAATTGATATTTGATTATCTTTGCGTGTCTTTACTGAATAGATATCTCTGGTAGATGACATAACACCGTTGTATGATGTGTTACTGTATGCTGCCGCATTTTTTACATTAGTCCATTGTTTAATAACTGTACCATCTGTGTTAACAGTTTGTACCCATACATCACTGTTATTAACGTTATCAACATTAATATCTATTGTTTGGTTATCTACTGGATCTGTAATGTTAATATCTTTAAATTCTAATGTTCCTTCTTTGACTGCTAAGAAGAATCCTGTGTCTTTGTTTGTTAAACCAAGTCCACTGTTTTTATAGTAAACACCAAACGCACTAGTTGGGCTTGGACTTTTTTCGTATACAAGATTGTTGTCATAGTCTACACTTATAATATTGTATGTGGCTGTTGTTCCATTTGCCAGGCCAGTTACATTAAATTTAATTTGTCCTGGTGTATTGTTTAATTCATAAAACTGTTGTGTGATATTGCCAACTGATGTTTGTTTCTTTGGGCTACCAAACTGGTTACCATATTGTAGTATGCTGTTCATTACTGCAATAAAATCATCTAAGTTGTTTACATTGCTTGTTGATTCAAATTTAATATCTTGTCCACCCAAACTTGTTCCTGCACTACCTATTACAGTCTCGTTTGTTTTTGCACTAATTACTTTCATCTCACCAAACGCTGGCACGTTACGTCTTGGTGTATAGCCAATAAATTCTGCAAGTTTATAAACACTGTCCTGTCTTTCGGCTGTACTTAAAAAGTTATTGCGCGAGTTAAGGTCAACTCTAAATGCTAAGTTGTGTCCCATTTGTGCTACTACGTCAAGTAGTGCAACAAATTCTGAACTTTCGATCCAGTCATTGTAGTTTTCTGGATATGTGTTTCTTACATACTCGACCATCGCTGTACGAATAGTATCATAATCATATGCTTGTAAATTAGCATTGATATATGAATCGTATACTGCTTTATAATCTTCTGATGCAAAAAGTTTTGATTGTCTAATATTTTGTGCCATAATTAAAACTCTTCTTTTTCGTTAAATTCTCTGTCAAATTTAATCTGCAAATCTGTTGCAGTCGTAGTTGGTACATATATTAACTTGACCGCTACTGTTATTGAATGTCCGTCATTGTCTGTTGTAACTACAACATTACCACTTGTTGCGTTCCAACTAGCAACGTTTCTACCTGTGTCGTCGAGTAATACAACATCTCCGTCTGCTAACTCAAATCTAGGATCGTATGTTACAATCTCATAAACTTCATCTTTAATTAACTGAACTGTGCTATCACCCAATGGTTGAAAGACATAATACGGTAAGTTACTGCCAAAGTCAGGTTGTGTCCACTTCTCACCTTTACGGATATGAAAGTGATTTATCAAATCACGTTTAGCTAGTTCCAGATCATTTAATCTTAAACTTGCATTCTTTTGATTTACGGTTGTGTAGCCTACTATATTACTCATACAAGTATTTATCAATTAAATTATAGTAGTATTTAATTTTTATTAAAGTGTGATAGTATCAGCAACATGTAGTCGTTCTTCTGGCCACTTTAGGTAATTTTTCCAATTTGCATCTGGAATTTGAAGATCATGAAAGGTTGTTGAATGATTTATTTGAAACCATGTAGGACGCACAGGTTGCCTAATTGGTTTTGGATATAACTTGTCGGCTTTCTTTACATTACAAGGACCGCATGCAGTAACACTATTTTCCCATGTTAGCTTCCCACCTTTTGATTTTGGAACTACATGATCTATTGTAAGCTCGTTGTAGTAAAATAGATTACCACAGTATTGACAACAGTATCCATCACGTAAGTATACATTTTTGCGAGAAAACTTTGCTTTGCTTGGAGGCTTGTGATAAGTGTTCATCATAACAACACTTGGTAGTGGTACTTCTATTGTGGGTGTATGCAAAAATCGACCTGCATAGTTTTCTAGTACATGTACTTTGTTACTCCACATGGCCTTGATTGCATTCTGCCAGCTGATTGTACTCAACGGAAGTAAACTTAAAGGTGTTGCATCAGCGTTTAAAAGTAATACACTTGCATGCATTTTGTCGTCCTTTACTTATTAAGTTGAGATGATAATATCCGTTGTCGTGATTCTGCCATGTGGGGCAAGAACCTATTTGTTAATTCGTAGTATACATACTCTGCTTGAGCTCTGCTTTTATCATCAAGTAATCTTGATGGATACTTGCTTGCTATGTCTTGTATTCCTTGTCGTCTGATCAGCGGTATATTTTTTCGAATTCCATAATCAGCAAGCATAATAACTTTTGCTTCAAGTTGTCTCATAGTCCTATTGGGCCCACTATTAACCATTGCAGTTGCTACATAATTCCATTGTCTATTTTTTACATAATCATATAGATTAAATTTTCTTGTTTCAGAACCCACTGTTGTCCAGTCACCAGTTAGATAATACAAACTTAACATACCATCATATTGGCTTTGGCTTAGGGAGTCTAACACAAATATTTCTTTGAATCTTCTTTCAGCATCTTTAAATACTTCAATCCATATACTGTACGATTCTTCTTCGGTGAGTCCATTTCCATCAACGCCGTTAGTTAAATTGTATCCAATTTTTCTAACTCCATCTGTATCTAAATATGAGTATCCACGCCATGTTATTTTACGCAACAGTAAATTAATTATAGCCGGACTTGCTTCTAAATTTTTAATAGGCACAAGTGTTGTCGCCAGTTCTTTGTCAGTAGCCTTAAATAAATCAAAAGGTAACAAATCTGTTTCTTCTATGGTTGTTGGTAAAGTTAAATTCTTCATGATACTGAATTTCCTTTTGGATACTGATATCCTTCTTGGATTGTCGATGCACCTTTCCACGGATGATGTTCTGGAACTCTACTGTTAATGGTTTCCGTTACGCTAGTGTTTACCATATGACTTTGTGGTGTAGGCTTTTCTGCTTCTGCTGGGTTTTTAGGATGATTTATATCAACACGTGTGCCTTTGATATACGTATTGCTTTTTGACCACATGTTTACTTGCTGATCAGCAGTGCTGTTAATATTGATATGACTATGAATATCAATTGAACCGACAGTGCTTTGTATTTTAATACCTTCAGTTCCTGTGCTTCTGATGTTAACTCCTTGCTCTGCTTCCATATTAATACTTCCCTTGGCATGTACATTGTAATCTCCATCTGTTCCTATGTTTACGCCACCTTGGCTGTATATGTCTACTTGACCTTCAGCATCTAATTCTATCCAACCGGTTCCACCTTTGTTGACTATAAATATGAAACCGTTAGTGTCATCAAGTAATACAGTGTGGCCACCTCTTGTTTTTAGTCTAATATTATTACTAGTTCCATCTTCTGCGCCATCGTCTAGGCTAATAGTATGTCCTGCTTTTGTAGTAACACCAAATACATTACTAGGGCTTTCTCGTCTTGCACTACTCATGCTGTGTCCACGCACAAGATCAGCTGCAAGTCCTGAGTCGTTTAGGTGAGCCACTGATTCAGGGTTTGCAGGTCTAGTATCATTATCTATTTCATCAAGATCATTTTTTTCACTACTTCCGGAAAGTATTTGTTTATCTTCTGATCCATCATATGCATTACTACTTGCTTGACCTCCCATGGTAGCATTACGATCTAGCGGTGGTAGATATCCCACAAAAAATCCTTGTTCCATTGATCCAACAAATGCTACTAATATATTTGATCCAACTGCTGGCGGTTGAGGCCACATGCCGTACGTTTTTGGCGCACCTTCGTATGATGTAACATCTTCTGATGATTCTGTAATTTCCGTATTGCCGCCAAACGGTGTTGTTAATAAAATAATACGTTCAAAGTTTGTTCCTAGTTCTGGTATGATTACAGTTACCTTACCATTATGTTTTACATCTTTGTCATTAACTACTTCAGCTACATATACTCCCGCAATATTATTAATATTATAACCTTGATGCGGATTTGCTCTACCTGGAGTTTCAACATTTGTTGATTTTATACCTATTCCACTATATCCTGCCATTATTCACCTACCTCTAAATTTATTAATGTATCAGCTAATAGAATGGGATTGCTGTTCGGGTCTCGATAACAACTAACTGATTGTGTAAATTTGCCTTGCGAAAACTTACTATGAATGTATGTAACTTTATAAATGCCTGTTGTTACTAAGTCGATTGGTCCTCGTCGTTGTCTTTCAAGCAAATCAATTGGTTCTGGCACAAAGCTAACAAATGCTATATAGACTGAACCTGTTTGTGTGTTAAAGAAATTTTTATTATTAGTACCCATGAATATTGGATCACCTTTGGTTTCTATTGTCATAGTTTGATTATCCAATAATCTGCCAGCTTGTGATTGTAGTGCTCCAGCAGCAATTTTAGAACCCGGACTAATTTCATTAACCATTTGGCCTTCTGCGCTAACCATCTTAATATCAAATACTGAATTTTGATTAACATTAAATTTATCTAATTGTAAGTCACTTAGGTATTTCACCGGAGACGAAACGACAAACTGCTCGTCACGGTGTGGATTAGCTATCCATTCTTCAACTGGCTTATTAGTTCTTATATTTGATTCAAATTGAAATTTCTCGTCTGCATAATATATACCAACACCAGGAGACATTGCATTAAAAAACCCGTTCTGAATTTTTATATCTACTGCTTCTACTTCTGTATTTTCGCCTGTGTATTGATATGAATATTTTTTTATAAGACTTGGCAATATCTGTGATTCAAAACGTTCTTCTTGTACTGATTTTACATTTCTAAGTGCTAAAATACTAGCTTCGTCTGGTGGCGGAGTAGTGTCTGTTTTTCTTACTTTTATTACTACTTTAATTTTTCTTATTTCTTGGTTAAAATGGCCATGCATCTCACCAGATAGTTTTGTTATTTGTTCTACTTCAATTGCATAAGTTACTCCACCTTTAGCTGCTTCTAAATTATAATCTGCAAATGTCGGTATATTTGTAGCAAGGGTGTCGGCTATCCACGAAGTTAACTGTGTTTCTCTATTCAGTGTTGTTTGTCTTATACCTAATGTTTCGACACTTTCTGCTAATCCACCTTGATTAACAGCATCTGCTGTTCCTGCCCATTCTGCAGATCGTAAATCAAATCCAGGAATAGCACGTGTTTCAATAGCTCGTATAGTTGCTGATGGATCAAAATCTACATCCCATTCAATTAGTGGCTTTACTCCGCCAGCTCCTGGGTGACCTAAATTTTCAACCATGTTTTGGGCACTTTTGTTTAGTGCAATCTTTAACTGATCAGCAAATGTTTTTGCTGTTGTGATGTTTTCTACAGTTATACTTTCTCGTACTGCTGAATCCTCTTGAGCAAGTTTTTCAAGTGGTGCGCCTATTATGAAATATGATGCACCTGCTGGACCAAGTGAGCCATTTATTTCTGAAATCTTCATTGAGTATAAAAATGGATCAGGGTATTTAACAGTAGCGCCAGTTACTGGGTCTCTGCCTATAAAATCTAATTTTAAAACATATAATTGTGCTGCAAAGTTTGTACCTGTTACGTTTTCTTTTTTCATCATTCTACCAGCTGCTAATATTCTATCCATAAATGAAAATCCTAAATTTTCGTTTAAATCAAATTGGATTTCATTTGCAGTTGCATGGCCATTGTTGACACTTGCTGCGGCGGCACTTATGTTAACGTTCTGTATGTTAAATGCGCCTTCTACTCCGTCTTCGGCAATAATAATTGCTTTGCCGGCATTGAGTGCTGGTTCGTCAGTGGGCGAAAGATACGCAAATGGGTTATTCCACACATCTGAATCTGTGATATAAAATGTAAATTTGTATGTGGCTGATGATACAGTGTTAAGCCAATTGTCTTTTAACATTACGTAAACCTTGTTGGTACTTTAATACTTAGTCCTGCTGTAAAGTCCATGATAGGATCATTTAGTTCGTCTTGGTTGATTAATGCAAACGCCCACCATAGTTTTGGATTACCATATAGTTCATTTGCTAACATATCTGGACGTTGGTGATATCTTGGTTGTATAGTGTATGGAGTTGTTGCTATGCCTTTGATATCAGCTACACTTGGTTCCCATATATCTAAATATTTATTATTCTCTATAGTTGTAGATTTATATAAACTATCTCTTCTATATTCAGTGGCCATTACATGAATCCTCCCATTAATCCACCATTTGCAAAACGTTGAATATCAAATTGTTTTCTAACTCTATTTGGTGATAGTTGTACTGATAGTTCTAACGACATTACTAGCATAGTTGGTAGTACACCAAAGTCGCCTTCGACATAGTTTACATCTTCTTGCATTGTGTAGTTGAAGCTTCTAATAACAACTGGAACGTTTTGTGCATGCATAGTATTTTTACCATATGCTGCAAGCACTAGTATAGGAGGAGGTGTGCCTGCTGTTCCTCTTTGTTTTGCTGCTTCTCCAAAGTCTGGCTTGGTACATGATTTAAAAAATTGTATAGAGGCGGCTGTGTATGCTGCTTCGGTTAAATCATTTGAAACAAAGTTTGCTGTAATACTTATAGTTGGACTTGGTGTATTAATATAATAATTTGGTTGATATGCAGTGTGTGTAGCATCGTATGTTCCATAAGAAGCTTGGTGTCCCATTTGTATTGTCGGAGTAAGTGGAAATGTAACTCCACCCATAAAGTCAGCAAGCATTGGATCTCGCAAGGGAGCTAACACTCCTGTTAACGGAAACGGATTTTCTTTTTGTGCTTTTAATGATACTCTGTTCCCTCGTATTCCTGCTTGATCAAACAACGATGAATTGTGAAAACCTGCTATCATACTCATGTCAGTCTCTCCTCAATGAATCTAAATATCTTTTCATCAAACTTTCCAAAGAACTTAGTAAACATTTTTTGTTTTTCTTCAGTTGATACATTACTTGCCATTGTTGCTCGGAAGTCACTTGCACTCATACCGCCTTGCATAAGAGGTGCTTCGTAAAAATATATCATTTCGCTTTGTGGTTTTATTTGTGAGATATCATCTGGCAATTTTTGTACATTTGCTGATCCACCCAAGCGTCCTGCATCTTTGGCACCAAACACCAACACAATACCTGTTGTATTGTTGTCTCTGCCTACTGTAGATGGTTCACTTCTGTATGGATTGCTGTTTACAATCTTGTCTGCTGGTATGCCAAACATCGTAGACATGATGCTTTTCTTTTCATCAAATGTAAATGGATCATCACTGTAGTTGCCTGCAGCGTGTGCCTTTGTAGCTTTTTGACTAAATGTAGTAGCGATAAATACGTTATCCGCACCAAACTTACCCACTAGATGTTTATATACATCTCGGTGTCCTTGGTGCATAGGCTGAAAGCGACCACCATAAAACACTGCAATGCTACCTACATCTTCTCTAATTTGTATAATTTCATTAATAATCATGTCTGTTCTCCACAAGTATTTATGACTTATAAAAATCGGTTGACTTTTACACGCATTCAGTTATAATAGTTTAAACAGAGGAATAAATTATGGCAAGAGCACCAAGACAATTTTACTTAACAAACAAAGAGTTGTTAAAAGAGATACATAAATCCAAGATGTCCTATTGTTATGTTAAGGATGATCAATATGCAGAATATGACTTAATCGTTGAATCGTTTGATGACATTACACCAGAAGCAGTTGAAGAAGCAAGGCAATCACGTGCAACACGTTTACAAAAGAATGCACACGTTGCCGAAGTTGCTAGATGGGAAAAAGGCTTAACTGGTAAGAAAACAAAGCCACGTGTTGCAGACTTCCTTGTAGAAGTTGATACAATCAAAGACACTGACATTGTTATTCGTGTAATGACATTTGATCATATACCATTAGAGAACCGCAAGAACAAACCCAAAACAGAAGCAGACTTACATTCAAAATGTAACTTCCCTCCGTTTAAGCATTATGCTTATATTGACGACAAGCTAACAGAAGTTACTCGCAGTCATTGGGAAGGTGGAATTGATAATGGATACTTTAGTGTAACGCATGGTAAAACATCAAATACACTAGGCGGAATGTATATTAAGTTATGCGAACGTTACAGTATGCGAGGCAACTGGCGTGGATACACATATGTAGATGAGATGCGTGGACAAGCATTAGTTCAACTTAGTCAAATTGGATTACAGTTTAACGAGTTTAAATCACAGAATCCATTTGCATATTATACGGCCGCTATCAACAACAGCTTCACAAGAGTTCTTAACTTAGAAAAACGTAGTCAAAATATCAGAGACGACTTACTAGAAGAAGCTGGTCTCAATCCAAGTCACACTAGAACATTCAATGCTGAATGGGAAGGTAAAGAGAAAAAAGAGATTGAGAAGATTAGAGTAATGAACGCCGAGAACGCAAAATCTAAAAAATAAAAGGACGCTAGATGCTCACAGTAGTGTATGGTACTTATGGTGGTACACAAGATAGTATAGCTTGGTGGTTATGTAACTCTATGACCCAGAATATTGGTCCACAGGTATATGAGTTTGTACCAGACCTTTATTACCGTGCATTACCTCCCCTCCGGAATAGGCAATGGAGTGGTAAGGCTAATAATGATAGTGCTTTAGTTTTAGATGCAGTTAGACACAAAGAGCATACTGAATGTCATAGGCTTATGGAAAATATACGTGGTGACATTATTGCTCCTATGCGTCCACTAGAAAAAGATTATGATATGTTAGTATGGAGTAACTACTTTGGAGATTTATTATATCCTGATCAAAAAATAGAATGTGATAAACTTATTATATGTAATCAAGACACGTACGAAGATGCTTTTCATTATATGGTTAGTCATGCATTCAGAGTATTAACAAAAGAATTTATTGATAAACATAGTGAAATATGGTGGACTGATCATAAATTAGTAAATGACAAGGTAACAGATAATTGGAAAAAAGTATGGTATGATACATACCATCAAAAGATGCATGACGAATTTGACAAAGGTAATCTGTTGTACATGTGGCAATTAAATTATATGCATTGGGATGTTAATAGTTTAATCAACGGTGAAGATATTAAACCAACACTTGAACCTGCTGACAACTTAAAAAGATTATTATTTGAAAGATTACTTGATAACAAGCAACCAACAAGGTTAGACCAGACGTTGTGGTCTAATCCAGGATCATTATATGTATGTGATCCAAATTGGTTTAATAGTGCTAATAAGATATTAGAATTTCTAAAAGTTGAAAGATGCAATAAACTTGATGAAACTCTTGACAGATACAAATATGAGTATAAAATAAGACGTGACTGGTTTGATTCATTAGTCAGAAAAACGTTTAGCTAGGAGAATGAATGTTATTTGATAAAGCAGTAATTTTTACTGACATCCATTTAGGTAATAAGAATAATTCACGTCTACACAATCAAGACTGTGAAGACTTTATTATTTGGATGATTAGTGAAGCAAAGAAACGTGGCATTACTAAATGTATCTTTATGGGAGACTGGCATCACCATCGTGCAACGATTAATGTTAGTACACTTAATTATACAGTAAGTAATTTACGTAGACTCAATGATAGCTTTGAACAAGTTATTATGATTATGGGCAATCACGATCTCTATTATAGAGAGAAGCGTGAGATTCACAGTATCCCAATGGCAGATGAATACCCTAACATTAAAATTGTAAACGAAGAAATTTACGAAGAAGGTGATTGTGCATTTATTCCTTGGCTAGTAGAAGATGAATGGAAGAAAGTTAAAAATGTAAAATGTAAATTTATGTTTGGTCACTTTGAACTTCCTAGCTTTTACATGAACGCACTTGTACAAATGCCAGACCACGGTGGACTTAAAGCAGAAGACCTAAGCGGTCCTGAAAAAGTTTTTAGTGGACACTTCCACAAACGACAAGAGCGTGGTAATGTAATTTATCCAGGCAACTGCTTCCCTCACAACTTTAGTGATGCATGGGATGATGACAGAGGTTGCATGTTCCTTGATTGGGATGGTACTATTGAATATTCAGCTTGGCCGGATGCACCAAAGTATCGCACACTACCATTAAGCAAACTTATTGATAACCCAGAAAAATATCTAGCAGACAAAACATATTGTCGCATTACACTTGATGTAAGCATTACATATGAAGAAGCAAACTTTATTAAAGAAACATTTGCTAAACAATATGACTTGCGAGAGATTAGTTTGATACCAAGCAAAAAAGAAGAACACACTAACGATTGGCAACAAGGTGTTGACATTGAAGTAGAAAACGTAGATACAATTGTACTATCACAACTTGATTCAGTACAAAGCGATACAATCAAAAAACAAATGCTTATTGACATATATACAGGATTAACTAGTTAAACATGCTAAGAATTAAAAATATCACCGTACGTAATTTTATGAGTGTGGGCAATGTCACACAGGCTGTCCACTTTGATAATTCAGGACTAACACTTGTGTTAGGTAACAACATGGACTTAGGTGGAGATGGTTCACGTAATGGTACAGGTAAAACTACTATCATAAACGCATTAAGTTTTGGTCTATACGGCAATGCATTATACAACATTAAAAAAGATAATCTAGTTAACAAAACAAACAACAAAGGTATGTTGGTTACTGTTGACTTTGAAATGAATGGAATTGATTATCGAATTGAACGTGGACGCAAGCCTAATATTTTTAAGTTCCTTGTTAATGGAGCTGGCGGTGACGGAGAGATTACTGATGAGATGCAGGGCGAAGGCCGTGAAAGTCAACGTGTAATTGAACGTGTGGTTGGCATGAGTCATACAATGTTTAAACACATTGTTGCACTAAACACATACACTGAACCTTTCTTGAGTATGCGAGCTAACGATCAACGTGATATGATTGAACAGCTATTGGGTATTACTAAACTTAGTGAAAAGGCTGAGATACTTAAAGAACTTACTAAATTAAGCAAAGACAAAATAACAGAAGAGACATATCGTATTCGCGGCACAGAAGAAGCAAACGAACGTATTGGTAAAAGTATATCAGACTTGGAACGTAGGCAAACAGTATGGGAGTCAAAGCGTGATAAAGACATACAAGAACTGGAAACAGACCTGTTAAACTTGCAACATATTGATGTTGATGTTGAACTAAAAGCACACGCAGACTACGAAGAATTCACTAGTAAGAAGCAACAAATAGATACTTTAACTGCCGAAATAGCAAGACTAACCAGCACTAAAGATAGAGAGCAAAAACGCTTAGACAAAGCACAAAAGGACCTTAATAATACACTAGAACACAAATGTTATGCGTGTGGACAAGAAATACATGATGAAAAACATGAAGAACTTGTAACACAAAAAACAGAAGCAGTTACAGAAAGTCAGGAGCATATAGATGATTATAATGCTAAGATAGATGAATATAATACTGCATTAAATGAACTAGGACCACTTGACAAAGCACCCACAATGCATTATAATAGTATCAAAGAAGCATACGAACATCAAGGTAAACTCAGCACTGCTGAAACTGACCTAGTACGTATCAAACAAGAGGTAAATCCCTACAACGAACAAATAACCGCATTAAAAGATACTGGTTTGCAGGAAGTTAATTGGGATGAGGTAAATAGAATTACAGAATTGAAAGAGCATCAGGACTTTTTGCTGAAGCTACTTACAAACAAGGATAGTTTTGTACGTAAGAAAATTATTGAACAAAACTTACAATTCTTAAATACTCGACTAGAGTATTATATCACAAGATTAGGTTTACCACATGAAGTACAATTCCAAAGCGATTTAACTGTAACTATTACACAGTTAGGACAAGATTTGGATTTTGACAACTTATCACGTGGTGAGCGTAATAGACTTATACTTGGACTCAGTTGGAGCTTCCGTGATGTATTCGAAAGTATGAATCATCCTATTAACTTAATTTGTATTGACGAATTAGTTGACAGCGGAATGGATACAATTGGTGTTGAAAGTGCATTAGGTGTATTAAAGAAAATGGAACGAGAACGACATAAAAACATTTTGCTTATTAGTCATAGAGATGAACTAGTAGGCAGAGTTGATAATGTATTACAAGTTACTAAAGAAAATGGCTTCACTACATTTAATGTCGAACTCGACGTAGTCGATGCATGATTATCCTGATATCAGACAAATAGATTTTTGGCCTGAAAAAGATAATCATTACATTGACGATAAAAAGGTAGGATACGATATCCTACAAAGACTAAAAAAAGAAATAAAAATTGGCGAGCAAAAGCAAAACAAAAGGTAAAGGATTCGAACGAGAAGTTTGTAACATTCTTTCCAAAATATACGACGACAACTTTGAACGTGTTCCACACAGTGGTGCGTTTGTCGGAGGCATGAACGCCATACGTAAGAGTACACTTACGGAAAATCAAATCAAGGCATTTAAAGGGGACATCATTCCACCCGATCATTGGAACTATTTCAACTGCGAGTGTAAGAACTATGCAGATTTCCCTTTTCATCATTTAATACAAGAAAAACCAATACCACTACTAGAACAATGGCTAGAACAAACATTAGACGCACACGATGAAAACGACTTAGACATACTGTTTATGAAGTTTAATCGCAAAGGCATTTACTTGGCATTTCCTTCGAACTTGGATAGATTCCTATTCACTGCCCGAAGGGTTACTTATGGCTCACAGCAATACGGCTCCTGGACAATTACATTCTGGGAAGATTTTGCAAACAACAAAGACAACCTAGAAACACTAGAAAAATTTGCTATCAATGGCGCTAACATAGACCCTAGATAACTAACACATAACTAACACATTTCTAACACAGGCTCACATGGCTCAGATTGGTCGGGATACGCTCGACTCACCTTGAAGATACATAAGTGTCTGGAACTGGTGCGCCTTAGTCAATGCATGGTTTGACAAACCGAAATGAGTAAGCTCTCCTGACAATTGGAACTTACGGATAGCTCGAAAGTCGTCGTTATGGCTTAGAGTGTTTCTGCGTTAATAAGCAGTATGTAAAGTGGTATCGCATAACCGCCACTACCTTGTGCTAAAAAGGTTTTACTATAACGAGTGGGTATTCTTGACGGGAAATGAGTATTTTGCACTTGGCTGTAACAAGCTAAGTGTGAATAAAAAATCAAGGAAATAAGCTAATATAAATAACATAGTAGTTAATAAGTTCTTATTGTTTATAGATACTAATATTAACTCTTAAAAACATACATTGAACAAAGCGTTAGCTTTGTGATAATGATGATGTCGTAAGACATCGATATACTAAACTTAATAATAGATAATGGACAGTTATGACTAATAAACACTTTGAGCAATTTAAACAAGACTTTACTGATTGGATGATAAACCAATTAGAAGTAAACAAGGAAGATGGATATCCTACTTGTCCATATGCAAAGACTGCCAGAGTTCAAGATAAACTACAGTTTATAGATTGCAGTGGTCCTAATCCTGATGCTATGCTTGAGTTTGATCCTAGAGTAAAAATGGTAGGTGTATGTTACTTTGGTGATGAAGTAGATTTAGATACTATTGATTTAGTCACCATGTCAGAACTTAACCCAGATTTAATGTACTTACAAAGTACAAAAACTTCTGGGCATTTTGTTCAAAATATATCTAATGTGATTTTAATTCAAATAAGAGCTGAGTTGCTTAGACGTAGAGCATCATTGCATAGAACATCTTATTATGATAGCTGGCCTGCAGAGTATTACAAATCTATAATGTTAGATCAGTAATTATCTTCTGCCCTTAGGCTTTGACGCTGCTGCAGCGGCCTGATTTTGTTCTTCTCTATGTTTATTCAAACGCTCAACAAACATGGACAATACATCAAGTGGCATTGCCAGTATTTGTTCATAACTTACCAAGCCTCCCGATTTAATAACTAAGTCTAAATAGCCGGCTTCAGTTTGTTCAAGATCTTTGTTGTAACGTTTTAATATTTCATCTATTTCAGCGGGTTGTCGAGATGCTATCAACCCACGAAAAAATTTGCAATGTCTAGATCTATTGTTGTTTTCCAAGTATGTTCACATGCTTGACAACTTGCATCAAATTTAGTGTCAATATTATTTTCACTTAAATCTTCTACACAGTTCTTGATCTTGTCATAATCATCTTTGGTAATGCTCTTTAACCATTCCAATATCATATTATGATCAGCTACTTTTTCACCTTCTGGTGGACTTACTTGTGTAATTGCATTTGCAATAAGAGTAACAGTAATGTCAGCAATCTCAATAAAAGTCTCACCAAATCTAATCTGACGTTCTTCATCAGATAAATCTTCGTTGTTAAGTCCTTCGATTAATTTAGCTTGTTTAATACGTTGTATTTGCAACAGCGTACGGTCTGCTAAACTATAAGGTTTACAGTTAACTTTAAAGTCATTATCTAATATAATATGGTCAGAACTTTTGTTTTCTTCAACAGTAGACAACAATCCGGCAGTGCTAATACCAAGTTGGTTTAGGTGCGAACACTTTGGACATTTAATGTCAACACTGATAGTATCACCATGACTGGCCATGCGTATAGCAATTAATACAACCATAAGGTCATTAACTGGCATATCATGTGCATCAGCAATGTCAGGTGCACAACTTTTAATTAAACTAAATGTTGCTTCTCCATTGAACAATGCATCAGGTGTTTTTGAAATTAGTTCATCTCTAGCAGTCATGCTATAGATAGCTAATTCACCATCAACGCTGAGTTTAGGCTTTTCTTTATAATAATTCCCGCCACTTGGCAAAGAAACATACAAAGCAGGCTTCCTATATGCCTGTATAAGTGGATTCGTCATATTTAATCTCCATAAATACTGTAGTACAGTACAATAGTATTTATCTGATTAAAACACCAGTTAATTAAGAGAAGCAATGGACATAGAACTTTTAAAACAACAACTTGACCAAGTATATGCAAATTATCCATGGGCAAGTGAAGAAACAGCTAGAAAACTAGCTACCTTGTCAACGAGAAATTCCGTTAAAGCCACAGCTCTGGCAATAGCAATTCAAGAATTACATGGTATTTCTGGTGCAGAAAAATTAAAGAAAACAATATCAGATACTGCAAGCGAATTGAGAACTAGTTCGGCGGCTAATGCAGCACGTGTAAGAAGAACAAAAAAGTATACAGACAGATTTGCCGGCGTTCGCGGAGACATGTCTGGTTTAGATGCAATTACAGAATTAACTGCCGCAGGAGCAGAAGCACTTTCTGCCGGTGCTGGTGGATTAGCAGGATTAACATCTTCCTTTCCAAAAATTAGTGCAGTTGCCAAAGGTGCGTCTTGGCTAACAGGTGGTGTAGCAGCCGGCGCCGGTGTAGTAGCAGTGTTTAGTAAATTAATATCTCAACAAGAAAAAGAATTAAGAACAATGATTGATTTGGGATTAGTAATGTCTGATCAAGACAACTACACAACTCTGCGTGATACTGCTGCGCAATTAGGAATGACATTAGCTGATTACAATGGAGTAATGCAAAATACATCAAACGTATTAACAGGCATAGGCAGTTCATTGCAATACGGCTCTGGTAAGTTGTTAGACTTTTTAGAAAATCCAGAAATGTTTAAACGTATGAATCAGTTTGGATATGCACCAAAACAATTGTCAATGGCAATGGCTGATGAATTAAAACAATTGTATGAGTTAAATGAAGTAAATGAATTTAGCGAAATTGAACAAAATAAAGTTGTACGTAGTTTTGAAACAGGAAACAAAGTAGGTTTATTTCTAGCAGATTCATTGGGCGGACGTAGGCAAGAACTAATGGACTCAAGAGCATTAATACGTGACAATGCTAACTTCAAACAAGCAATGAGGCAAAATCAAGACTTTTATAGAGACCAATTTGGCGAAGATGCCCAAGATAATATTTTAAGGTTTAATGATGTTTTTGCGATGCTGGCTGGCCCAATGCTAGGAGAAGAATTAGGAAAAGAACTAATTACTGTTATGGCAAATATGGCAAACGACATACAGTATGATGATACGCCTATTAATAACATGAGCAGCGAATTAATCAAAAAAATGCAAATGCTTGGACCTGGTGTGTTAGAAAAGTTTATCGAAATGTCAAGACTAGGCCAAACAAACGAAATAAAAACAGAAGAACAAACTATTTTTGCTATGACTCAGATGGTAGATTTAATCAGAAAAGGTCCTATCCTAGATGGACTATCTCCAGACATGTTAGAAGTTTCAAAAATTAGAGCTCAAGCAATGCTATTAGAGCCTGAGATGTTTCAAGGAACAATGGCAGATATCCGAGCAAGACTTGATGCTGTAGCTGGTAAAGTTGATGGTGCTGATGATTCTATTGATATTGTTGGTGGAATGAGCAAGGCTTTTATTCAAGCACAAAATTTAATCACACCAGGATTTGGAACCACAGGCGAAGTAATGAACATTATGGCAACGTCAGTAGATGGATTTGCATCTGTGTGGACTTCTATATTTGGACTTGATAACAATATTAACGACGACTCAAAAGAAAATTCATTAGAAACAATTAAACTTGACACAGGAACTATTATTGGTGGAAGCACTACATTTTTACCTGCGGATGCAACAAAGGATCAAAGACGTCAAGCAATAACAGATTCAGAACAAAGACGAAATGATTTGCGAGATGAAAATCGTGTTCTTATGCGACAACGCAATGATGTAAAAATTGAACTAGCGTCTTTAAATTTAGATGGAAAACTATCTACTGTAGAAAGACTTAGATCTAAACTTGAAGAAGCAAAACTGCAACCAGATAAAGATGGTTCAAATATCGTAAACGCACAAAATGATCTCAACGAAGCCGAACAAGAACTTAGAACAACAAGAAAAGAAGCACAACCATTGCAAGAAACTCTTGCTCAAGTAGAAGAGTTACTTCAGCGTAATGTCCAAGGGCAAAAAGAAAATACACAAAATTGGGGTATGCTTACAACATCTGAGGCTACAGACTCTGATGCACCAGATATTACAGCACCAGTTGATGGGTCAGCTGTAGATCGTTTATTAGATTTTATAGGAAAAGGCGAAGGAAGTTATAATAGCAGTAATAGAGGAACAATAAACGACAGAATAATTGGATCAACTCATAATACAAATAGAGATGGAAAAGCATTAAAAGATATGACGTTTGCAGAAATCTTTGAGCTTCAAAAAATAAAAAATCCAAACAATGTAGATAGATTATTTGCAGTTGGAAAATATCAAATTATACCCGACACAATGCAAGAAATATTCCCACATAGTGGACTAAGTTTAACTGATAAGTTTACAGAAGAAAACCAAGACATATTAGGAAAATTATTACTTGTTGGAAACGATGGTTATGCAAAAAGACCCAAACTTGCTGCATACCTGCAAGGAGATACAACTGTCACTATACGAGATGCTATGCTAGATTTTGCACGTGAGTGGGCAAGTCTGCCGCATCCAGATACTGGAAACAGTGTGTATGGAAATGGCAATCGATCTAGTCACTCAATTGAATCAGTTGCAACCGCTCTAAGCAAGGCACAATTAGATTTAGAAAGGGAAAGAAAAGCAACAAAAGAACAACAACTTAGTAATCAAGAAACAACCTCTTCCACAACTACTGTAGTTGTAGAAGAAACAACCTCCTCTCTTTCTACTAATGATACTCTAATAGCTGACGAATTGTATGTTCCTGGAGTACCAATGACAGAGAATCAAGTTGCAGCAACCACAATGAGAATTGCAATGGGCAATGAATTGCCAGCACAACAATTAAAAGATTACAATGATGGAAAAAGAATATTAGAAAATAATTCTACGGAAACAACTGACACAACTTCATTAACTCCAATAGTTGCAGAAGACAAAAAATCAACTGCTACAGATACACAAGATGAAGTAGTTATAGAAAACGTAATTGTTGTACAAGCAACAATTGAAACATTGACTAACAGAATTGAACAGATCAACGAAGAACAAGACCAGTATTCTACAATATATCCACATGAAACAAACGAAGCTGATATAAACGAATTAATAATGTTAGAATCACAACTAGCAGTTGAAATGAAAAAATTACAAAATCTAGAAAGGGAGCGTAGCGATGGCTGATAAAATGCATACTCTGTTAATTGGCGGAGAAGAAATACAAGTACCAGCATGGGCCTCAGAAGCAACAATGGGACAAGTAGCAAGCTACATGGCCCAAACAGCAAAAACTGATGCAATGTTCCATAAGGTAATGAAAAAAGTTGGTGGCGACTTAGGCGATCTGCAAGCTGAAATTAGCGGACTGGCAAAAGCAACAAGTGTTGATATTAAAGCAGATGATAAATCAGATACCGAACAAGAAAAATTTACGAAAAAGGTAGTCAGAGCTTCTAGTAAACTAGATAGAGCAATGGGCTTCTTTAATAATCACGAAAAGCCATTAACTGCAATGACAGATGGAGTCAGTAAACTAGCAGCAGGTGCCAAAGCAACTGGCGGCGGTTTTAAGATCTTTGAAAAAATGACAAACAGCACAGGTGCTGTCATGGCTGGTGTAGGAACAACTTTAAATGTTGCAGTAGACGCCTTCTTAGCATATGCAGGTTGGAATGCAGCCAAATTAGAACAGTTTGCATCAATACAAGCAAAAATGATAGATAGTGGTATTTTATTTAATGGCGGCGCAGCAGCATACGATGAATTAAGAAAAGGAATACAAGACACAGGTAATACATACTTGCATCTATCCAACACCCTAGGAACATTTAGTGATGGTATGCTAGGACTTGGTGATAGTGTTAGTTCTGGTAGTACACAATTTGTAAAATACTATAAACAGTTAGATAAAACAGCAGAAAGTTTTGGAGACTTAGGAATGAGCTCAAAAGATATGCTGTCAGCATATGGTGAGTTTATATCTTTTCAACGTAGAACTGGTCAGTTTCATAAGAGTCTAAATCAGGGTGCTGAAGAAATGAATGGCACATTTATTGATATGCAAATAGAAGCCGGAGCAGTTGCAAACTTAACATCACTAACACGTCAAGAAGCCATGCGAGCATCAATGGAAGCATTAGATGATTATGGATCAGCAGCACAAAGAGAACTTATTAAAAACGGATTCCCAGAAGCAGCAGAAGTACAAAAAGAGATTGCACAAGGAGTAAAACTTATGAGTGAAAAAGCTCCGAGTCTGCAAGGTCTATTAGATGCTTACAATATAGCTGCATACAAATCAGTTGGCGATCCAACAAACTTTGATATGAGTGCAGTCTTAGAAAACATATCTCCAGGACTTGAAGCTCAACTGACAGCTATGAATGTAAACATAGTAGAAGATATAGAAAGAATGACAAAATCTGGTGTTGCACCAGCTGAAGGATTTTTATCATTCATAGTTGATGCACTTTCTAATGCAGACCAAACTAAACTAGCAGCCGCAGGAAACGCCGGTGATAAATTTTCATCTGCATTATTAACATTGGCTGCTGAATTCAGTGTAGTAGAAAGAGATCTTGGCAAACTAGCAGATTCACAAGCAATTGAGGATAAAATCGTAACTTCTCAAAAAGATTTGAAAGAGTCTGGAAAAACAGTTTTAGCTATGAATGAAATGGGTGAAAAGTTTATTGCAGTACAGGAAGCATTAACAGTTGATATGGAAACCACCGCAGGACTGTTTGACATGTTAACATCTAGCTTAAAGAGTGGCAAAAAAGAATTAGACAAAATAATAGCACTAATAGGTTTTGGAGATGAACTAAATGACTTTGGTGGTGCAGGCGGTGATAACGAAAGAGTTGCTGAATCACTAGCAGGTATTGTAGCAGATACATCAGCAGTACAAAGACCTGAAGTTAATCCAGATGTTGAAAGAGAAATCGACAACGATGTAGAGGTAGATAGAGCCAGTGATGCAGGTGCTATAATTACAGCCATGCGAGAAAACGAAGGAAAACTAACATTAGAAATGTTAGAATCAGCAGGACTTGAATATGTTAAAAATTTAGAAGGTGCAGTTGCATACATTAATACTGTTGATGCCGGGTTCGCTGAAAAATTAATTGTAGCATTAGATACATATGACAAAAAAATGGATGCTGTTGTAGAAGCAGGTGGGCCAGCACAATTTATTAATATGACAGGCGGTAAAACCGAACGAGACGAAAATGAAGACGGCACACTGCAAGAAGAAACAGCACAAAATGCCGGCGTAATAGCACAGTTTGTAATATCAGATAGCGATGGTAATTTAGCAGGCAGATCAGCATATGACTTATTAAAAGAATCAATGGCAGCGGGTGATCTTACAACCGGTGTTGATTCTGAAACAGGTAAATCTACACTTGATCAAAACTTAGGTGTTGTTTACTCAGGTTCAGGTGATAAAATCTTTAATAAAGAAGATAATAGTCTTTTGAAATTTTTTGAAGAACCTATTACCGAAAACAATGTAGATGGCAGTTCTCTTGGAGCGCAAGTAAACCTAGTAGGTGACGCTGTTCCTCAAAGAAAACACGGTGGACCAGTTGCAGCTGGACTACCATATATTGTTGGTGACGAATTGGGCATGGACACAGCAGAAATGTTTGTGCCAGATCAATCAGGACAAATAGTTAGTAATAAAGATCTCAAAGATCAAATAAGTCAAGATAATACAAAAAAGATTGATTCGCATATAGCTGGAACAAATGAACAACTAGAACAATTACTCAATGAGAATAAAACTCTCATTGATGAAAATAATATACTCATTGATGATAATAAAAAACTTATCACTGATACTGCAAAAATTCCTGCATTATCAAACAGTCAAATATCACAACTAACTGAACAGAATGTAGAACTTATTAATGAAAATAAAAGATTTGCGGAATCATTAACTAGTCAACAAAGATTATTTGATATAATAGAACAATTATCTGAAGAGAATAAAATACTTGTTGGTGAAAATAATAAACTTGAACAAACACCTGATTTATCAGACAATCAAACGCATATGGCCACGTTGTTAGAACAACTTGGCGAAGAAAATAAAAAACTCTTAGATAGCATGTTAACTGATAAGACATACTTAAATCAAGTTTTAGAACGCTTATCTGGAGACAATAAAACATTCTCAGACAATCTATCTACTAATAAAATGTTATTTGAAGAAATGTCTGAACGCTTATCTGGAGATAATAAAACATTCTCAGACAATCTATCTACTAATAAAATGTTATTTGAAGAAATGTCTGAACAATTTAATTCAGATAGAACACTTGCTGATGAAAATAGAACACCTACAGAAGTACCCAGTGAAACTGAAGTAAACACAGTAGTAGAAGATAACACACAAATACCTCAAGTAGCACCAGCAGATAATCAAATGTCTACTAAACTACAGGATATACAAAGAGACTTGACAAAACTAACAAATCCTGCTATAATGAACAATAGTCAAGATTTATCTGCGTTAATTGATGCTAAAAGATCAACAATAGAAACAGTAAAAGTATTGCAAGACATAGTTAAACGCTACAACATTAACGAGAAATCAAAAATAAACACTCGTATGATGAACTCTAGATAAATACACTTATAACAAAGGTACCTAAATAATATGAGTTGGAAAAAACATTTTACAAAATATGATCCTGGTAATTCCGGATCTTTTGGACAAAAAACAAACAGATGGGCCAGTTGGCTTCCTGAAGTATACAGCGGACAACCAAATCGTGTTGAACGTTATACTCAATATGATATTATGGACCAAGATAGTGAGATTAACTCAGCATTAGATACAATTGCTGAATTTAGTACACAATCAGACATAGACACCAGGCTTCCATTTAAAATTAATTACAAAGAAGAAGCAACTGAATCAGAAGTTGTTGGATTAGAAACTGCACTTAAACAATGGTGCAACATCAACGACTTTGATAGAAGAATACATGGATTGTTCCGTAGTTGTATTAAGTATGGCGATCAATTCTTTATTAGAGATCCAGAAACATATAAATTATTTTGGGTTAATGTGCAAGATGTTTCTAAAGTTATTGTTAACGAAAGTAAAGGTAAAGAAGTAGAACAATATTTGATTAAAAATATTAGTTTAAATTTACAAGATCTAGTTGCAGTAGACACAAAACAAACTTCTGATGTTAATGCAAGTTCAACTGTGTTAACTAGCAATAGATCAAATGCAGGAATAATACAAACAGGTGCACCAGGCGCCCAAATGTCAGAGTTTGCTGTTGATTCAACAAACGTATTGCATATCGCATTAAGCGATGGATTAACAAATGCATGGCCATTTGGTAACAGTATCCTTGATAGTGTATTTAAAGTATACAAACAAAAAGAATTATTAGAAGATAGTATTATTATCTATCGTGTTCAAAGAGCTCCAGAACGTAGAGTATTTTATGTAGACGTTGGTAACTTACCACCGCATAAAGCTATGAGTTTTGTTGAGCGAACAAAGAACGAAGTTCACCAAACACGTATTCCAAATATGAGTGGTGGTGGAACAAAAGTTATGGATGCAGCGTATAACCCGCTGTCAATCATGGAAGATTACTTCTTTGCCCAAACAGCAGAAGGACGTGGATCTAAAGTTGAAGTTTTACCAGGTGGTGAAAACCTAGGCGAAATTGATGACTTAAAATATTTCAATAACAAACTAATGCGTGGACTACGTATACCAAGTAGTTACTTACCAACAGGAGCTGAGGACGGATCAGCATCATACACTGACGGACGAGTTGGCACAGCAATGATACAAGAATTTAGGTTCAGCAAATACTGTGAAAGACTACAAAACATAATACTTCCACCAATTGATAAAGAGTTTAAAATGTTCTTAAAGAACAGAGGTATCGAAGTTTCAAGTAGTTTATTTGAATTAAACTTTATTGAACCACAGAGCTTTAGTCAATACAGAGAATTAGAATTAGATACAGCACGTGCAAGTCTATTCTCACAAATAGAAGCAACACCATATATGTCTAAGAGATTTATTATGAGCAAGTACCTAGGGCTGTCAGAAGACGAGCTTATTAATAACGAGCGTATGTGGAAAGAAGAAAACAGCGACGAATCATTTACTAGCGATTCACAAACTGATTTAGGCGGTATGGGTATTAGAAACACAGACCTAGACACGTTTGAACCAACAGATGTGGATGCCGAAAATGAAGTAGGCGATGATATAGATATGAGTGATGATACATCACCAATTAATGATTTAGGTGGAGAAGGAGATACAGATGAGATTTAACGATGTAGCACAAAGTCCAGAAGATGATAACTACAATAAGTGGGATGTAGACGATACACGTCGACCTAAACTTACATTAAAACATTTACACAAGCTAAGAAATATGAAAGAGCTTGCTAAAACAGAACATGCAGAACGAGTAAAAGACTTTAAAAACATTTATGGGTCTGCAGGTGACGGCGTTGAATAACTAGCATTATTTTCGCTAAAAAGGTAAATATATTACGGACCGCGCCAAAAGTGCGGTTTTTTATGTATTATGTATTGGTATACACCAAGACTTCTTAAATATATATGTTATAACCTATAATATTAATTCGGTTGAATAAAGGAGAACAACAAATGAGTACTCGAGATCGTTATACGAAGATAATCGAGAGCTTAGTGAACGGAGACGAAGCATCAGCTTCAGATCTATTACATGAGGCTTTCGTTGAAAAAGCACGTGAAATCTGGAATGATATCGTCGAAGCAGATGAAATCGTTGAAGATGGCGTAGCAGAAGAAGAAATTGAAGAAGCTATCCGCGGCGAAGAAGCTGATAACTTCCTAGATGACATCGAAACAGATGAAGCAGAAATCGAAGCTGAAGAGGCTTTTGGCGAAGACGAGGAACCAGAAATGGACGACCTTGAAGCAGCTGAAGAGTTAGGCGGAGAAGAAGGCGAAATGGATTTTGACATGGACGGTGAAACAGACGCACATGAAGAAGAACATGGAGACATCGAAGACAAATTAGTTAGTGTAGAAGACGCACTAGACGACCTTAAAGCAGAATTTGCCAAGATTATGGGCGACGAACCAGAAATGGAACCAGAAATGGAACCAGAAATGGAAGAAGCGTTTGTAGAAGCAAAGGAAGAAGAAGCGGACGAAGTTACTGAAGAAGCAGAATCAGACGATAATGCAGAAGAACTTGAAGAAGCAGCTGATCTACAAAAAGTCGGTAAAGACGGCGCAATGCACCCAGTAGACATGCCAGCAGGCGATGATGGTAAAGCATCACCAGTTGCAGGTAAAAATGACATGGGCGGTAAAGCAGTTGACATGACAAAAGACAGCAAAGGTTCAGACAAAGGTCTATCAGACAAAACAGCAAAAGACATGGGCGTAACACACCCAGGCGATGGTGCAAAACTATCACCTGAGTCACGTGGCCATGGTGCTGAGAAAAAAGGTAAATCTGAGTAATGTTTACACTTAAAGAACACCTTACATTTGATCAAGCTAAAATGGTCACCGAAGCCGTGGATAACGGCAAAGGTGGCAAAAGCCTGTTCATGGAAGGTATCTTTGTACAAGGTGCAAAACAAAATCAGAACCAACGTGTTTATCCCGTCAGTGAAATTACTAAGGCTGTTAATTCAGTTCAAGGTAAAATTGACGAGGGTTTTACAGTATTAGGCGAAGCTGACCACCCAGATGACTTACAAGTTAATTTGGACCGAGTTTCACATATGATTGAACGTATGTGGATGCAAGGTAGTGATGGTTATGGAAGACTAAAATTGTTGCCAACTCCAATGGGGCAGATTTGTATCACTCTATTGGATAATGGCGTTAAACTTGGTGTATCATCACGCGGCAGTGGTGAAGTTGATAACAGTGGAAATGTAAGTGGCTTTGAAATCCAAACGGTTGACATAGTTGCAAACCCATCGGCACCCGATGCGTATCCAGATCCACTTTATGAACAAATTATGAATGGCAGAAGAGGTAATATTTTACTTGACGTTGCCGCCGCAAACAACAATGATGCTACAGCACAAAAATATCTCCAGGAAGAGGTATTGAAGTTCATTGAATCACTAGATATTAGGAGAAAGTAATGGCTCATGCAATAGAACAACTCCTAAGTTCAGAAGTCCTATCAGAGGAAGTGCGTTCAACACTTTCAGAAGCATGGAATGAGAAACTAGACGAAACTCGTGAAGAGATTACAACTGAATTACGCGAAGAATTCGCTAATCGCTATGAAACAGATAAAGAGCAAATGGTGGAAGCACTAGATGCCATGTTATCAGAAACTATCAAAGGCGAATTAGAAGAATTCAAAGCTGATAAACAAAAAGCAGTTGAGGCTCAAGTAGAGTACAAACGTAAAGTTTCAGAACATGCAGAACTACTTGATGGTTTTGTAATGGAAACTCTTAAAAAAGAGGTTACAGAACTACGCGAAGACAGAAAACTACAAGAAGGTAACTTCGAGCAGTTGGAAGATTTCGTTATGGAACAACTTACTTCGGAACTTAACGAATTCCACCAAGACAAGAAAGACCTTATTGAACAAAAGGTAAAACTTGTCGCAGAAGGTAAAGATATGATTGCTAAAGCAAAAGCAGACTTTATTGACAAATCTTCAAGCAAACTAGCTGAAATTGTAGAATCTACAATTAAAACAGAACTAGGTATGCTTAAAGAGGATATAAAATCCGCTAAAGAAAACATGTTCGGTCGCAAAATTTTCGAAACATTTGCAGCTGAATTCATGGGTTCACACCTTGCAGAAGGCACACATATTTCTAAACTTTCAACAGAACTTTTAGACGTGAAGACTCAATTAGAGGAATCACAAAAAGAGATCAACGATAAAGAGGCTAAAGTAGTCGAAGCAACTAAAGAAGTTGCTAAGATTAATGAAAGTCGCGCTCGTGAAACAGCTATGTCTGAATTGCTTGCACCTTTGTCAAAAGACAAACGTAAATTGATGTCTAACTTACTTGAATCAGTTAACACACCAAAATTGAAGGCAGCATTTAATAAGTACTTGCCAACAGTGTTAAATGAATCAGTAACTACAGCAGCAACTAACAAAACTAAGCTAAATGAGACTCAGACGACTGAGGTCACAGGTAATAAAGATGCAACTACGCAGGAAACTAGCAGCGAAGCTGAAATTATAAACCTTAAAAAATTAGCAGGTATCATTACAAATTAAGGAGTATACCATGTCAAACTTATTTGAAAATTGGGACGTAACTAAAGGCGCCCTAACTGACGGTTTAGACGGCAATAAAAAAGTGGTAATGGAATCAGTTCTTGAGAATACTAAGAGCTATCTTTCAGAATCAGCAGCTGCCGGCACAACTATGTCAGGAAACATCGCAACACTAAACAAAGTAATTCTACCAGTAATCAGACGTGTAATGCCGACGGTTATTGCGAACGAATTAGTTGGTGTTCAACCAATGACTGGTCCAGTAGGCCAGATCCACACATTACGTATTCGTTATTCAGAAGCAGCGGCAGGCGTTGCAGCTGGTGACGAAGCATTGAGCCCATTTGCAATTGCAAAAGGTTACTCAGGCGATGCGGCAACTGGTGGACCAGAAGCAACAAGCACTTTAGAAGCAGCGGCTGGACGTAAGATGTCTATCCAAGTTCTAAAGCAAACTGTTGAAGCGAAAACACGCAAATTATCAGCACGTTGGACTTTTGAAGCGGCGCAAGACGCTAATTCAATGCACGGTCTAGATGTTGAAGCAGAAATCATGCAAGCACTTGCACAAGAGATTACTGCTGAAATCGATCAAGAAGTATTAACTTCATTACGTTCATTGGCAGGTACTGCTACTGATACATACGATCAAAATGCAGTAACAGGTCAAGCAACTTTCGTTGGTGACCAGCATGCCGCACTAGCGATCTTGATCAACCGTTCTGCAAACTTAATTGCAGCACGTACACGTAGAGGCGCAGGTAACTACGTAGTTGTTTCACCAACTATGTTAACTGTACTACAATCAGCGACAACTTCAGCGTTCGCAAGAACAACTGAAGGTCCATTCGAAGCTCCAACTAACACTAAATTCGTTGGTACTTTGAACAATACAGTACGTGTATTTGTTGACCAGTATGCATCAGATTCAACACCAGTATTAGTTGGTTATAAAGGCGAAGGCGAAATTGACGCTGCAGCTTTCTATTGCCCATACATCCCGTTGATGTCATCTGGTACTGTACTTGATCCGGCAACTTTCGAGCCAACTGTGTCATTCATGACACGTTATGGTTATGTAGAGCTTAACAACCAAGCTTCATCACTTGGTAACGCAGCTGACTACTTAGCGAAAATTGACGTTAATGCAGGTAACCTATCATTTAAGTAATTTTTACTTAAAGAAGATATTATGGAGCAGGTCCCTTTAAGGGGCCTGTTCTTTTGATGAATAAAAAAAGTTAACAAAAAGGTTGACAAGTTTCACATACAGTAGTATAATTAACACTAAATTCTGACTCTAGAGAGTCAGTTTGTTTCTAACTACGAAGTTAGATTATTTAAAGGGAATAAATTATGAAAACAACAATAAGCGTTTTAGCAATGTTGATGGCGGCATCAGTTGCATCAGCAGATACAACAGCACATACTCACCCAGCACCGACATCACCAGTAAGTGCTTCAGTTGAGTTCGACGTAACAAAAAACACATCAGACAAGTATGTTGGTAAAACAACACTTGATCTTGAGATTTCAGGAACAGGACCAGCATTTGGCGGTATTTCGTTTACAGCGACTCCAGACACATCAGTAAGTGTTGAAGAATGGCACATTGGTACAACAGTTGCAGGTGCAACAGTATCACTAGGTAAGCAAGGCGACTTGTTTCCAAGTGCAGGATTAGAAACAGTAGGTTCAACTACTCTTGCTAACCCAACTGTTAACGAATCAGTAATGGTTACAATGGGCAACTTATCAGCAATGGCTGGTTTTGACGGCTTAAAAACTGACGTAACTGATCTTGACAACGTACAGCTTGCATATGACATTGAACTTGGAGCAATTGCTTCAACTGTAGCAGTAGATTATAACACTGACACAGAAGCTAAAGCATATGCACTTAGCTCAGAGTTGGATCTTACAACAGAATTGTCAATTGGTGGCACAGGTACATATGCAGCAGATACATTAGCATATGAAGTAAATGCAACAACAGGTGGATTAACAGTATTCATGGACGGCGACGAAAATAATACAGTACAACACATTGGTGCAGGCGTAAAAGGTTCATTAAACGGCCTTGATCTTTATGCAGAAGCATCATATGATGTAGATGCTAAAACAACCTCACCAGCGGTTGGTGTATCTTTTAGCTTCTAAGCTATTATAGATTACGAATTTATTAAGGGCTCCATTGTGAGCCCTTTTTAATGGCTATAAGCAATTTCTAAATCGGCATAAATACATATTGTAAAGAGAACATAAGGAAGAATAACGTATGGCATCATATATAAAACCAGATGGTGATCAGTTAATAATTAAAAGTATTAAAGATATTGATTTAAATGCTTTAAATAGTACAGATTCTGCTCTGCTTGTCGAAGGCGGTGCATGGGTTGGTGGACATTTATACATAGAAGGTTCAATAGTTTCATCTGGTGATGTTATAACACTAGGAAACGCAAGTGGATCTGTAGCATTTAATAGCAACATATCAACTGATTTATTGCCAAGCGTTACAAAAACACACAATATTGGTAGTAGTACTAATATGTGGGATCAACTTAACATACAAACAGTTGTAGTATCTACTACAACAGAAACAACAGAAATTACAGCAGACACGTCATTATCAGCAATTGATGGTTCTACTGCGGTTGCTCTTGTTTTATCAGACGGCACAGAAGGGCAACATAAAATTATTACTGTATCAGCTACACCTACGGGGCCTGTTACAGTAACTCCAACAAATGGAGCAGGTTTTACGTCAGTTACTTTCACAGCAAAAGGCGACAGTGCATCGTTGGTATTTGTAAATGGCAGTTGGAACATTGTTTCGGTCTTCCGTTCTAGCGTGACAGTATAATTTATACTTGATTGCAATAACATAACCATTGTGGTAAAGTTAAAAAAGGGAAGAGTATGTCGATTAATATTAACCACAACAGTGGAAAGATATCAACAAGTGATAAAGACTTAAAACTTGATGCAGAGGGCCTAGATAACAATATCAGTGCCCAAACAAACAGAATCGTTAACGTTGTGGATCCTGTTGACGATCAAGATGCTGTCACAAAAATATTCCTTGAAACCAGATTAGCTTCAGTAGACGGTGGCAATGATGCCGACTCTGCAGAACTTTTAGAAATTATTAAAAACGTAGGTAAAAATACTTATGTTGAATCAGTAGACTTTGTCGCTGACAAAACTGCCGGCGGCGCAGGATTAACAGTAACCCTAACAATAACAGGAGTTGGTAATCCAGATGTTTATGCTGTCCATTGGGGCGATAGCACAAGTAACCTTAATATCGTACCAAACTCTAACTACATTAATACTGTATCTCATACATATACAAGCAATACTGGATCACCATATACTGTTCGAGTAAACGCAGCTAACAATGGTGGAACAGGTGCAGGTCACTCAGTATTTAAAATAAGAGAAGATTATATTACTATTACTACTGTTGATCCAACAGTTTCGTTTGAGGCATATGCCTCTCCAACAGGTGGCAGTCCAATAACATATTGGGATGACGGTGCTACTGTCTATTTTGAAAATACAGCAACAAACACATCAAACGCAACAGTTCAATATACTTGGGATTGGGGCGATGGATTATCAGATGATGTAGTTAGTGCAGATAATGTAGCAGGTGGCGTAGGCGGCGGACGTATAGCCCACACATTTGCTCCTAGCACAGAAACAGAGGTGCTAAGAACCGTTACATTATCATTAGACAGTCACAGCACAGCACATCAGAATCTATTCCCAATGACTGACAATGCTACATATAAAATTTACGATACACATACTCCTACATACACCATTGATGTTACTACAGGTATTAACGAAAAAGATAGTGGAGTTAATGTTGAATTTTTAAATACCACAGAGACTACTATAGGTACATTTAACCCTGTATTTGGAACAACATATCAATGGACAATGGGCGATGGTACAATTACAACTATACCAGTTGGCGAAGAAGATGACGGTGACACAAATCACCCGTTCCACCACACATATACATTATCAAATTCAGATCAAGAAAACGGTATAGCAAAAGACTTTGTAGGAAATTTATCAGTTATTAGTAATCACACTAATAGTCCATTTGCAAGTGCAAATTTTACAGTGCATGTTGAACCAGATGTAAGAGCATACATAGATGGTAGAGCAGAATTTGTTTCAGATAGAAACGGCGACAATAATTTAGATTTATATGACGGTGTTGACTACAATGGTAATAATAGAGCATTAGCAAGAGTAGATAACTCAAGTCACAACGGCGATAGTTATTTCTACGATTGGGGTTATGGAAGCACTGATACAACAACAACAGATGGTATAATAACACACGACTTTACTGGTGCCACTCCAGGAAGCTACGAATTAGATTTCACAGCAAGCGGCACACCAGACATAACAGCACAAACAGACAATGCAGGAATATTTTTCCAAGTAAATGCAGTGCCATCGGCACCAAGTGGTTTGAGCAGTAAAACAATTTCACTAACAGACCCAGCACAAGGACACGATCCTAGACTGGCACATGGGTTCACAGAAAACAGTGCATCAGCTCCATTGGTAGCAGGTGCAAGTTTAGAAACAACTACAGCAAGACGATACACAAGTGGAAACCTTGACACTAGTGTTGCACAAAATTCATACAATGGATTAAGTGGAACAGTAAAATCAGTTGTCAATGGCGTTGACGATGGTTCTCAAAACTTTACAACTTCCTTAAACGAAAACGGCACTTTTGGAAGTCTTGTTGTTAGTGATCAAAGAGATGCAAACGATAGTATAAGTTCTTCAACTTATCCTACAGGTTTCTATCAAACATTTGATGCAAAAATTACTAAACCATTTTCTGAATATACAACTGGTGTTAACGACCAGCGTATAGAACATAGTGAAACAGGCAACACAAACTATGTTACAGTAGTTTGTGACGACCTAACAAGTAGCCCAACTATTGATGTAGCTAGTGCAACACTTACAGAAAGTGTCAGCGGTAGCTACAGATATATCTCAGGCATACCATACTATAACACAGGAAGTCCAAAATTAACAATGGCTGGTGTTACAGTAAACAATTGGATTGGACAAGCATATAGAGATACAAATAATGTGTTTGAAATATCCAACGGTGCTAATTTAGAAAGCACAAGTGGCGCAACTATTAGCACTCAATATAAGAGTTATTCAGATTTAGAGAATACCCCTTACCTAAACGCTGGTATTCCAACAGCGAATACCTTAACTTATCAATACGCTGATCAAACAATCGATATTACTAATTCAAGTATAGCGGCTGTGGAAACATTGAGAGTTAGGGCTTATAATGTCAATGGCACTGGAAATTTTGTTTCTCTTCCCGAGAAAGTTCAAGTGCATACAGCGACACCATTTGGAATAATTGAGTCGTCCATACCTGTAGAATCCAGTTTAGGTAATGGGGTAGTCACAGACAATGCAATTCGTATTGCAGACTTTGTGGCGGATTCTACGGACACTCCTACTATTGTCGGATCAACTGATTACACAGCTACACCATTTACTGGTGCAGTTAGTGTAAGTGGAACGCAAGAAGCTACTGTAAGATGGGGTGTGTTAAAACACGACACTACAGATTATAGCACAGGCTACCTACCAGTTGGTCCTGATAGAAGTTCAGATACAGGAACACAATACTTTACATTTGCATTCCGTAGACAAGTTGTTGCTAACTTCGACATTAGCATTAACTCTACAGGCATTGCAGGTATGTGGATTGCAGCTCCTGGTACTGGCATAGATACTGCCAGTGGATCAAACGGTTGGTTAGAATGCACAAGCCAATATGCAGGTGCAGGTGTTCCAGGAACAGATACTGCCAATGGTGGTAACGGAGCAGATGGTTGTGCGTTAACAGGTGCAGATGTTGTACCAACAGGCTCAAGCATTAACTCTAGCTACACAATGACACTTGGTGCAGAAAATATGAGTAACGCAACAAACAATGTTGTGTTGGTTAGAATTGCAATTGCAAGTGGCAAACAAATAAACAGTCTATCAATAGGAGAAGCTAACTAATGGCAATTTCCGATAATCAAAAGTTAGACTATCTATTTAAGAAAGTTGGATTCGGTGCCACTAAGACTGACACAGTCTTTAATAAATTAGCGGCCAACGAAAGTTTACCAAGTCCACTACTAATACGTGGTGATACGATTTGGGCAGAGTCTGGACAAATACCAAGTGTAAAACCTTCTGCTTCCAGTAGCTACGTAACGCTACAAACGGCAGTTGAAACTACAGCTGATATTACAGCGTCAACAAACAGAACTTGGAAAACAGGAATCACAGATTGGATTCCAACAGAATTTGGATCAACATATCTTGTAAATGTTTATATTCACACTAGCGGAGATCCTGCTGGTGCTGAAACAATGGCCAACAAAGTCTTTACTACTGGTAGTGGTAATAATGATGAATGGTTCTTTGATTATCAATCAGGTGTATTAAACTTTATTGGTGATAACTTACCGGATGGTAAATCGTTTACAGGTAAAAGTGTTTATATTACAGGTGCTACATACAGCGGACAGTTTGGCGTAGCATCAGCAAGTATATCAGCTGATATCAGCACACTACAATCTCAAGTTCAAAACATACTTACAAACACAGATCCTGCAGCACTAGACTCGCTTACAGAGATCGTAAATGCGTTTCAAACAGCTGATGGAACGTTTGCAACATCAACAGAGCTTGCAGATGTAAACACCGCTATACGAAGCGATTTGGCGCTTACAGTTAAGGAAATTAACGACCCAGTATCAAATGTTGAAGTATCAAATGTAACAGGCATTAACTTTAATGTTGATGGTGGTTTTGCATTAACTGACAACGCAGACGGTACTGTAACTGTTACAATTGAATCCACATTTAAAACGTGGCACATATACGATACAGTAAGCGACTTAACACCTACTGATATTGTTGCAAGTGCTGTCGACGAAATTGATATCCGTGCTGGTAATAATATTACTATTACACCAGTTACAACACCTGGATCAAAAGGCATAACAATTGCCAGTGATGTAAGTGGAATACTTGACTTAGGTATCAGTGACGGAACAAACGGCCAAATACTACAAACAGATGGTAATGGTGGATTTAGTTTTGTTGATAGAACACTAACACAAGCATCACTTCCAGCATCACAACAATTTACAGCAGACGGAACAAGTTTTGCATTTACACTAACTGACGCACCAGCAGGTGTTGAAGAAATTGATGTGTATGTTAACGATGTCTTACAACGTCCTAGCATTTACTCTGTAAATGGAACAACGCTAACATTTAATGTGCTACCAGATTCTGGATTTGACATTTATGTTAAGTATAGATATCCATATGCAACAATGTCATCACCAGCAAACGCTAGTATTGAAAATCACCATCTCAATTTAGTTTATACAAGTAGTCAGTATACAGGAAACAACTCCACTACAGATTACTTGATACAACCTGGACATACTATTCACAGTGTATTGGTTATTGTAGACGGATTAATTCTACCACCAACTGAATACAGCATTAGCGGATCAACGCTAACCATTACTACTCCGCCAACAGCTGGTGCAGTAGTAGACTTTAGATACTTACCAAATTAACAGTTTTCATACGTTATAACTCCTACCGTGTATTGATAAATACATTACGCAATGAGTCTACCTGACTTATTGCTATCGGGCATATAAAAGAATTATATGTTTTTATCAATATTGATTGGAGAAATCTAACATGGCTTTTAGACAAATTAAATCGCCGGCTCTCGCAAATGCAGCAGTCATCGAATCAAAACTAGACGCAACATCCGTTTCTGGCCAAACGGGCGCAAGTTCAGTAGGTTCGGCGGATACTTTTCTATTACACGTCAACGCTTCGTCATCTTTAAAGAAAGTTACAGCAGCAGACCTAATTGGATCTTATGATACATCAGATCTAACAGAACACGCTGATTACAAATTCTTTACAAATGCAAGAGCACAGGCGGCAGTTGCTTCGGACATCGCAGCAGCAGTTTTAGTAGAAACGAATCGTGCTACAGCAGCAGAAGGTGTAAACACAACAGCAATAGCGGCTGAAGAGACACGTGCTTTAGCAGCTGAAGGCGTTAATGCATCAGCAATAACGGCAGAAGAAACTCGTGCCTTAGCGGCAGAGAGTGCAATAGATACAGCTTATAAGGCAGCTGACACATCTATGCAAACACAAATTAACAACATTATTAGTAACACTGATCCAGCAGCACTAGACTCGCTGAGTGAAATCGTTACAGCATTCCAAAGTGCAGACTCAGTCTTTACTTCAGGTATTGCTGCAAACGCGGCGGCTATTACAGCTGAAACTACTCGTGCCACTGGCGCAGAAGGCGTTAACGCAACTAACATTGCAAACGAAATTAGCAGAGCACAAGGTGTAGAGGCAACTAACGCAGCGGCGGTAGTTACTGAAGCAGGATTAAGAGTAGCGGCAGATAATGCCTTAGACGCTCGTGTTACTGCAAACGAAGGTGACATCACAACATTAACAAATGGTTTAGCAGCTGAAATTTCAGCAACTAACGGTGACATCTCAACATTAACTACAAACTTAGCGGCAGAAATTGCTACTGCAAGAGGTGCCGAGGCAGCGAACGCATCAGATATCGCGGCTGAAGAAACTGCAAGACAGAATGCTGATACACTTATCAGAACTGACTTTGCGGCAGCAGATACGGCTCAGACAACAGCAAATACTACAGCGTGGGAGGCATATGCCGATCAAGCAGAAGTAGACGCTAAAGCATACACTGACACACGTGAAACAGCAATTAATTCAGCTTGGGCGGCAGCAGATGCGGCACAAACTTCAACTATTAATGCGGCGTGGGCAGCGGCTGACACAGCTCAAACAACAGCAAATACTACAGCCTGGGAAGCATACGCTGACCAAGTAGAAGTAGATGCAAAAGCATACACAGACACACGCGAAGGTGTTTTACAAGGAAACATTGATACAGAAACAGCAAGAATTGATTCAATCATTTCAAATACTGATCCTGCATCATTAGACTCATTAACAGAGATTGTTGCGGCTTTCCAAGCAGCAGACTCAAACTTTAGTGCATTAATTTCATCAAACACTACTGCAATTGCTACAGAGGCAACTGCAAGAGGGAATGCTGATACTACACTACAAGGTAATATCACAGCTGAAGCAGGAACACGTGCAGCAGCAGATGTTACATTACAAAGCAACATCGATGCAGAAGAAACTGCAAGAATTGCCCAAGATGCAGTAACATTAGCATCAGCGGCAACAGACGCAACTACTAAAGCAGACGCGGCACGTAATGCTGCAATTGCACACGCTGACACAGAAGACGCGGCGTTAATTGGTGATGCAACTGTAGACGGAACATCAGGTAACACTGTAAAAGCTCGTATCGATAGTGGTGATGCAGCAGTAACAACAGCATTTGGAAACGCCGATACGGCAATTACAAATGCCTTTACAGCGGCTGACACAGCTCTACAACTTCAAATCACTGCTAACGATGGTGACATTGCAACTAACACAGGTGACATTGCAACTAACACGGCAGCAATTGCACAAGAAGTTACAGATAGAACTACAGCAGACAACACGTTACAAGCTAACATTACATCAGAAGCAACTACAGCCAGAGCGGCAGAACTTGCTAACTCTCAAGCAATTACGGCGGAAGCCACAACTGCTAGAGCGGCTGAAGGTGCAAACACTACTGCTATTTCAAATGAAGTAACACGTGCAACTGGTATTGAAGCAGGTTTACGTACAGACGTAGACGCTAACACAGTAACTGGTTCTACAAACGCAGCAAACATTACAATTGAAGCAACAGCAAGAGCGGCAGCTGATTTAACGTTACAAGGTAACATTGATACAGAAACAGCACGTATCGACGCTATCCTGTTAAACGCCGATGGCGCATTAGACACATTAAAAGAAATTGGCGATGCATTTGCAGCAGCTGATTCAACTTTACAAGGTCTAATTACAGCTAACGGAACACGTTTAACAACTAACGAAGCTGACATCGTAACACTAGAAACTGAAATGGACGCAGCAGAAGGTCGTTTAGATAGTTTAGAAGCAGTAGTGGCAACTGGTGGTCAAACACTAGATACTACAGCAACAACACTAGTTGGTGCAATCAACGAAGTGCATGGTGAAGTAAACACTAACACAACTAACATTGGTGTTATTGGTGACTTAGATACTACAGCATCTAACTTAGTTGGTGCAGTAAACGAAGTGCATGGTGAAGTAGATGCTAACAAAACAGCGGCAGACACAGACAGAGCAGCGATTCGTTCAGAATTTGCGGCAGCTGACGGTGTTGTAACAGCGGCTTACACAGCAGCAGACGTAGTAGTAACAGGTGCATTCCAGGCAGCAGATGCGGCCCAAACAACAGCTTTACAGGCATATGCCGATACAGCTGAAGCAGATGCAATTACGGCAGCAGGCACTTATACTGATGCAGAAGTTCTAACTGAAAAGACTAGAGCAGAAGCGGCAGAATTAGTTCTTACAAATGCAGTAGCGGCAGAGGCAACTACAGCACGTGCGGCAGAACAAGCAAACGCGGCAGCAGCAGCGGCTAACTTGTTAGAAATTACTGCAACACAGGCAAGTGGTGGACTGAACTTAGACGGAACATATACAGCACATAGTGGTTCAAACTACATTGACGCTGGTTCTAACTTAAAAGCAGTTGACTTACTATTAGACGCACAAGCTAAAGCAAATGCAGACGCAATTGCAGGCGAGATTACTGACAGAACTACAGCGGTAGCGGCGGAAGCCTCAACTGCTAGAGCGGCAGAACTTGCAAACGCAAATGCTATTGCAGCTGAAACAACAAGAGCAACTGGTGTAGAAGCTACATTATCTGGTCTTATTACAACTAACGCAACTGACCTTGCAACTGAGAGTGCTAGAGCACAAGCAGCTGAAGGTGTAAACGCAACAGCAATTGCAGGTATCATAAGCAACACGGATCCAGCAGCTTTAGATTCATTAACTGAAATCGTAGCGGCTTTCCAAGCAGATGATGGCACAATTACTGGCTTAGTAAATACTAACACTACTAATATCGCAACTAACACGGCAGGCTTAGCTCAAGAGCTAGTTGATCGTGCAGCGGCAGATACAGCGTTAGATACAGCTTATAAGGCAGCGGATACTACATTACAATCAAACATCGACCTTAAACTAGCACTTGCTGGTGGAACTATGTCGGGTAACATTGCAATGGGTAGCAACAAGGTAACTGGACTTGCTAACGGCACAGATTCAGGTGATGCAATCAACAAAGGTCAACTAGATGCGGCAGTATCAGCACTAGACTTGTCAAACTTTGACACTAATGACTTAGACGAAGGCACAGGCCCAACAGCTAACTTATACTTTACAACTGCAAGAGCAAGAGCAGCTATATCTGTAACAGATACAGCAGGCAACGGCTTAGCAAGCTACGACAATACTACAGGTGTTATTAGCATTAATACTAACGAATCAGTTCTAGACCTAACAGATGTATCTGATACAGATTACACAGGTAAAGAAGATTACGTATTACGTGTAAATGCAAACGAAGATGGAATGGAGCTTGTAAGCCCATTAGATATCTTTGCACACAACTGGCGTCAAACTATTCCAGGTGATGGAACAGCGACACAGTTTGCGTTAACAAACCCAGTAGACCAGTCGGATGCATTAGTATTCGTTGGTGGTGTTATCCAGGATCCAGTAACGCACTATAGCATTGCTAACCAGGTAATTACAATGACATCTGCTATGCCAGTTGGCACACAAGCAGTAGTTGTAGCACCAAGCGTAGGTTTAGTACCAGTATTATCAGCTGGTCAGGTAACAACTGACAAATTATCAGCAGATATTAAAGCGTATGTACAAGGTTCAAATGTTTCAACTACAACAGGTGGCGATGTAATCGACACGTTTGCGAAAGCAACATATCGTTCAGCGAAGTATATTATACAAGCAGACGATGGTAATGGTAACTATGAAACACGTGAAGCACTAGTAACACATGACGGCACAACAGCATACATCACAGAATATGCGATGGTATACACAGGTGCTGATTTAGTCGGTGATGCAAGTGTTAACATGAATGGTAACAATGTTGAGTTAACTTATACAACTAACTCAGGTACAGCAACAGTGAAGGTTATTTCAACATACATTGACGTGTAAGTTGAGGTAACCATGATTAATAGGGTGCAGCCAGAGGTTGCACCCCATATTAGAGGTTAAGTATATCATGAATATAAAAGCACTTAATATGTTAAAGATAACGGTAAATATATTGAAGACCAATATAGATACTATTTTCGCTAAAAAGGAAAATTAAAATATGGCACAGAAAAAATTTATAATCGACGGCGGCTTCAAGACTACAGATGATTCATTAATCGAAGCAAATCTTGAAATGACCGGCCACATTATTCCAACTGTTGACTCTGACGGATCTACAGGTTTCGACCTAGGCTCAACAACGAAGAAGTGGCGTGATCTATACCTTTCAGAAGGATCACTATATATTGATGGACAAAAAGTTATTGAATCGAACTCAGGTACGATCGTTGTCCAGGCTGACCCAAATCAGTCATTAACTACACAAGTATCTGGATCAGGTGTTTTAACACTTACTTCAGCTACAAGCATAAACATGAACGGCACGTTGCAAATGGCAGCAGGCAAGAAAATCACAGACGTAGGCGGAGATGCAGTTACGTTTGGTGATAAAGTTGACATGGATGATAACAAAATTGAAAATGTTGGAACTCCTACAGCAAATACAGATGCAGCAAACAAATCTTACGTAGATGCAGCAGTAGACGGCTTAGTGAACGGCGCCCCAGGTGCTTTAGACACACTAAACGAACTTGCTAATGCGCTAGGTGACGACGATGACTTTGCGGCATCAATGACTACAGCGTTGGCTCTAAAAGCAGCTACTACATATGTAGATGCCCAAGATTCATCAACATTAGCAAACGCGGCAGTAGACGCAACTTCTAAAGCAAATGCAGCATTGGCATCAGCACAAACATATGCAGATACAGCCGAAGCAGATGCAATTAGTACAGCGGCAGCAGATGCAACTACTAAAGCAGACGCGGCACAAACGGCAGCAGAAGCAACAGCAGCGGCGGCTAACACAGCACTAAAAACTGTTCTAGAAACGTATGCAGATACAGCCGAAGCAGATGCAATTAGTACAGCGTCAAGTGATGCAACTACTAAATCTGCTCAAGCAGAAACAAATGCAGTAGCGTCAGCAGAAGCAAAAGACGCCGTACGTGCAACAGCAGCGGCAAGTGATGCAACAGCTAAAGCAAATGCAGCATTGGCATCAGCACAAACTTATGCAGATACGGCAGTTTCTAACTTAGTTGGTGGCGCAGGCGCAGCCTTTGATACTCTTAAAGAGATCCAAGATGCAATGGCAACAGATGCAGAGCTTTCAACTGCAATTACTAACGTTACATCAGCAGCGGCTTCTACAGCAAGTGCAGATGCAACTACTAAAGCAGATGCAGCATTAGTTGATGCAAAAGCATACACTGATACACGCGAAGGCATAATTACATCAGCATACCAAACATATGCAGATTCAGCCGAAGCAGATGCAGTCAGCACAGCAGGTACAAATGCAGATACTAAAATATTAGTTGAAACAAATGCTAGAACAACAGCAGATACTACGTTGCAAACTAACATTACATCAGAAGCATCTACACGTGCAGCAGCAGATACTACATTACAAGGTAACATTGATGTAGAATCAGGAAGAATTGATGCAATCCTTTCAGGTGCAAGTGCTGATAAAGATACTTTTGCAGAAATCGTTACATTTATTAACTCAGTTGATACAACTAACGATTCAGCATTAGGTACTGAAATCACTACTAGAGCAAGTGCAGATACGGCATTAAGCGGACGCTTAGATGTTGTTGAAGGTACTGGCGCAGGTTCTGTATACTTAGCACAAGCAGATGCAATAGCATCAGCAGAAGCTAAAGACGTAGTACGTGCAACAGCAGCATCAAATGATGCAACAGCTAAAGCAGATGCGGCACAGGCAGCGGCAATTACTGCAGCGGCAACAGATGCAACTACTAAAGCTGACGCAGCTGAGGCAGATGCAATTAGTACAGCGGCAGCAGATGCAACTAATAAAGCAAATGCAGCACTGGCATCAGCACAAGCATATGCTGATACAGCCGAAGCAGACGCAATTAGTACAGCAAGTGCAGATGCAACTTCTAAGGCTAACCAAGCACTAGTAGATGCAAAAGCATACACAGACACTGGAATTGCAAATATTGAAGCAAGTATTTCAACTGCAACATTCCATAGTAGTGTAACTGACGTAAGCAACGCATCAACACTAGCATACACATTTAGTGATATTGTTGGTGCAGAAGATTACACAGTATATGTTAACAGACAACTTGTTAGACCAGCTGAATTAACTTCAGTTAATTTATCAACAGGTGTTGTAACATTTGCATCAAGTGTTATTGAAGTAGGCGACGAAATTGAAGTCAAAGGATGGAAATTAGTTAGCTAATATAATTTAGTCCAAAGGTAGGGGGTCCCAACCCCCTACTTAGGCACTTATAAGTGCCATGGTAATAACAGAGTTAATACTACGAGGCTAAAAAACTTTTAAGGAGAGTTAAAATGGGAAGAAAAGTAAGAAGTGGAGGCTCAACAAGTGCCTTTTCATTCAATAAATCAAAGAAATACAGATATAATTCAACTGGTTCACTAGAAGAATTTACAGGTGATGCAGGTGCAGAAGAAATTACAATTTCAGGTTCAAAATCGTCTCTTAGACGTATGGCGGACATGGAACGTAACATTTCGATCCTAGCAACAAAGCTAACAACAACTGACGGTGAAGCAGATGATGGTAGCAACACAAGTTTTGATACAAACGTAAACAAAACAACACGTTTTAAGAAAGGTGTTGAGATAGTTAAAACACTGACCATGAAAGATCCGATCAACATGAGCAGTAATAAAATCACTTCATTAACTACACCAACATCAAGTAGTGATGCAGCTAATAAATCATATGTTGATGCACGTGAGGCGGCAGCAGAAGCAACAGCGGCAAGTGATGCAACATCTAAAGCTAATTCGGCTCAATCAGCAGCGATTACTTCATCAAACTCATATACTGATACAGCAATTTCAAACTTAGTAAATGGTGCTAACTCATCTTTTGATACACTAAAAGAAATCCAAGATGCAATGGCAACAGATGCTGAACTTTCAGCAGCTATTAGTGGATTAACAATTGGTAATGCTACAATTACAATTTCAGCAGGTAGTGGTTTAGGTGGAGGCGCAGCCTTTACAACTAACCAAACATCTAACGAAACTATATCACTAAATGTTAACACTGGCAACGGTTTAACAATTTCAGGTGATTCAGTAGTAATGTCAGGTTCATACACTGGTGGCTTTACAGCAACTGGTGATATTACTGCATACTCAGATGAATCATTAAAAACTAACATTCAAACAATTGACAACGCTCTAGATAGAGTTGAAGCAGTTCGCGGTGTTACTTTTGATCGTATCGAAGACGGATCAACATCAACTGGTGTTGTTGCTCAGGAACTACTTGAAGTTTTACCTGAAGCAGTTCACACAGATGCAAACGGTGTTCACTCAGTAGCATACGGTAACATTACAGGTCTATTAATTGAAGCAGTTAAAGAATTATCAGCAGAAGTTAAAGAACTTAAAAATATGTAATTTTTAAATTACTAAAACTAAAAGCAGTGCTTAGGCACTGCTTTTTTTATGACTAAACTTTGTTTATTGATAAATACTAACATAACATAGAGAGAATTTAAATGGCATTTAGAGGAATACAATCAACCAATCTTATAAGCAATGACGTTGGATTTAATGACCCATTACTTATACTAAACAAAGATAGTAGCTTACCGACAGATGTAGGTTGGCTAGGTAAAATTGGTCCTATAACTTATGCAGGCTTTGTTAGAGATCACGAAACAAATACGTTTCTACTAATTGATTCAGTAGACCTATCACCAAATACTCTTAATAGTATAAATGCAGGCGAAGTTACAAAAGGTGACTTGTCAGTAAGAACACTCACAGCAGATACAATTGTTGCAGGTAATTTACCAACACAATATACAGATGCAGATGCAAGAGCAGCCATTTCAGCAACTGGTAGTTTGTCTTATGATAGTGCAACTGGTGTTATTAGCTTTACTGATACAGACTATTCATACGCAACAAAAGTTGGATACAATTTAGCAGATCAAACTGATACAACCTCAATTGTATTAGATCCAGGTGATGCAAGTACACCAGCAACATATCGCGGTGATGTCATAAACAACAGTGGCACAGTTATTGTAGATGTGTCAAGCACAAGTTCTACATTTACTGGTGGACTAATGGGTAACACTTATGGTGATGTTTACAACCCAACCGGCGCAAATAAAATTTTAGAAAGCGGAACTGGTAATTTAGATTCTGCCTTAACAGTTGATTCAGCAACCACTACAACATTAAATGCAGGCACTACTAATATTAGTGGCAATGCTACATTTACTGGTGGTAGTGCAGACTTTACTGGAACAACTACAATTGGTAATTGGAACGGTGCTGTTTATGACAGAACTGGTTCTACACTTATTATTGATGATACTGCAATTCCTAAACCTATTGTTTATGCAAACATACAAGGCGGCGTTGTTGGTGATGTTTTAGGTAACCTTGTAGGTAATGTAGATGGTAATGTTACAGGTAACCTTGAAGGTGGTATTATTAATTCGCAAGGACAAGTTGTAATTGATAACTCAGGCTCACTTTCTCCTGATGTATTTAGAGTACCAAAAGGATTAGCAGTAAGTCGACCATCTCCAGCAGTGGAAGGCATGTTATGGTTTAACGAAACAACAAAAATGTTTGAAGGTTACGATGGAACAAACTGGATTCAGTTTATTCCTTCTACGTATCAGCTTATTCCATAAGCATAAATATATAATATAGGATGGAGAATTAGCAGTGGCTTTTAAAATTGGTAATCAAACAGTAATACGAGATATAGATGCTACAGCGGCTATTGAAACAAACAGTAATCTAGATAAACTTCAGATTAATGGAACAGATGTATTAACACATGATGGCTCTACAATTACATTAAAAAATGTTAACATTGATGATTTAATGGAATCATCAATTAATACTGATAATGTTACTGAAGGCTCTACAAACTTATTTCACACAACTGCTAGAGTTGAACAAATTATTAATGCTAATAATCAAACATTAACTTTTGCAGATCCACTGTTAACAATAAGTAACGGTAATACAGTTAACTTATCATCATTAAGTCCAAATTTAACAGGATATGCTACAGAATCATATGTTGATCAAGCAGAATATGATGCAAGATCATATACTGATCAAAGAGAAATAGTAATTACAAGTGCATACAGATCATATGCAGATCAAGCCGAATCAGATGCAATTAGTACAGCAATGTCACAAGCAAGTATAGATGCAACTAATAAGGCAAATGCAGCAAAATCTCAGGCTGTTAGTCAAGCAAGTGCAGATGCAACTTCTAAGGCAAATGCAGCTAGATCGGGCGCTGAATTATACACTGATACAAGAGAAATAGCAATTACAACAGCATACGAATCGTATGCAAACTCAGGTGACACCACAACATATAATGCTGCTAAGTCATATACAGATACAGAAATTACAACAGTATTGCCACTTACAGGTGGAACACTTACAGGTGCATTAACATTAAGTGGCGCACCAACTAGTGCCGATAATGCCGCAACTAAATCATATGTTGATAGTGCAATATCAGGCGGAACAGGCGCATTAGATACAGACGACATATCAGAAGCAAGTAATCTTTATTATACTGATGCTAGAGTAAACACTTTATTAGGCACAAAAGGTTATGCTACAGAATCATATGCAGATCAAGCCGAAGCAGATGCAATTAGTACAGCAAGCACAGATGCAACTACAAAATCCGATCAAGCATTAGTAGATGCAAAAGCATATACTGATACAAGAGAAACAGCAATCACAACTGCATATGAAACCTATGCAGATACAGCCGAAGTAGATGCAGTATTAACAGCAAACGCATACACTGATACAAGAGAAACAGCAATCACAACTGCATATCAAACATATGCAGATCAAGCCGAAGTAGATGCTAAAGCATACACTGATACAGAAATTGCTGCAATTGTCGATGGTGCTCCAGGCACGTTAGATACATTAAACGAATTAGCCGCTGCACTAGGAGATGATGCAAATCTTAGCACAACACTTAGTACACAAATAGGAACAAAGTTAGCAACAGCAGACTTTAATTCAACAGCAGATGCCTGGCTAGGATCAAATCTTTACTATACAGATGAAAGAGTAGATGATAGAGTTTCTAATCTTCTTGTAGCGGGCAGTAACATAACACTTACATACAACGATTCGCTTAATACAATGACAATTGCTTCGGCAACAACAGCAAGCGGTGGTTATGACTTATCATCGAATACTACAGATGATGTAACAGAAGGTGCAAATAATCTTTACTTTACATCTGCAAGAGTTGATACAGTGTTTAGTGGTAAAACTACTTCTGATTTAACAGAAGGTACAAATTTATATCATACAAATGCACGTGTTGATGCTCGTATACCAACTAATGTAAGTTCATTTACAAATGATTCAGGATATATTACATCCTTTACTGATACAAACACAACATACACAGCAGGCACAGGGTTAAATTTAGTTGGAACAACATTTAATAATACAGCACCGGATCAAACTGTAAGTTTAACAGGCTCAGGTGCTACAAGTATTAGTGGAACATATCCTAACTTTACTATCAGTAGCACAGATACAAACACTGATACAAACACAACATATTCAACTGCGACATCAGGAACACTAGGATTAGTTAAAATTGGATATGGTGAGAATGGTAAAAACTATCCAGTAGAATTATCAAGTGGAAAAATGTTTGTAAACGTTCCATGGGTAGACACAAACACCGATACAGACACAACATATACAGCCGGAAATGGGTTGACATTAACCGGAACAGAGTTTAAAATGAGTGGAAGTTATACAGGTGATTTTACAGCATCTGGTGATGTAACAGCATACTCAGATGAAAGACTAAAAAGCAACATAACAACAATAGAAGATGCATTAGACAAAGTTAAAGCAATGCGTGGTGTTATGTTTGATAAAACAAATTCACTAACTGGTGAACTAAGACAGTCAACTGGTGTTATTGCACAGGAGACAGAAGAAGTATTACCAGAGGTAGTGCATAATGACGACAACACAGGCTATAAATCTGTAGCATACGGAAATATAGTAGGCGTTCTTATTGAAGCAATAAAAGAACAACAAAGCCAAATTGAAGATCTTACAAAGGAAGTAGAATTTTTAAAAGGCAAAAGATAATTAACCTTAAACACAACTTAAATATCGATTACGATAAATATAACTAGCAAACGAATGTTTGTTAACGTTAATAAACTCGAGGAGTAACAAATGGCATTACCAGCAACCGGAAACACGGTAAGTATGAGTACAGTACGTGACTATTTTGGATTAAGTGGAACAGTTTCACTATATCAATTAGGTACGTTTATCTCACCGCAAGTAACAACAAATATTAAACTATCAGCCACCTTTGGCGGATGGCAAAATCCTAATTCAACAGGCGCATCATAATATTTAAAATATTATTTAAAACACTGTCAAGTAGCTCTTGACAGTGTTTACTTTATGTTGTATAATTAAATGAATACAGACAAGTATACTCAATACAGGAGAAAACTATGAGTTCAAGAACAAGATTCGAAATAGAAACATTTTTGTTGGGTGCCCATCCAACAGTAGAGCGTCAAGCATTAGAGCTACAAAATGAGCTAATGCAAGCACGTACACAGCAACATCCAGACTTAGCAATGCTAGAAGCAGTGGCTAGTGACTTTGTTGCTAAAAACGGTGAATTTGACGCTTTAATTAGCGGTATCGAAGCAACCGAAGAAGAATATTGGACTACACGTCTTGCACGTTTGGCAGCAATTGATATTCTTACAATTGGTAAAGTACAACCAGAGCATATGAATTATATGGCATCACTATCAGATGATGCATTTTCCTCATGTGTCAAGTCAGCTACAACACTTGCTAAATCATTAAATGATTCAGTACAGGAAATTGAAGCAGAACTTGGTTCAGAACTTACTGATTAAATTAAATGGTAAGTATACCTAAGTTTATACAAAAATCTGACCCTACCTCAAATGTCGCAATATGTGTTCCAGTAAGGGACCATGTGACATCAACATTTACCTATAGTCTTGCTATGCTTATGAAAAAGTGTGGCGAGAAAGGACAAAAAGTTTCCTTACATATGGTTATGGGAAGTGAAGTAGCAATGCAACGCCAACAATTAGTTGACGAAGTATTGGAAACGTCAGCGACACATATATTCTGGGTAGACAGTGATATGAAGTTTCCAGTAGATTCATTATTTTCTTTGCTATCGCATAAGAGAGAAATTGTTGGAGCAAATTATAGCACAAGAGTAAAACCGCACAGACCCGTTGCGTTTAAAAATGAAAACAATCTAGACAAGAGAGTTTTTGGCGGACAAGGCATAGAAGAAGTGTTTGCAGTAGGCAGTGGTCTATTGTTGGTAAATAGATGTGTATATGAAAATATGTCAAGACCACATTATAGTATTGAATGGAATGATAACTATACTAACTTAGTGGGCGAAGATATATATTTTTGTAAAAAAGCATCAGCGCATGGATATACATCACATATCGATCATGCGTTAAGTGAAAGAATTGCACATATAGGCATGAAAGAATTTACAATAAAAGGCGACTGTTATGATTAAAACTTCTACAACTTCTCTATTAGATTTCAAAGGACAAAGTGTTATTACACCTTGGGATAGACTAAAAAAATATATTTTTAAAAGTTACCCTATTGTGTATGTAGATGAAAAAATAACAGACACTGAAGAACTTACAAAAATTGCATCCGAATATTTAGGCAAATCAGAAATGGTTTGGGTAGTACTAAAAACAGCTACACTTAATCCAGAATTTCCTTGGCATTACAAGCCAAGTGATGTGGGACATAATGTAATACATAGATTTCCAAAAGTAATTAAAAGAACTGGACGTCCGGTTAATTGGGGAGACATTCAATTAGTTCCAACTGGCGGCGTAGTACATGGAACAGTAAAAAATAAAATTGTTGGGTCATTCCATGAAGCAGACTTTGACATTATTATGATTAGTTTCCATGAAGCAGAAGCAGATCATAATTATCAACAACTAAGACTTAGATTTCCAGAAGCAGGACATATTAAAAATGTAGCAGGCATTGGTAATGCTCATAAAAAAGCAGGAGAATTAGCAACATCAGAAATGGTATATATTGTTGATGCAGATGCAGATGTTATGAATGACTTCTGTTTTGATTATATTCCTCCAATGGCAAAAAGAGCAAACACAACATATGTTTGGTATGCACGTAATCCAATTAATGGATTAGAATATGGATATGGTGGTATTAAATTATTCCCAAGACAACAATTAATCGAAATGGGCCATGTGCTTCCAGACTTTAGTACAGGCGCAGCATTTTATCAACCAGTTAGAGATGTTTCTAACATAACAAGATTTAATAGAGATCCATTCCGTACATGGCGTAGTGCATTCCGTGAATGTGTAAAACTATCATCTCAAATTAATCCAAATGCTCCTGTAAAAGAAACAGCAGATAGATTAGAAACATGGTGTACAGTTGATGAAGGCGGACGTTTTGGACGTTATTGTATCAAAGGTGCATTGGAAGGAAAAGCATACGGTATTGAACACAAAGATGATGTTGAAGCACTAAACAAAATTAATGATTTTGAATGGTTGCGTGAACAATTTGTTGAAAGTATGAAAAAACGTATTAGCGCCAAATAAAAACAAATCTCTATAAAACTATCTATGCAAGTCGTAGATAGTTTTTATTTTCTTTAAAAAATCCTTTGAATTACATTGAATTTTAGCACCAGGGTGTAAAGGCTTTGGCCATTTTTCTATAGCAACCCAGCAATACCCATTGCTTTCTGAATTTAGTTTAGGAATAAATTCTTCGTTTACTAAAACAACAAAGCTATTATATATAAACTTTCCATTTTTACTAGTAAACTTACTCACAGGAATAACCTTGGCAATATCAACCTTGCCAACTTCTTCTTCTATTTCTCTGTATAAAGTTTCTGACGGTCTTTCTTGATCTTCACTCTTACCACCAAAAAATCCCCATTTCTTAGAATGAGTTACTTTCTCGCTTCTGAGTTGCATCATTACTCTTCCGGTTGTTGTACTTAAGAAAATACAACCACTTGCTTCTATCATTATAAGTACAGTCTCCAAAAGCCTGCGTTGTAAATTGCTTCGTAACTGTTAACCCAACCAGAGCCGTTCCACTCTAATTGATCATCTGTGCTGACATTAGTTACGTAATGTGTTAAGTTGTTATTTGCAGCAGAGTCAAATACTATAGACCATGCACTTCCGTCAAACTCTACAATATCATATCGGTTAGCACTTGATAAACCATTCCAATTTGAACTAACAGGAATAGGATTAAGTAATAAGTATCTAACACCAGCATTTGCAGAAGGAACAGTACCATCACCTGGATAGTTTTTTGATCCATCTATAATTCCATTTATTGCAGATAATGTATTAGTAGGCAATGTTGACGTATCAATATCAACTGATAATATATTATCATTAAGTTTGCTCACACGACCAATAATGTCATTGTCTGTGTCGCCTGGGTCAGAACTTTTTCTTAATCTAATTTGACTAATACCATCTCTTAACTCTCCAAATTTCTTTAGATCATTTGTCCACGATACTTCATTACCATCAGAGTCAAATGCAGTTTCATCTAATGCAAGTAAAGTTAATTTATTATCTTCATACATGACTTTTCTATTTTCAAGTGTAACTACAGTATATTCTACAGTAGATCTATCAAATGCAACATTCTCTTTAAAGTTATCTAATTGTACATCGTCTAAATTATACATTTGATTAATAATAGTATGTATAAGTTTTTGTTGTTTTACCTTAGCTGGTGGATTGATTAATATAGGTAAATCAAAATTTATAGAAGCTACATCAATAATATCGTCAATGCTACTACCTATGCTTCTACTACTCCATGTGGTATTTTTCATTTCTATATAAGTTAACGAACTCCAGTCATATGGATTATTGGAAGTCCTAACATCTAACGTAGGATTAAACAATACTAATATTTGTTCCATTAGTTGTAACTTTTGTTCTGTATTTGAAGTCCATATATCGCAGTTCATTGATAGTACATATGTAACTGGATTATGTCTTTCTATTGTATATCTATTGCCAGGTTCGTTTGAATATTCACCAGTTGTATCATTATATTTCTTTTCTATAACTTGAACTTTGTCTATGTGTCCTGGTGATGTTCTTAATTCAGGCGCCATTGCTAAGTTAGTAACATAACAACTAATAAATGGAACAGTGTTAACAATGTTCTCTGAGTTTTCTCTGGTTATGTGTGCCGCCATACGATTGATATCACCATAGCGTACTGGAACTAATTGCATTACTGGAAGCCCAGTATCATCTTTGCCCATTTGTACACTGAATCCACTAAACAGTCTTATAAACTGTTGAATGTATCTTCTAATTTGTTTATCGTAAAAGTATTGTTGCTCTGCCATTGTTTATTCCTAAAAGTCTGAATCTAGCCCTTTTTTCTTAGAAGGGTTCATTACTTTACTTAATGCTTGACGTTCTGGAGTTTCTTTATCATCCACAACTGTTGTTGAATTATTATTAATAAAGTCACCAGCGTTATATGTTTTATCGCTCCAAGTTTTTTCAGTCACGTTATCATATAGTCTTTGCCATCTGCTTCCTCTAAACACAAATAATCTATTTGGATTAAAATCATTTCGTATAAAGAATTCACCATCTTTTGGTTGAACAGGAAATTGATCACCTTGTTGTAGTGTTTCACCGTGATCATATTCTGGCTCTTTTTTGTCATCCACACCAAACAAATGTTCAGCTAATGGCAATCCATTAGGATCGGCTTCTTCTGCAGCTTGTACAATAGCGTTACTAATATTAAGCTCTGTTTTGTATGCACTTATATCATTTTTAAGACTATCTGGATCACCAGCAGTTCCAAGTATATCTGCGTATTCTTGTGTATCTGTTAATGGTGCTACTTTAACACGCCAAATGTGTGGATACCAAGTTTGTGAGAATCCTTCACTTCCTCTTGCGGCATCTTGTACAACATAAAATTTGTTAACAGCATCTCTGTCTGTGCTTAATAGTAATTCATCACGTAAATGCGGTAATTCAATTACATCTCCTGGCATTAATCTTCTACCAAGTTTTTGAACCATATCGTTAATATGAAATGTAATAAACAATGTATCGTTTGTTAAAAACAAACCAAACTGTGTTAAATCAAAATCATTGTCACTTACATTATATACGCCACGTAGTTCAAAAATATCCGGATCGTACTTACGATCTCTGTTTTCCATAAACAGTAAGTCTTGTATTTTAGTTTCGTCTACTAAACCTTCAGGATTAATTTCTTCACCTGATAGCATATCTTTTTGTAAGCCACTTTTATAATTTGGTTCACTTGGATCATCATTAGACGAATCTGAATCAGGACCTAAGTACTTGTGTACATGTATTGCAGTACCACCAATTGAAAATTGCTCGAGAATACTCCTATCCATGAAGTTATAATCGTTGCTTTTGTATGGTTTATATAAACTTAATCTTGGCATATGGTTTTCCTATTATATACAGTATTTATGACTTGCGAACTTCCAAGATGGTAAATAGTTATATGCGTAGTTAATCTTAACTAGCATTATAAAGAGGAAAAATTATGTTTAGATTTTTTACAGTAAAAAAATGGGCTTTATGGTCCTGGCTAGGATCAGCAATAATCCTATCATCGCTTTGGATACAAGTCGAGATTGATGTTAAGATTAACGAATGGTTTGGCCAATTTTATGATATGATTCAAAAGGCATTAGCAACACCCAATGCAATCACCATAGGTGAATATTGGGGCAGTTTAGCAAGTTTCTTATACTTAGCGGCTATCTATGTAGGTATCGCAGTAGTAGTAAGTTTCTTTACAGCACACTATCTATTTAGATGGCGCACAGCAATGGTCGAATGGTATCATAGTGTATATGACAAAGCTAGAACTATTGAAGGCGCCGCTCAGCGTGTGCAAGAAGATACTATTAAGTTTAGTCGTATTATGGAAGGCTTAGGAACAAGTTTTATTGAATCAATTATGGTTCTAGTTCAGTTCGTTCCTATTCTATTAGGACTATCAGTTGGTATTCCTATCTTCTTCTTTGGTGATTGGCAATATGGACTTGTTACAGGTGCTATTGTTTGGTCAGTAGGTGGAACATTATTCTTAATCGCACTAGGTTGGTTACTACGACTTGTGGGTGTAGAATATGACTTACAGAAGAAAGAAGCGGCATACCGAAAGATACTCGTTATTGCAGAAGATGATGAGACAGTAAGACCAAAAACTATTGATGAATTATTTGCAGATGTTCGTGGTATTCACTTTAAGTCTTATTTGCGTTATTTGTATTTTAATGTAGGACGTATTACATACTTACAAGCAAACGTATTAAGTGCTTATGTGTTCCTAGCACCAGCTATTGTAGCCGGCGTTGTAACACTAGGTGTAATGCAACAGATTATTAGAGCATTTGGTAGAGTTGAAGGCTCAATGCAATATCTCTTTAGAGCGTGGCCAACACTTATTGAGTTAATGAGTGTGTTCAAACGTTTAAGAGAATTTGAAAGACAAATCAACGAAAAATAAAGAAAAATTATAACCTATTGAAAGTGCAGGATTCTTTTCTGCACTTTTTTCTTGACTTCTCCGCCAAGATGTCTTATACTGTATAAGTAAATTAAGTAAAAGGAACCAAAATGTTAAATCAAACTGTAAAATTCGAAGATATGCCAGCAGACGTAATTGCAATGGAAGATGTATGGTTCGAAGATGTTGATCAAGAAACACTAGATAGTGAGTTTGAAAACGAGTAGGTTGACAAAACTAACAAACTGTATTAACATATATGCTAAACTTAATGGAGAAATCAAATGGCAACAACAAATATAAAAACCCGAAAAAAGAAAAAGGTTGTCAGAGGCGCTCCACGTATTAAACGAGGCGCCAAACTTGATTCACCATCATGGGAAGGATGGGAAGATTGGACAGGTGAAGAATTTCACCGCAAGTCAACACATGCCCGTGAATGGTATTACCACAATTATAAACCTGCAGATCTTTATCCAGCCGTTGGTGCATGGATGATACAACAAGGTGATGAGTTTACCAAAGAAGATATAAAAGCAGTAAAGGCCGCACCAGGGCATTCGTTGAGTGTAACAGCAGGCATTACAGCAAAATTAATATTATCTGGAATGCCAGAGTACAACGAAAAAGCAGATGAATATTGGCAGTCGTTACCAGGCACAATGGGTGACCTAAAACCACTTGGTGAATTCTTACGAAAGCAAATTAAAATTGCAATAAAAGCCGGCAAACCTATACTTGAGGCTAAACAAGAAATTGTAAAAGAAAAAGCAAATACATATCAGCCTACTATACAAGAACGTATGCGTGAAGCATGTATTGTAATGGCTACTGAAATAGAAGAATTTGTAGTTTCATTTTTAGAAACACATGATACTAAAGCACTAAAAGAATTTGAACCAGCAAAAATTCTTAGACGTGAACAAGCCAAAGCCGGACATGCACGTTTAATTAAAACTTGGTATCAAGGCGAGCGTGATGAGATTTATGACTTAGTAAATTTTCCAACCAGTGCTAAACTAAAAAAGATGAGCGAGTACGATCAAGATATGTATGCTCAACTTAAAGAAGGATACAATCATTTAACATCTAAACAAGCAAAAAGTATACTGGAAATGTTCCAGCGTATTGTTGATGCATGTGATATTATTTCTGTAGAAAATAAAGCACAACGAAAGCCACGTAAAGCAAAACTTAAATCAGCGGATCAGTTAGTTAAAAAGTTGAAGTTTAAAATGAGTGATACTAACTATGGTATTGCAAGTGTACCCGCAGAAAAATTAATTGGGGCAAATATTGCCATGGTATTCAATTGTAAGAATCGTAAAATTGGTCTCTACTATGCAAGTAATATAGACCCAAGAGGAATGCAACGTGAAGGTAGCGGACTTAGTGTTAAAGGCACAACACTGCAAGGCTATGATGAGAATAAGAGTGTACAACGAACTGTTCGTAAAACAGATGAGTTTTTACCACAGATTAAGAAAACAACAAGATCTAAAACAGAGAAGTTGTTTGCTACACTAAAAACAACAGAAACAAAACTTAATGGTAGGTTCAACGACGAAACAATAATACTGGCGGTATTTTAATGTTCGCATTTATTAATCCATATGAAATTTTTAACAAAAACGAAGACGATAAGTTTGGTGTAATTATAGATTGTAAGAACACTGAAACTCCCTCGCTTGATGTTGATTTAGATCAGAAACTAGGAAAGTTATCACTTGAGTCTGCTCAACATGCCGGCTTTAACAATATTGTATTATTTGAAGATAGACTAGATTTTGATGTAGCAGTACAAGAGCTAACAAAAATAGGAATATGGAAAATTATATATGTATTCTCTGGTACATTGTTTGGTCCTAAGAGTGCAAGAATTGTTAGACGCTTCCCACATCTAAGTGCATTTGTAAAAGATGATTATGTTTTTAGAAAGTTCTTTATATTTGAAACAGGTAGATATGAATTCTTTGATATCAGAGATCCATTCTTAGGTAATGTAGTAGATAAACTAAAGCATGTAAGCATGGACGAGCTGGATATAAGCTACTTAAACCCAGATGAAACTAATTATATATTCTTGGAAGACTTAGCAAATAAAGAAGTACCTAACATTGATAAATTAAATACTGATTCTGAAGTAGATATAAAGTATGCTGATACATTAGTGGAACTTTCTGAGGACTTATTAAAATGAGTGCATACAATGATTTTGTAAGATGGTATAACAATCATATAAAATTAGGTGGCAATATAGGAACATTAGAAGCAAGCACAATTTATAATATAGAAGACCAAGCTATAAGTCATATGACTCGTCATATAACTTTTGTTAGAAATAATTGGCACTCTATTAATGATAATTATGATTTTTTTATTAATGATCCATCAAACTTTATTGAAAATCCTACAAGTGAGATGTGTAGACATTTAATTCAATATTTGTGGATGGCAGATCAAGAAATACATTACAAACCAGTATGTTATTCACAAAATTCTAAGAATGGTCATGTTATACATCCAGGCGGAAGTAGATTACATGCAAGATGGGCTCAGAAAAAATCTACAGAAATTATTTTCCTAGATTATAAATTACCCACATGCAATAACATATATCAACCATTTAGTGATGTCAACGAAGCATGGAATGGGTTAACTTATACTTCACATACACCTGACATAATTGAAACACATAGCTTTAAACATACATCTTCAACTGATGATCTAATTGATTTCACATATAAACATGATATGGATTATTATAGAACTACAGATTTTGAACAAATCTTATTTATAGAAGATTTAAAAGACGATTGTTATGCAGCCTGGCGTCAATCAGCTAGACATTATCTCAATGAATGCTTAGAGAATCCTGTTAGGTACGGTGAACGTATGTTAAATATCTAGGTACTATGATAAATACATAGTAAGGAAAAGAATTCCAGGAGAATGTATTCATGAGTAAAAAAGCAGAATTACAAAAAGAAATTGAACTTCGTTTAGGCGGAGGAATGGTCGACGTTGAGCTTGATCCAGAACATTATGAACTAGCTATTAACAAAAGTTTACAAAAGTATAGACAGCGAAGTGAAAATGCAGTCGAAGAAAGTTTTATTGTTATGGAACTATTAGTTGATCAAAGTGAATATACATTACCAACCGAAGTTATTGAAGTACGTGATATCTTTAGACGTACAACTGGTGTAAGTGCAAGTAGTGGTAACGATTTTGAACCATTTCAATCAGCATACATGCAAACATACTTGCTCGGCTCTTCACGTAAAGGTGGATTAGCTACATTTGACTTCTTACAACAAAGCAGAGAAACAATGGGCCGCTTGTTTGGAGCAGAGCTTATGTTTACTTGGCGTCATCAAGATAAAAAACTTATTATCCATAGAAAAATTAAAGCACCTGACAACTGTGTGCTTTGGTGCTATAACTATAGAACAGATGAAGGTTTGTTAACTGATCAATATGCTGGTCCTTGGCTTAAAGACTATGCATTATGTCATGCAAAACTTATGATAGCTGAAGCACGTGGTAAGTTTACACAGATTGCAGGACCACAAGGTGGAACAACAATGAATGCAGATCAGCTTAGAACTGATGCAATGACTGAGATAGACAAATTAGAAACTGAGCTAACATTATATAATGATGGACAAAGCGGCTTAGGTTTTGTTATTGGATAATATACATGTATCAATGCAATGTTGCATCAGATGTGCCTGGTTGGGTAGATCCACTACAACACAAGTATTATCAAAAAATAGTTAATCAATTACCAGACAATCCTAAATTTTTAGAAATTGGATGTGGATGGGGGCGTAGTACTTGGGGCTGGCTTGATGTATTACCGCCAACTACTGAATACTACATAGTTGATTTGTTTATGTTAGATTATAAAACACTTAAACATGAGCAGTTGGATTACTTGATGCCATATACAACTGAAGTAAACAACTATTTAGATGATTCCTATTCTAATAACAAAACTCAACAAGATATTATGATAGAATTAATATCACAGCATCAAAATTATAATATTATAAAAGATATTATACCAGTATCATTTCAAGATTCTAAACAACAAATACAAAGTATACAATTTGATGGTGTATATTTAGATGGAGATCACACATACAAAGAAGTGTATGATCAACTTGAATACTTTAAAGATGTTTCAGTACTATGTGGCGATGATATACATTGGCAAGAAGTAAGAAATGCATTATTTGACTGGGCAGAAAAATTTAACAAAGAACCTAAAATAGTTCCAGGTTGCAATATGTTTGTTGCAAATTATACTTCTTGACAAATTCCTAATATTCCACTATAATATATTAAAGTTATAGGAGATTTCATTGAAAAAAGTAATTGGTATATGTGGGCTTATTGGACACGGCAAAGATACAGCGGCCGGATTCTTAATTGAAGAAGGATTTCAGCGTATCAGTTTTGCAGGTGTGCTAAAAGATGCATGTGCTAATGTATTTCAATGGGATAGAATACTACTAGAAGGTAACACACCCGAAAGCAGAGTCTGGAGAGAAACTGTTGACGAATGGTGGGCCGAACGTTTAAGTATTCCTAACTTCACACCCAGACTAGCACTACAGCAAGTAGGCACAGATGTTATGCGTAGACATTTTCATCCAGACATATGGGTAGCGGCATGTGAACGTCAAATTGCAATGACTGAAAAGAATGTTGTTATAAGCGACTGTAGATTCTTCAATGAATTAAATGTAATTAAACGTTTAGGCGGAACAACAGCCGTTGTATGGCGAGATAGTGAACCCGAATGGTGGGGCTCTGCTTGTAAGGCAAACATAGAACACGCACCACAGCTAATGGAAACACAATATCCAAGCGTTCACCCTAGTGAATGGAGTTGGGCAGGTTGGACATTTGATAGACAGATTAATAACACAAGCACATTAGAAGATCTACGTCAACAAACGCTAAAATACTTATTGTAATAAATACATACTATACAATAAGGAATACTCACAATGCGAAACAATTATTACAACGATCCATCGTTACAAGAGTTATCAAGTTGTCAACGAAACTTTGATCAAACCAAGTCCATTGAGCCCGAAAAAATAGCTATATTAGATGAATGGGCGTCAAAGCCACCACAACAAACAAGCGATAGATATGTTGCTGTAATTAAAATTAGCAATTTAGAATGTATGCTAGAGTTAAGCAAACTGTGTTACCCCGATTTTGGATTGGAACCAGACAACCCAGATAAAATATATCAACCACAAATAAATGGATCTATATGTTATGTTTATACTTTAGAAAGAGGTAAAGATATATATCCCAGCCAGTTTTTTTCTGGATTTGAATCAGGGTTATTAGTTGCAAAAGCAACACAATTAGGACTCAAAACAGGATTTACAAAATGTATACCACATAACTTCTTAGAATGGGATAGTTGGAAAACCAAATGGAATATACCTCAAATTCATCACAAATTTTCTTTTGCAGTAAGCGTAGGTTATCCTATTGAAGGTAAACCCTATTACTGGTCAAATGATGAAAACACAGCGCAAGGAGAAGGTATTGAACATTACCATAACGTTCCTGATTGGGCAAATCTTACTATAGTTGAATAATAAACTATATACTTAACTCTGTAACCACCCCTTTTTATAGCACCTTCGATAAATACAAGTAGACACGATTCTACGTACTAACTAAAGGAGCTAAATCATGGCAAATCTTGTTTCACCTGGAGTACAGGTAACAATTACAGACGAATCAGTATACGGCCCAACTGGAACAGGCACAGTACCAATGTTATTCATTGCTACAGGTCAGGACAAAGTTGACCCAACTGGTACAACAACAACGGCAGCACAAACTGTCAAAGCTAAAGCTGGAAAACCAGTTTTAGTAACATCACAAAGAGAACTAACACAAAACTTTGGTAACGTTGATTTTCATAAAGTTGGCGGTACAGTTCAACAAGGTGATGAAACTAACGAATACGGCTTACTAGCTGCATATTCATTTTTAGGTCAAAGTTCAGCTGCGTACATTGTACGTGCAGACGTTGATTTAACAGCACTACGCCCACAAAGCTCAGCACCAACTGGTCCTGCAGCAAATGGAACAAATTGGATTAATCCAAGCAAATCAAATTGGGGATTATTTGAATACCAAGCCACAGGTTGGGTAGCAGTAACACCAACAGTAGAACTTACAGATGGTTCAGCACCAGCAGCTGTATCAGTTACAGGCGCATACCTAGTAACTGTTGATGCAGCACCAGGTTCAACAGAAATTGAATATTGGAAAGCAGCAGCATCACCAGGCGCTGGCGCATGGGATGCCTCAGGTGCCACATTTGCACCACACTACAGTGAACCAAGTTCACCAAGTGTTGGAGACTTATGGGTTAAAACTACTTCACCAGGTAGCGGTGTTAAATTAGATATTTCAAAATACACAACAGCATCAGGTTCTTTTGTATCAACTCCGGCTCTTTATGCAGACGCAAGTGATCCAGACGGAACTACAAGCGACATTAACCAAAACGGTTCGGCTGCAGTAGCTAGAACATTACAAGAAGGTGATATTTGGTTAGAACTTGCCGCTAATAAATTAGTAGTAAAAGCATACACATCAGGTTCTTGGGCTAATGTTGTTGTAACAGCATCATCAACAATGCCAACAGGTGCACCATTAGATGGTACAGTTTGGCATGATGGCGACATTAACGAATTAGCTATTTACGAAGTTGAAGACGATAGTGGAACACAAAAATGGAAGCGTGTAACTAACGTAGCATACGGAACAGACGCACCAGCAGTGGGTTCAGTAGGCGATTATTGGATCGACACTGATGAAGCAGGCTATCCAGCAATTTACCGTTCAAGCGGTAGTGCATGGGTTAAGAAAGACAATGCAGATCAAACATCATCAAATGGTGTTGTATTTGGTGATCTTTCACCAAACGATACAGCAGCAGGTGCCTTTGAATCAGTAATTATCGGCGCAAATCCATTATTACACCCAGTTGGAACAACAGGTATTAACATGTGTCATTCGGGTGGTACTGTAAGAATGTACGATAGTTCATTATCAACAGTTTGGAAATGGCGCAACCATGCTCCAGCACAAGCAGATGGATCAGGTTCATTTGGTAGACATGCTCAAAGAGCAGTAGTTGTAGCGGCAATGCAAGCAAGTGCATCTGCAGCTGACCATAGAGCAGAAACAGTAGCATTTAGCTTAATAGCAGCTCCTGGTTATCCTGAAATGACAGACGAAATGGTAGCACTAAACAGTGACAGAAATGAAACAGGTTTTGTTATCGTTGACGCACCTTTCCGTTTAACACCAGCACAAGCAGTAACTTGGGTACAAGGCGCAGGCGCTTCAGCTAATGGCGAAGCAGGCTTAGTAACTAAAAATACTTACAGTGCAGTTTACTACCCACATGCATTAACAACTAACCCTTCTACAGGTGATAACGTTGTTGCTCCAGCATCACACATGGCATTATACACATATGCATTTAGTGATAACGTGAGCTTCCAATGGTTTGCACCAGCAGGCTTAACACGTGGTGTTGTACAAAACGCATCAGGTGTAGGTCATTTAAATGCAGAAGGCGAATTTGTAGGTGTATCACTTACACAAGGTCACAGAGACACAATGTATAATGCTAAGTTAAACCCAATCGCAAGATTCCCGGCAGAAGGCACAGTTGTATTTGGACAGAAAACATTACATGCAGGTGCATCAGCACTTGATCGTGTTAATGTTGCTCGTTTAACAGCATATCTAAGAGAACGTTTTGCCGTAATAGCAAGACCTTACTTGTTTGAGCCAAATGACAAAAGCACAAGAGCAAATGCAAAAGCAACGTTTGATGGCTTTATGTCAGGTGTGTTACAAACAAGAGGTGTAACAGACTTTGCAGTAGTATGTGACGAAACAAACAATACAGCAGCAAGAATCGATGCAAACGAATTTTGGATTGATGTTGCAATTGAACCTACTAAGTCAGCAGAATTTATTTACATTCCAATTAGAATTGTAAATACTGGCGAACTTGGTTAAAAGGTAGCTATATACGACTAAATTTAATAAAGGTTGCTTTTTTTAAAAGTGGCCTTTATTTTTTTTGTCAATTATGATAAATACATATAGTATATAACTACAACAGTTTATTAAGGAGAAAAAGATGGCTGTAAATTTAAATCAATTTGGTGTACCTTCGTCGGCTAGTGATAACTCGACTTTGATGCCAAAACTACAATACCGTTTCCGTGTTAACTTCACAGGAATGGGAAACGTTGCTGCAGATCGTACTAGTTCAACACAAAACGTAATTAGTGCAGGACGTCCAAGCATTACACACGAAGAAGTTATTGTTGATTCATATAACTCAAAATCATACATTGCAGGTAAACATACTTGGGAACCAATTAGTATTGTTTTACGTGATGACGTGAATTCAAGCGTAATTAGATTAATTGGACAACAGTTAAACAACCAATTAGACCATAACTCACAAGGTGCTGGCATCTCTACAGATGGAACAGTATCAGGATTGTCATATAAATTTAATATGGAAATTGAAATCCTCGATGGTACAGCGGCAGCAGCACCACTTGATAAGTGGGAATTAGCTGGTTGTTACTTGTCAAACGTACAGTATGGAGATCTTAACTATGGCACAAGTGACATGGTACAGGTAACTATGCAAATTCGTTATGATAATGCAGCACACACACTTGAAACTCAAGACGACGATTTACTTTCAGACGTAGGGTAAATTAGATTGATTTAGTTGGCTCTTAGGGCCAACTAATCAGTTCAGGAGTTACAGATGAGAACCAACTACGCATACGATAAGTATAACCAAGGCACTGGCGCAAAGCAAGTAGTCAAAGGGGTTCCAAGGCATAAATTTAATTTTACTGCCAGCTTAAAGTATGTCAGCGACACTGGAAGCAGTGTGTTTGATAATGGAATTCAAACATTGGAATTGGATAAAATATTAAATATCCAAATGCCAAGTTGGACTTCGTCAGCTGTGACAATGAACGCATATAACAAAAAGAGAGTAGTTCAAACAAACTATGAATATTCTCCAATAATACTAACCGCATACGATATCCATTCTCCTTCGGTCCTGCAAAATTTCTTAAAAGATTATTCAAACTACTATTTTGCAGGACCAATGAACATTGATCCAACTGATGATTTTGCTACACTAGATGCAGGTTTTAAATTACAGCGAGATAGAAACTTTATCAAAACATTAGATATTGTAAGAAGCGATAATCAGTCAGTTAATAAAATAACCGTATACAATCCAGTTATTACATCAATAGACGCAGATACATTAGATTACTCAGATAGTAGCCTTGTACAATACAAACTTACATTTGTTTACGAAGGCTACGATATCAGAGACATATCAAACACTTAGGAGACTCAATGCCTAAGAACTACATGCAAGGCATTTACGAGGTTTCTAACCCAGGTAAATACTTAGGTAAAAAAGCACCAAGATATAGAAGCGGGTGGGAACTAGCAGTATTCCGTATGTGTGACAATCATCCAGCCGTACTAGGTTGGGGAAGTGAAACACACAGAATTCCGTATAGAAATCCATTGACAGGTAAAGCATCAACCTATGTTCCAGATTTACTTATGGTATACAAGGATGCAGGCGGCGGAAACCATGCAGAAATGGTTGAAATAAAACCAGCAAAGCAAACATTAGGTGAAGCTAAAACACAAATGGATAAAGCGCAAGCAGTGGTTAATCATGCTAAGTGGGAATCAGCAAGAGCATGGTGTAAGCAACAAGGAATGGGCTTTAGAGTTATAACTGAACATCAAATATTTAACAAGCCTACTCGTTCTAAAAAGAGGAAGAAATGACAAAAAAATTAGAAGAAGAATTTAACTTACCATCAATAGAAGAATTAATGCCAGATGTTGAACCTGAAGAAGAATTAGAGCCAACTGTTGAAGAAACTCAAAACGAAATAGTTAAATATAAAGATGATTTAAGCATTGCAGAACGTGCCGATGCAGCACTTCCTATGGTAACAGGAATGGAAGAGCTCGACAGAGAAATGGATGCATATGCATCAAAGGCTATGGCAACATTTGATGATTTAGTAGATTTAGGTAGAAATGTAGAAGATAGACACGCTGCACCAATATTTGATAGTGCAAGTAAAATGCTTGCGGCCGCATTACAGGCCAAACAAGCTAAAATGGACAAAAAAATGAAAATGATTGAACTACAAATGCGTCAACAACGAATACAGCAAGAAGAAAAGAAAACTGATGCATATGTAAAAGATAAACTTGGAACAGATGAAGATACAGAAGAAGTTACAGGACGTATAATTGGAGATAGATCAGAGTTATTAGCCGAAATCATGAATAAAATGAAGAACGATGATAAATAGTATTATGGAGAAGACGTTATGAAATCATTTACACAATATCTTGTAGAATCTAATAAAACTTGGAATTTCTGCATCAAAACAATTCATCAACTAACAGATGAACAGTGTGATCGCATCGAGAAGCACCTAATGAAATATGACTCGACAGGACTCAGTGCTGAAAAGAAAACAATACTACAAAGTATACCAAGAGACTTCCCTCAACACAGAGGATATGAAGTTTATTCATATGAATTTGAAACAAAGTTAATTACAACATCCGCTCAAGTACAAACTGAGATTGGAAACATGTTGGGATTAAGAGATGGTGTGCTAAAAGTAAAAGGCGAACACGAAACAGATGTTGATACAAAAGAAGAACACTTTGAACCAGAAGAAGTTCCAGCAGACGAACTATCAGGTGAAAAGCATAACGCTAATTTAATCAAGGAGTTGTTAAAACTTCGTAAAGAAAAGGAAAAAGGCAATGAGTGATTTAGAGAGAATATTAAAACTTGCTGGTAGCCAAGCAACGGTAGAACAAACACCAAGCCCGGCTCCTGAAGCAACACAAAGAGAAATGAAACCAGTGGCACAAGAAGCAGTTGGCGAATTTGCAGAACCAATTTATGATTTAATTGATATGCATTTTGAAGGCGACTGTCAACCAGTATTTGACGATTTAGTTCGTTATTTAAGTGGCGATCAAATTGAAGATTTTGTTGCAGACTTTAGACGCAACCATGATTTAAATGACATGGGTGATGACATGGACGAAGCACAACAACTAAACGCATCAGACTACAAATGCGAAGACTGTGGCGACACAATGCATGAACCAACTACAGATTGTTCACATGATTGCAATGATGAAACAGGTAGCTGGTGGAAAGATGAGAACGGCAATGGCGTTCCAGATTCATTAGAAGAAGCTCCAAATGAAGGCAATGAATTCTCAGGCGAATTAGCAAAAGCTAAAGCGGCCAATAAGAAAGAATTTGAAGTTGACGGCAAAAAATACAAAGTTGAATCAGAAGAAGCAGTAACTGAAGGCGATGTTCCTGAATATGCATGTATTAACACTGAAACAGGTGCTTTTGGATATTGTAACAAAGACGAACTTCACAACTTTACACACATGATGCCATCAAGTGAATTTACATATTTTGAACCACAAGATAATAACTTCCAAGACATGGATGACGAAATGGCTGATCAAGAAGGTTGGACAAAAATTGCATCAATGGAATCTGATATGAACAGATTAAAAGAATTATCTGGACTTGAAGAAGCACAAAGCCAAGCACAAAAAGACGCATTTGCAAAAATGTTAGCTTCTAAAAAAGGTGCTAAAAAAGATGACGAAGATGATAAAGTTGAAGAAACTGAAGAGCTTGAAGAAGTAGCAGTAGCCGAAGATGATAAAGAAGAATTAGAAGAGTCTCCAACAATGGATACTACACAACTAGTTACTATGATGAAAAACGCAGGTTTATCAGAAGAAGCAATTAGTGAAAAATTAAACGAATGGGCAAACACACCAGACGGCGCAGCTGAAGAAGAATCTACAGTATATGCTGAGCCATATGAACTTGCACAAAGCGTTAACCTAAGTTTAAAAAGATACTTAGATGCGGAAAGCATGAAAGTAGGAATTAAAGAACATACAGTAGAAGATCTTAAAGAAGCCTACAAAGCAAAAAAATCGAAATAATTTACTCCCAGGTGAATAACAGAACGGTGTAGTTTTAATTAACTACGCCGTTTTTCTTGACTAAATACAAGTATGAGTACAGCAGATACAAAATTAACCAAAACCCCATATCAAAAAGAAAAGTTTACAGAAGAAGATTTATTGGAACTTGCCAAATGTGCAGATGATCCAAAATACTTTATGATAAACCATTGTTGGATTCAACATCCAACTAAAGGTCGTGTAAAATTTGAACTTTTTGAATATCAAAAAGAACTTGTAGATTGTTATCACAAAAACAGATACAGTATTGCATTAGTAAGTAGACAAATGGGTAAATCAACAGCGGCAGCAGGATACCTATTATGGTATGCTATGTTTGTTCCTGATCAAACGATCCTTATTGCGGCACACAAATACAGTGGCGCAAGTGAAATTATGCAACGTATACGTTTTGCATACGAAACACTTCCAGACTTTATACGTGCTGGTGTAACAAGCTACAACAAAGGTAGTTTAGAATTTGATAATGGTTCACGTATTATTGCACAATCAACTACTGAAAATACTGGACGTGGTTTGTCCATATCGTTAGCATACTTAGACGAATTTGCATTTGTGCGTCCTAACATAGCCAAAGAATTCTGGACAGCACTATCACCTACATTATCAACTGGTGGTAAATGTATTATCACAAGCACACCAAACCAGGATGATGACCAATTTGCACAAATTTATAGAGAAGCTGCTAAAGCACAAGATGAATTTGGCAACGACACAGAAAATGGATTGGGATTAAATGGATTTAGAGCCTTTAATGCTGATTGGAAATACCACCCAGACAGAGATGAAGAATGGGCATCGGAAGAACGTAATAAAATCGGCGAAGAACGTTTTAGACGTGAACACCTAAATGAATTTATTGCGTTTGACGAAACACTAATTGACAGTATTAAGTTGTCGCTAATGGAAACAAAACAACCTTATGCTAAAATGGGCCAAGTGCGTTGGTACAGGCCTATACGCAAAGACAAGATATACATGACAGCATTAGATCCTAGTTTGGGAACAGGTGGCGACTCTGCAGCAATACAAGTATATGAAATGCCAGGCATGAAACAAGTAGCAGAATGGCAACACAATAAAACAACAGTACAAGGCCAAATTAAAATACTACGTGAAATACTTATGTATATCGAAGGCGAAACAGATGGTGAAGCAGAACAATACTTTAGTGTAGAAAACAATACTTTAGGCGAAGCCGCATTAGTTGTTATATCCGAAACAGGCGAAGAATTCTTTCCAGGTACATTCCTTAGTGAAACAAAAAGACACGGTAATGCACGTAAGTTTAGAAAAGGATTTACTACTACACACAAAAGTAAACTTACAGCATGTAGTAAACTAAAACACTGGATAGAAACAGATAAACTAGAAATAGCAAGTCAAAACTTATTGGGCGAACTCAAAGTCTTTATTGCACGTGGTAATAGTTATTCAGCAAAGGATGGCGAACACGATGACTTGGTAATGTCATTGATATTAGTTGTACGTATGGCGCAAGAGATTGTTAACTATGAAGAATCAGCATTTGAATACTTAGTAAATGATGACGATGATGACTTTATGCAACCGATGCCGTTTAGTATGCTATAATTTGCACAAAGGCATAAATACATATAGAACAACAAGGAATTAAACATGGCAACTGTTTCACAGGAAATATTTAATATTATAAAAGGCGCAAACTATGATGTTGTGCTTTTTACAGAGGCAGGCGAAAAAACACTAGATGCTGAATCGGCAACAAGGTTTTACGTCAGTGAGCATGACATGATGATTTCTGTGAGATCAGAAGATAACAAGTTAGAATTAGTAGTTCAACTAGGTGCTGATTTTGACATTAATGCCAATAAAACATTGTTAGATAGTTTTAAGAGTGCAGTACACAAACAGATGGGTGAATATACAGTGAAACGATTTGATAAAAACATAGAACCAAAAGACTTCTCACACCAAAGTGTGACAGAAGGATTTAGTAAAGCATTTGGTAGCGTGAAAACAAGCTACATTCAATTAGAAAACGCAAGATTAATTGTTAAGCACAGTAAAGGTGTTAACGAAGAAAAGCGTGGAGCCAGAAGCAGAAATATACACAGTCTGTTTATTGAAAATGCAAATAAAGAACAAACAAGATTCCCATACAAATATATGGCAGGCGCTAAAGCTATGGCCATGCATGTTAATCATGGTGGAACATTTGAAGATGCTAAAGGCACAGGTATTATGAATATGTGCAAAGAAGCAACAGAAATGGCACAGTTCCTTACACACGTAAGAACAAACAAACTAGTTAACGAAGGCAATGCTAACGTAGTTGAAACTATCAAATCACAACTAAAAAGCATTAAAGAAACAGTAAGAGGTCTTCAAACATTAAGAGGCTATAATAGTTACCAATCAAAAGAAATAGTAGAAACCGAAGAAAATTCGGTTGACATATCTGATAAGTTCTTGTATAATACATTTGAGACTGTAGATATGAATGAAGTTCTTTCAACAGTATCTCGCATTTTTAACGAACGTGAGGGTAAAGATACTATGCATGATAAACTATTAAATGATACAATGGCTATAATCAAATCCGGTGATGATCTTAAATTAAATATTGACGCAAACGATCCAGATAACCCTAACAACGAAGATCCAGTAAAATGGAGCGGCGGAATGGGCCCACTTGCTAAGTTAAGTGCGATGTTATCTTATATTGGTATGACAACTAAGAATGATGCATTATTTAATGTGTTAACACAAATGAGTAATGATGTTCATGATATGAAAACTAATAATACAATGTTAGCGGCAAAAATTGCTAACTTCTTGTATAAAAAGGGATCAGCAACAAAAATGGAAGTAGCTGTAACGACAGAAGAATCTATTACAGATTCTGTAATTGCAGAACTTCGTAAAAGAATTTCCTAAAAATAATTGGGAATAGTGCTTGACAGTAAGCACTTAAAGTAGTATACTGTATAGGCTAACAAAGGCAAAACAACTGTATGCAAGTGAATTGTATACTTTATAAAACTAATAAAGGCTATCATAGGCTAACAAAGGAGAAATACTATGGCAACATTAGCAGAAATCCGTGCAAAACTACAAGCACAGGAAAACAAGAGCTCAGGCTCAAGACAACAAGGCGGCGACAACGCCATCTTTGCACATTGGAACATTGCAGAAGGTTCAAGTGCAACACTACGATTCCTACCAGACGCAGACGAAGGCAATACGTTCTTTTGGAAAGAACGTCAAATGATCCGTTTGAGCTTTCCAGGCGTTAAAGGACAAGACGAGAACAAACCAGTAATGGTTCAAGTTCCTTGTGTTGAAATGTGGGGAGAACAATGTCCAGTACATGCAGAAATTCGTCCGTGGTTTAAAGACCCGGCACTAGAAGATACTGCACGTAAGTATTGGAAGAAACGTAGTTATATATTCCAAGGTTTTGTTACACAAAACGACTCACCAGAAGATAACGTACCAGAGAATCCTATTCGTAGGTTTGTTATTTCACCACAAATTTATAAAATTATTAGTGCCGCACTAATGGATCCGGAGTTTGAAGAAATTCCTACAGATTACGAAGCTGGTACTGATTTTAAAGTAGTGAAATCAAGCAAAGGCGGATATGCAGATTACAGTACAAGTAATTGGAGCAGACGCTCACGTAGTTTAGATCAAACAGAACGTGATGCAGTATCGGCTAATGGATTACATAACCTAAATGACTTCTTACCTAAGAAGCCAGATGCAGAACATCTACAAGCAATCTTTGAAATGTTTGAAGCAAGTGTAGATGGACAGTTATATGATCCAGAACGTTTTGGACAGTTTTATCGTCCATACGGCGTAGATGCACCAACTACAACTGCACCTAAGGCAATGGCACCCGCACCAGCGGCACCAGTTGCACCGGAACCAGTTGCAGAAGCGGCACCTGTAGCTCCAGCACCAGTTGTTGAAGCACCAGTGGCAGCACCCGCACCAGCGGCAGCACCAGCACCAGCACCAGCACCTGCAGGAGCGGCACCAAGTGCAGAAGACATCTTAGCACAAATTCGTAACCGTAAGTAAATAACAAAACTTGGGCATGCACAAGCATGTCCAAGTTTCTTAGATTGGAGATATAAATGGCAAAACCTTTTGACGTAAGTAAATTCCGTAAAGCTATTACTAAAAGTGTACCAGGATTAAGCGTAGGCTTTAATGATCCAGACACATGGATTAGCACAGGAAATTACACCCTAAACAAACTTATCAGTAATGACTTCCACAAAGGAATTCCACTTGGTAAAGTAACAGTACTTGCAGGCGAGAGTGGTGCAGGTAAATCTTTTATTGCAGCAGGCAATGTAGTTAAGTCAGCACAACAGCAAGGTATTTTTGTAGTACTAATTGATAGTGAGAATGCACTTGATGAGAGTTGGTTACATGCACTTGATGTAGATACTAGTCCAGAAAAACTATTAAAACTTAACATGAGTATGATTGATGATGTTGCTAAAACAATTAGTGACTTTATGAAGGATTACAAGGCAGAATATGCCGATGCAGAAGATGACGATCGACCTAAAGTATTATTTGTGGTTGACTCGTTGGGTATGCTACTAACACCTACTGATGTAGATCAGTTTCAAAAAGGTGATATGAAAGGTGACATGGGTCGTAAACCTAAAGCACTAACATCATTAGTACGTAATACAGTTAATATGCTAGGACAATACAATGTTGGTATGTTGTGTACAAACCATACATATGCATCACAAGACATGTTCGATCCAGATGATAAGATCTCAGGCGGACAGGGCTTTATCTATGCAAGTAGTATTGTTATTGCAATGCGTAAACTTAAACTAAAAGTTGATGCAGATGGCAACAAAACATCACAAGTATTTGGTATACGTGCCGCTTGTAAAGTTATGAAGTCACGTTATGCAAAACCATTTGAAAGTGTACAAGTTGAAATTCCATATGAAACAGGTATGAGTCCATACAGTGGCTTGACTGACTTCTTTGAAGCAAAAGGCTTGTTAAAGAAAAGCGGAAACAGTTTAGAATACATTAGCCCGGTAACAGGTGAAGTAATTAAAATGTTCCGTAAACCTTGGAATGCTAACAAAGACGGTGCATTAGAAACTGTAATGGCAGAGTATAACAACGATGTGGTTGATGCAGTTGAAGAAGAAATAATTGACATGGAGACCAATAATGAATCTGAGTGATAACGATTTAGAGTTATTTTTACAGATATACGACAAGGCAATTAAGTACGTGCCAGGAAAAGTAAAAAGCGATTTTGCAGAAGATTTTATTTTTACTTTAGATGATTACGGAGTAGATCTTAAACGTAATGCAACAGAAATTGGTGAACATTGTGAGCACCTTGATAATGCATTAGTTAGTCACTTTGATGAAAACGACGATTATGATTCAGACGAAGAATATGCAGAAGAATATTGGGAAGATGAAGATTAATGAGTAACTGGTATCGTAAAGTTTCGCAGAACATGGCAGAGATAGTTTCGGCTATCTCTTTCTACGAACGTGAAATTGAAGCCGCCAGATTCGAGTGTGGTATGAAAGGTGTGTTAGAAAAACACAGTAGAGAAATGCCAGGTATTGTCGAACACAGATTTAATCAATTACAAGAAGTAGAAGCAATATTAGAACATCTAAATACAGAAATGCGTA